GGCGCGCGAGATCGTCGAACGGCGGGAGGCGTGGTGTCCCGTCGTATCCGGTGACGCCGCCGGCGGGAGCCCATGCGGCGACGTTCGCGAACACCTTGTAGCCAGCCGCATGGATGGTGGGCACGACCTTTGACAGCCATTCGCTGAAGAAGTCCTGCATCCAGCCGGTCAGCGTGAACGCCGTCGCGGAGGCGGTGTCACAGCCTGCCGGCAGGTACGGGTGGGTGTTCGCGCCCGGGTTCTTGGCGTTCGACGTCTGCGCCAGCGTCCCGTCCCCGATCGGCGACATGTACGACGCTTGGTCGACGCCGTTCCACCAGTCGGTCGACGGGCTGCCGGTGACGTACGTGGAGTGGTCGTCGAACATCAGGCCGCTCCACGTCGGCGCCACAGCGTTGTCGGCGTTCAGCATGTTGATGCACGCCTGCGCGTACGCCTGCTGCAGAGCAGGAATCGACAAGTCGTAGTAGAACGCGCCGTGCGCCGCCTTCACGTACAGCGGGCGTCCGGCTGCGTTCTTCAGCTGCCAGCCGTTGTTCCAGGCGGTGTCCGCGGCGACCGGGTAGCTGCCGGTGAACGGGACGCTGCGGCCGATCGCGGAGCAGTCAGACGGCCTGAACCCCCACGGCGGGTTGACGTAATGCAATGTCACCACGTTCGGGTCCGCCGCCTTCAGAGCTCTGGCCATCGCCTTGCCGCCGACGTCGCCCTGGATGACGTACTCGCGGTCGTGCAGCACCGACTGTGCCGCCGTCCCGGCGTAGGAGCCGATGAACGTGGTGATGTTGAAGATCAGCCGGTTGCCGGACGGAGGAGGCGGAGGAGGCGGGGGCGGAGCCGGTTTCTGGACGGTGACGGGGACCGTCACCTTCTCGGTCGCCGACGCGAACGTGGCGGTGATCGCGCTCATGGCGTGACCGTGATCGGGTAGCCGGTCGTGTTCTTCGTCACGTTGTAATGCAGCGTCGGCAGATTGTGCATGTACACCACCACCTGTGCATAGTTGATCTGCGCCGGAGTTGGATGCGAGTTCGGTTCGACGAACAGGATCTGGATGCAGCCGGGGGGCGGTGCCGCAGCCAGCTCGTCGGCGGGAGCTTCGTCGGCCATCAGACCGTCGTCAGCGTGAACTGCCCCGCCGTCGCACCAGCAGCCACGGTCGCCAAGTCGGTGCGGTCGACGGTGCACACGATCTTGTGCGGCGAAGTCGCAAGGCCCGTAGCCGGGTCCAGATCGTTCGGGTCCACAGAGTTCACGTCCGCCGGATGCACCGTGACCGTCGCACTCGACTTGCCGGCACTCGAGGCGAACGTGACATGCACCGTCGAGTCCGGGTCGGTGACCGCCACAGCCAGCTGTGACGTGCCGGCAGGGCCGCCGCCTGGGGCGACGACGGCCGGGCTTGCTGTTGCTGCTCCAAGAGTGATCGGCATGTCGCCTCCTTCGGCGGGTTGACGGGCGTCAGCCTACATCAGCGCCCGGCAGAGACGCGCGTGGATGTTCGGTGAGCATGTACTGCACCCACTCCACATCATGATGGGTAGGCCAGCCAGCGAGATGCTCGTCGAGATCCCGGTAGTAGACGTCGGCGTCGAAGCCGGTGACCGGGAACGTGCCGAGCAGCAGCACCGTGTTCACCGGCCCGAGCGCCACCGCATACACCTCCCCGGTGTCCTTGATGAAGCTGACGCGCCACAAAGGCCATCCCTGGCCGTGGACGCGCCACTGTATGCCGAAGTCCACCTCCGGCGAACGCTCCCGGCGCCGGTCGGCCGCATAGAACGCCGGGATGGACGGCCACCGATCGCATTCGGCGAGCGGATCGTTCTCGGGGTCAAGCCAACTCATGACGCCGCGATCCCGAAGAACAGCCATCCTGGCGTGCCCCCATCGATCTGCACCGCCGCGCACGCCCCCCACTTTTCCAAGACACGGTGGGCGCCGAGCGGGTTTCTGGACTCGTGCTCGCGGCGAGCACGCTCATAGTCACCAGCCTCGTAGTCGATCTCCTCGGCCTCCCACACCCAGTAGGACGCGGCCAGAGCTCGCGCCTCGTCCATCGACAGCTTGTAGCCACGGACCACCATGAACCCCTCGGTGGTCGAGATCGTGCCGTTGTACGGATCGTATCCTTGATGCTCAAAGAGCGCTTGGTCGACCGCCTGCTTGTAGGCGGTCGACGCGTCCTGCTCGCCGGGCACGAACTTCGTGAAGTCGTGTGCACCCATCGCTACGACCTCAGATACGCGAGATCGCGGTCGAAATGCAGCCGCAGCGCCTGGTCGCGTGTCTTGCCGACGAACTCCTGCTCGGTGAACGACAACTCGTCGGTGTAGAAGCCGAACAACGGCTCGGTCGCACCACCCTCATACGTCACGTTCACCGACGCCCTTCCGCCAAGGAACGCGTTCCGGTCCTTGACGATCTTCGCCCTGGTGATCCTGTGCTCAGCCATCAGTCCCCTCTCGTGATGCTCGCGTACTGCTCCGCCGTCTCGAAATGGTCGTGCAGAGCCACCGCGCCGTACCAGTCGATCGCTATCGCGAACCGGCTGTCGGCGCAACCCACATAGTCGCCGCCCATCATCGGGCCGAGCGCGTCCGGCTGCTCGACCGGCTCGACATGCCACGTCACCCCGCCACGGCCACCTTCGCGCTTCACCAACTTGGCAGCCGGCGCGTCCGGGTGGGGCTCGGACGGGCCGGAGACGTTCACCAGCGTCAACTCGTCAACGCCGGAGAACACATTGCGATCGTCGCGCCAGCCGTTGCGGCCATTGCGGCGGTAGATGTCAACCCGCAGACCCATCAGGATCCTCCTCGTCAACCTCGTCGATCAGTTTCTGGACCGCCGCCGCCTCGCGGTGGAAGTTCGCATCCTCGAGCGCGGCGACGGCCGTCTTGAGAATGCGGTCGCCGTTCCAGTCGAAGTAGCGGGAGATCAGCACGCCGAGTCCCTGCTCCTCGCTGACGTTCGCCCGGTACTCCGGCCGCCACGACTCGGTGCGCTGCTCGTCGATCAGGACACGCACGCGCTGGCCGATCGTGTTGGCTGATGGCTCGGCGGCCTCGACGGCATCCGCTACCCGGAAATAGCCGTTGGCGCGGAGGACAGCAGCCTGCTCCTGCAACGTCACGCCGGTCTTGCGGACCGTTTCGAGGTTGCTGGCGACCATCCACTGCTCATGAGTCGTGAGTACATCGTTCATGCGACCGCCTCCAGCCGAGCTGCCAGACCCTGGCGCTTCGGTTTCTTCATCAGATAGTCGATCAGCGTCGACGCCTCGCCCATCGTGAACTCGCGCTCGTCCAGCAGTTCGCCGATCAGCGACTTCTGCTTCGCGGACGCCGGAAGCCCCGGATTCTCGATCCTCGCACCCGGGGCGTCGCAGTTCTCGTGAAAATAGGCGCGGCTCTCGCCACCGATCAGCTGCCCCTTCACGATCGGCTTCTTGCAACGGACGCAGGTGCCGGGATAGCGGGCAGTCATGGTCCTCCTTTCCGTCGCCGGTAAACGCCGCGGCGACCACAGCATCGGGTATAGCAACAGTATGACGGACAGCCGGTCGGGTGTCCAATTCCCCGCCGCTTATTTCGGCTTGGGTTTCGGCTTGCGACCGGCGCCGCCGACGATGGCGGAAGCCTCGCGCAGCGAGGTGTCACTCATGACTCAGGTCGAGGTTGTCGTCCTCGTAGGTGACTTCGCTTGCATCGTCAGCCAGGTCACTAACCTCTTCTGCACTCGCACTCGGCCCCAACACGATGATGCCCTCGGCTGCCGCCGGGATCGTGGCCATGTTCTTGGCGACCGGCTCCCCGCAGCGAGTGCAGTACAGGCCGCCACCCGCCGCGTTCGGCAGCGGGTGGCCACAGTTCTCGCAGAGCTTGCTCACCGGCAGATGTGGATGGTGTTGGTGCCGAACCCGGCGATCCCCGCCGAACCGGCCTGGATGGACGTCAGCGCGTCCGTCATGTCACCGGACGCCATGTCCTGAAAACCGACCTCGAGCTGCCCGAGCGCGGCGGTGTCCGCCGCGAGATGCGCCTGGTCGGTCGCGTTCGTCGCGAGATCACGCAGCGCGGTCACGTTGTTGCCCAGCTGGGTTACGTCGTGCTGGAGCGCTGTGGTGTCCGGCTGCATGTCGCCGGCGTTGATCGCTGACTGCACAGGCTTCCAGTCGGTCAGCAGCGACTGTGTGCCGGCACGAACCTCGAGGCACAGGCCGAGCGCCTTCACCCGGTTCACCTCCGCCGCAACCGACGGGTGATGGGTGGTGGTGTGCGACGACGAGTTGGTGGACCCGCCGCCGCACGCCGCGATCGCCAGAGGCAGCGCTATCAGAGCAGCACCACGCTTCATGCCGCGCTCTTGTGCTGGAGCGCCTGTTCGGCGACCTCGAGATGCGCAGCCGGGTCGGCGCCGTGCGCCAACACCCGCTCGTACGCGTCGCCGTTCTCGTCACGGAGCTCGGCGACGACACCCTCGAGCTTCGAGAGCCCCATCGCCGCATAGTTCCGCATCCAGTTGGTGTGTCCTGTTGCCGTCATCCTGCTCATCCTTTCCTGTGGTGGTCTGACTGCCCGCAGCGCAGCCGCGCCGACGCCGAGGTGCTCGCGTAGAACCGGGTCATCGTTGACGGGCTCCCGGTCCTCACGGCGCTGCAGATACTGCGGGTGCAACGGCACGCCGCTCTCCTGTAGACCGTGATGCTTGATCTCGATGATCGCGCCGAGCCACCTTTCGGGATGCTCGGTCGCCTCGAGGTGGCGTGCGTCGGTGCCACACTTCACAGTCGTCCTGGCACCGTTGTCCAGCAGGATGACCTCGAACGCGCCGACCATCCCGTCCAGCGCCCCGCCCTTCTTGCCGGGCTTGAACCCGACCACCCGGGCCTCGCACGTCTTTTGCGGCTTCAGCTTAATCCACGCCGAGTTGCGGCTGTTGTGGTACACCGAGTTGCGGCGCTTGAACACCACACCCTCAAGGCCGGCGTCCAACGCCACCTGCAGGCCGGTGTCGACCGGCAGCAGCATCGACGGTCTGACGACCTCGCCGTCCCGTCCGATCAACTCCAGCATCCTGCGCCGCCGCTCCCACGTGCACCGGCGAACGTCGGCGCCGGTGTCCCTGAGCACATCGAACGTCACCAGCGTCAACGCCGGCAGCCCCCTGGACGGTTCGTGCGGCCAGCCGGTGAACATCACCGACTGCACCGCCGCCCGCCCGTTCGGGGAGATCAACTCGCCGTCGACGACGGTGTCGCGCGGCAGAATCCCCTCAAGCGACTCGTCGAGGTAGGGAAGATGGCCGGTGTAGTCGGCGCTGTTGCGCCCCGTGTACAGATGAACCCTGCCGTCTATGTCCCTGTGGGCGATCGCTCGGAAGCCGTCCCACTTGCCCTCGCAAATCCAGGTGTCCTCGTCGAACACCATGCCCTGCTCGCCCTGCACGCAGAGCATCGGCTGCATGGTGTGATCCATGCGCCTCCTTTCCTTTGAAGTCAATACTCCAATACTGGAAGTATGACGGATGGCCGGTCAGAAGTCCAGTTCTGAGCCGGGCTAATCGTCCTCCCACTCGGCCTTGACTTCGGCATAGCTCTTGCCGTAGCTGACTTGCGCGGCGAAGTCCAGCGCCTTCTCGCTGCCGGCTGTGAACTCCTCGACCGGTCTGACCTCACCGTCGACGATGCGGTAGTGGCCGAGGTTCTGACCGAGATCCTCGTCAGCGAATCTCACGTCGATGGTCGCCGACGGGAAGCGGTTGTGGAGCGCTTGGATGATCGGGACCGGATGCGACCATGCCGTCTCGAACTTGAGCTCTGTGGGCGAGCGGACCTCCTCGCCGTAGGCGTTCCACTTGGTGCCCCAGTACTTGACGTTCCACTCATACCAGCAGACGACGCCGGGCGCATGCTTTCCTGAGCAGTCGCCCTTCTCGATGTTCTCCGGCTGCGGGACAAGCCGGTTGAAGTCGACCACGCGTTCCGCCTCCTGATCGACAAGCGCCGCGATGACCTCCTCGGGCGCGTTGATGACTGTCGTTATATGGTTGGGCATCACCCGCCGCCGTTCACTTGGCTGACAGCCTTCGCCCGCATCAGGCGAACCTTCTCACAGTCGCACGTGATCAGCTGCCGATGGCAGCGAGGGCAGCGCTCCACGTCACAGCCAGCGTGATGCAGACCGCCGGGCTTCACCGCACAGTCATGGCAGTCACGGCCCTCGCCGGCACCCCAGTCGTCCTCCTCCTCGCCGTAGCGGACACGGGCGAACGGGACCTCCTGGACACCGACCGGGGTTCTGACGTTGAACGCCACCATCGGCCAAGTGCAACTCTCGCTGGACAGCATCTCGAGGCCGCAATGCTTGCACTCAGCCATCGTCCCTCCTGTGCCATTGGGGATGGGCGGGATGATTCGGCGGCACCTCGCCCTCCCCGGCGACCGGACCGTCATAGCCCGACTCCTCCACCGGGTTCTCCTCGTACGGATGGGGGATCTCCTCGCCGGTGAGCGCCGTGTACAGGCCGTACAGCAGATCGACGTCGGCGATCGCGTCGTTGTCATCGACAAGCCGTCGCCTGGCGTTGTTCAGCCACTCCCTGACAGCATCCTCATCGGACCTCTCGGGCCAGAGCTCGTCGCGGAGCTTGAGCGCCCGCTGAAACATCGCCACAGTCGTCGGAGGACGGTCATGGCACGGACGGCCCTCGTCGGCACCCCCAGCGTTGATCAGCGTCTCGAACTCGGCGACCTGCTGCGCCCGCCGGATGCTCTGGCACGCAGCCTCGATATGGCGGGCTGTAACGTCGTTCATGCCGCCTCCTCGATCTCGACCTTTACTGTGAAGCCAACATCCTCGCCGGTCTCGAGATCGAGAACCCGTATCGGAGGCCAGCCGTCGACGAGTTGGTCGGCGATCGACACAGCCAGCGCATCAGCCGTGTCGAACACCGACAGATCAGGATTGTCCTGGTAGGTGGACTGGTCGCTGCCCTCCGCCGTCAACAGCGCGTAGCGAGGCACCCGGCCGCCGAGCGCCTCCGCTACATCGTCGTTGACATGGGTGGTGCGCTCATGAAGCGCCACCAACCGGTCCAAACGAGATTCGCTCATAGCGCCTCTGCCTCCCGGATGTCAACCTCCGCATGGCACTCCGGGCACTCGTACGTCAGCGAATACTCGGTCGGCAGACCGAGATGCTCGCGCAGCCACGGCACCAGTTCCGACAGGGGCATCGCCTCGTCGTGAGCGCCCCAGCGGGCTGAGGAGCTCGCGACCGGTCGCGAGCGGCCGAACACACGAACCGTGTTGTCGTCCATGACGTAGATGCGGAGCAACTCGACCTCGACCGCGTTCATGCCGCCTCCCCTGTCGTATGCCACCCGCAGCCGACCTGGCCGCACTCCACGCACCACGCGCCGTCCTCAAGCTTGGTGAGATCGTCGACGTCGACGATGTGCTCCCGGTCGTCGCCGACCATCACAGCCACCACCCGGGAGCGGTCCTCGTTGGTGACGCCGGACCACCAAGTGTCCTCGTCCGGCTCCTGCACATAGCCGGTCAGGTAGAACGCGATCCCGCGCCAGCCGTCCACCGTGTACCGGGCGTCGAAATCAATGTCGGTCATGACGGCTCCACGATCAGGAAATCGATGCCGCTCCGGGTACGGAACGCCTTCAACGGACGGTACGCCGCCTTGAGCTCCTCCGCTGTCGCACCGTCCGGCAGATCACGCAGATACGCCAGCTCGCCGCGATGGACCATCTCCATCAGCCGCTTGGCTGCCCGCGCCGGCTTCGGCCAGTACGGCCACCCGTCCGAATTGTTGTTGGCGGCGTCCCGCACGTTCGAGAGCGTGGCGGTCGCCGGGCCGAGGACCGGGTGGCCAGCGAACAGCTGGCGCGCCCGGTCGATCTCGTACTCGTTCATGAACATCATGACAGCACCCTCCCAAGGCCCGAACGCTTCGATGAGTACGGGCCGCACAGCTTCATCGGCATGTCCTTCGCCGACTCGATTCCCTCCACCCACGACTCGCTGAGCGCCCTCCAATGAAAGAACGCCAGACCGTCGATCGCGCGGTTGCGCTCACGGGCCGTCGCGTAGCGGTAGATGGTCACGTCACCCTCGACGTAGTAGGCGACCTGGTACATGCCGCTGACAGGATCGTTGCGACAGTAGATCACCACATACGGCCAGTCGCCGAGATTCCATCCGTCGGCACCCCAGCCGCCGATCGACACCCACCGCTGCTCGGCGGACGCATGCTCGACCTTGCTCATCACGTCATAGCCGTCGCCGCCCTGCATCCGCTCGATGAACCCGACCGCCCACGCCTTATGCATGTCGTCGTCGGACAGCCGGTACTTGGGGATGAGCAGCGACTCCGGGTCGGTCGCCATGTAGTCCATCGTCATGACGTCACCTCGCTCTTCTTGCTCGCCCGTTTCTTAGCGGGCTTCTTTTCCGACGCAGCCTCGACGGTCTCGAGGCTCGCTGCGAGCGCCGCCATCAGATCAGGCGCAGGACCGGCTGGCGTGTCGTCCGACACCATCTCGATCAACTCGCCGTCCGCCTTGCGCTGAATCATCGCCAGCACCTGGTCGCGGTAGTCGTCGCGGTACTGCGCCGGATCCCAGTCGTGGGTGAGCGACTCGATCAGCTGCGTCGCCATCGCCACATACGTCTCGTTCGGTTCGACCTGCGCGTCGCCCAACTCCACCTGCCCGGTCGAGTCGAGCACCTCGTCACCCCACATCAGGGTGGAGCACACCAGCACGCCGCTGTCATCCACACGCAACGCGCACATCTGCTGTTTGCTGCGGAGAATGATCCGCCCGATCCCGACCGCGTCGGTGGACCGCATCGACGCGGTCAGCAGCCGGTACGCCTGGTCGGTCCCGGCGGTCGAGTCCGCCGGCCCGATGTAGTAGCTCTTGTCGTAGCTGAGCGGGTTGATCTGCCCGGCCGGGACGAACTCCTCGATCGAGATCATCTTCGTCTGCTTCGGGGCGACCGCCTCGAGCTCCTCCGGCGTGATCGTCACGAAACTGCTCGGCGACACCTCGTAGCCCTTCACGATGTCCGCGAACTCCACCTTCTCGCCGGTCACAGCGTCAACCTTCGGCTGCTTGACGAGATTGCCGGTCTTGCTGTTGATCTGCTTGAACGCCACGCCACGCGAATTCGTCGCCGAATACAGCTTGACGGGCACGTTCACCAAACCGAAGCTAACCGACCCGCTCCAAATGGACCGTGCTGCCATCTGTTCCTGCCGTCCTTTCCCTTCGCTTCCCGCCGGAGCACACTCCGACCATATTAGAAATATTGTCCCAGACGGCCGGGGAGAACGCAAGTCCGGGACCGGGGAAGCGCTTCTGTTACACGCGCGGTGGCACCCCGCCGGACGAAAGTCAAATCCGGTGGTGGCTGGCTGTCGCCGCGTTACAAGCCTCGTGTTCAGGCCCGGTATGGCGGGAACGGTCGAAGTCGTCGTGCCCCAAATCCCACGGTTCGTCCCGGCCGATCGGCAGGCCACAACGGACGCAGTGAACGAAGCCGGTGGCGATCAGCTGACCCCACTCGGCGCGGAGGCGTTCGTGCCTCGAGTCGTAGCCCCTGGCGGTCGAGGAAGGCTTGCCGTGGTTGCGGTGCTGCTGCTGGTGGCGCTCCCACTCCGACGTGGGAACCGGCCGGCGGCACCGCTGGCACATCTTGAACATCAGCGCTCCAGACCACCCAGATCGACGTAGCCGTGCATCTCGTCGCGGTTCTTGCCGCCGCGCCGGAGATGGACCGGATCGACGAACCGGAGCTCGAGCGCCACGCCGCTGTCGGACTCGTGGACCCGGGCGATCTCGATCTCGCCGCGCTGCACCACATCGCCGTGGCGGTTCTTCACCTCATACTCGCCGTCAGGCAACGGACACACGCTCCTTGCGGCGAAGCTTGACGGCCTGCTCCCACGCCTCGCCCCACTTGTGAGCGTGATCCGACATCAGATGGTTCTCGGCCACGAACCGGCGGGCAGCGTCGTTCACATCGGCGCCGGCACGCTTCAGGGCTTTCACCAGTTCGCGGCGCCACTCGCGCCCCCTGGACGGCACGAGCGCCGCCGGCACCTCGCAGCCGTTCGCCGCGCACCAGGACTCAAGCTCACCGACCAGCTCGCGGTACTCGATGCTCTCCGACGCCACCACCTGCGAACCCAGAGACAGAGACTCAAGCGGTTTCAGCCAACTCTTCGCGGCACGCCGGTACTGGTCCAGCACCAACGGGGCGATCGCCACATCCAACGTGGCGAGCTCGCGCGGGTACTGCTCCAGCGGGATGATGCCGGTCGCACACGGCACCCGGTCAAGGCTGAGATCCTTTTTGACGTCGACGCCGTCGCCGACGTTCACGAAATGCCCGTTCATCTCACGCAAAGCCTCCGCGACGCCGGCGCGGGGAATCAACAGATCGCCTGGGTGCCCGTACACGGTCCCTCCCCACCCGACCGTCAGACCGTCCCTGGCTGGTTCGGCGCGCTCGCCGATCCGGATGTAGCGGTCCGGGATGCGGTTGCGGAGCACCACCGCCCCCCGGCGGCCGCCGTAGCGCCTGAGCGCCGGCGTCGACACCGTCACCAGATCGGCTAGACGGCATGCCTGCTTCACGTTACGCCAGTTGTAGCCGGGGTTCAACGTCGGGTTGATCTTGTACAGCGACATCAGGCTCGACGGCAGGTTCTCGTAGTCGTCGTCGACATCGACCGCCACCGCGATCCCCTGGCGTTGCAGCACCGGGATGAGCTCAACGATCCGGCCTGGAAGCACCCCGCGGATGAACACCACCACGTCAAGGCCGTCCGGCAGGTTGCCGATCCCGGACGGCTGCGACGGGCCGTGCCGGCGGACCGTGTACTTCACCCGGAGTTCGCCGGGCAGCTGCACAAGCTCGATGTCGCCGGCGTCCGCGAGCACCTGCGCAGGACCAGACGCTCTGTACAAATCGCACGATGGGACCATCGACTGGACGATGCCGACCCTCATGTCTATGCGTGAGCTTGCAGGATGTGCCGGACGACGGTGTCCCTGTCCCGCGGAAGCCCCTTCACCTGGCGTCCCTTCAAACCGTTCTTGGCGATACACACCCGGCATGCGTAGCCGTGCGCCACGTCCGGGACCGTCACCTCCACCGGCTCGCCCCACTTGATCTCCGGGAACATGTGCCGGTAGCGGTCAAGCTCGGCGAGACCGAACGTCACCGTCAACTCGTCATCCTCGTTGCGGCTCGAGTCGACCCGCCGGTAGTGCATCTGGCCGGGCCAGTCCATCTCGGGGCGGTGGCCGTAGCCGACGCAGATCGAGGCCTCCCAACCGCGCTCGGGGTGCGGCATCAACCACAGATCGTCGTACGGCGAACCCGCCATGAAATGGCGCTGGTCGCCGACAGCGGGCCCGTCTTCGAACACAGCGATCCACGTCATTGCGGGCTCCTGTCGAACTCGAACCCGATCCCCGCGAGCGCCATCAACGCCTCGGCGAACGCCGTGGCGTCAGCCGGCAGCCACAGCGACACCTTGCAACCGTCCCGGACCACCCGGAGCTCGACGTCAGCCTCGGGCTTCTCATCAAGGTTGACCGTCCGTATATCGCTCATCGCTTCTTGACCGCCACCCGGAGAGCCGGGAACAGCCGCCAGCGTCGGGGCTGCCGGCGGCGGTGGCACACATGCCGGGAGCCGGGCAGCAGAGGCGCCGAGCAAACATCGCAGCGCTCAATCGGACCTTTCATGAACATCATCCTTTCGTGGGAAGAACAGCGCCGCCTTCGGGTGGACGAATCCGGGGCGGCGCTGTAGGAAAGGAGCCAGCAAGGCAGGAACCTGTGGCTCGCACAACATATCAGCCGGCGTCACCCGCCGGCACCGTACGGCCGCGGCGGGTTTTGCATCGCAGAGGATGGCGCCACAGCCACACCGCGCTCCGCAAACGCTCGAACGCGGCGTTGAACGGCACCACCAGCGCCGCGACGATCACCAAACCCAGCGGCAGCGACGGGTCGTGGCGCCACACCACCAGATAGCCGAGCGCCGACCACACAACCAGTTCGCACACATACCAGCAGCCATGCGAACGGCGGTGAAAGCGGCTGCCGCAATTGCCGCACTGCAACATCACCGGGTTCGGGAACCTCACGTCCGAGCGTCCCCGCGGCGCTCGAAGCGCCACTGGTCCTCAAGGTTCTGGTCTTTGAGTTCGTAGAGATGCAGAACGTTGGGGTGCACGTTGATCCACCAAGAGCGCGGCGGGACGCCGACCACGAACGTGACGCCCGGCCGCAACTCGTGGCCCGCGCGGGAGAGCTCCTCCCAACTCGGCACACGGTCGGCGTGCGCCAAGCTGATGTGCCAGCGCGGGTCGGGTATCAGCCCGCCGAACAACACGTTGTTGCGCTCCGCGATGTCGTCGCGGCTGACGATCGCCTGCAGCTTGCCGCGCCGCCAACACTCGAAGTCTCCCTGCGGTCCGGCGTCGCCGACGGTGCGCTTGATCTCACGCTTCCAGTCGGCGTCACGCCTCCAGCCATGGTCGGTGGGCGACTCGCTCATTCCAGCCACCTGGCAGAACCCGAACCCATCGACCGCTCCGGCCCGACCTTCCGCAACGGCCTCGAGCGGTCCTCGCCGCGCACCTCCGCATCCGAACGTCGGCGCAACGTGAACCGGATAGTCCGGCGCCCCTTACGCTCAAACGCGCGGGCGCCCATGATCTCCACCGACTTGCCCTGAAAGCGGGCCTCGGTCCCCAACATGTCCGCCAGCTCCTCCGGCGTCGCCGTGTCAGCCAGCACGCCGGTGTAGTCGCAGTCGAACAGAGGGTCCTCCGACATCCACCGGCGGACAATGCCGATCGCCCAAGCGATCGAGCCGCGCTCAGCCAAATCCCAGTTCGGCTCCGCCGGCTGCCCCTTCCTCTGGACGTACGTCAAGATCCGTTCGTCCAGAAAGTCCAGCCGGCGCTCGAGGTTCTTCAAATGGCGTCTCGCCTCGTCGTTGTTGCGCTTGTTCACCGGCACGAATCCCGCCGGGTACTTCACACGCTCAGCCATCGGTGATCACCACCCGGCCGGCGGCGACATCCGCGAACAGCGCCAAAGCGTCACGGGCGTACTGGTCGCCGTAGCGGCTTCTGCGCAGCGCCTTGCGAACACCGGACGGGTGACTGTCGTCACCGAACTCGCGCTGAGGATCGACGCCCGCACGAATGTGCTCGGCGATCTCGTTGTGGGCCTCCGCCTCAAGCAGTTGAGCCAGCTCTTCGCGAGTCATCAATGCCGGTCCCATCTCGGCTCGCCAGCCGGGTTCGGCATCTTGCCGACGATCTCGGCGATGTCCTCCAGCATGCCGACCCCCCAATCCGGTTCGGACAGCATGAACGACAGCCTAAGCGCGCCCGCAACCAGATCACGCGCCAGCCGGTCAACCTTCTGAACGTCGGTCAACTCGTCCAGCGCATCGAACTCGTCGAACTCGTCGTCGATATGAAGCTCATCAAGCGCCCCGATCAGCGCCAAAGCGTTCTCGCGCATGTTCATCATCACTCAGCCTCCGGGTTGCCGCCAGCCATCCTGACCAGATCAGCAACCGGGCCGGTGAACCGGCCGACACCGCCGCACTCCAGTATGGAGCCGTCCGACAACTCGATCGTGAACGCCGTCTCGCCGCCGTTCGACCACACCTCCAGCACCACCGACTTGACGGTCTCGCCGGCAAGCAGCCGGGTAGCACCCGAGGATGCTTCGCGGTTCACCGCCAGCGCCTCCTGAACCAGATCGTTCAACTTGCGCTCGAAGTCGGTCATGGGTTCATCTTTCTGACGACACCCACAGCGTCGATCAGCGTCTCATGAAAAGCGCTATACAGCCAGTCGCTGCCGAGCGCCTCCTCGCCGACCGCGTCCAGCTGCTCGTCGGTCGCCGAAGCAACCCAGTCAGCCGCAGCACTCTCGGTGCCGTCGAAGTGGTCGCGGATCGACTGGGCGTCAAACCACAACGCCTGCTTATCGTCAAGCTCGAGGCCGAACTCCTTGTCCGAATGTCCGTCAGTAGGGTTGCTCATGACCACTCGTACCCCTCTTCCTTCGCCTTCGCCACGTCCTCCACATAGCCATCGGCGGGTAGCGGGATCCGCTCCTCCACCGTGTACTCGCAGCCGAGCACGTCGTCGCGAGCCAACTCAAGCATCGACACGACCCCGCCGAACGTCGGCAGATCGTCCTCGTCGCCATGGAACGTCACCACAAACTGCTTCTCGGCCATTCTCCCACCGTCCTTTCCGGAGCCCACACAGCACCAAAACCAATAGCACAAGTATGGCTCAAAGCCCGGTCGGAAACAACTTCTGGGCCGAACCCCGCCGGGTTACGGTTGCGTGAAGGCCACTAACTTCCGGGGCGACATGCTGTACAAGCTGATGCCATGACGATCAAAGCCCACACAAACCCCGTCTACAACGTGGTCGCCGGCTGGCTCGGGCTCGAGATCCCGCCCATCCCCAAACACCGCAAGAAGCCGCACCGCAAGACCGCCAGAGTCCGAGGCCCGCACCTACACCACAACAAGCGGACAAGAGTCAGAACGTAGCGCCTGCTAGGTGTGACAGACGAATAGATGCAGCTGTCCACCGGGTGCATTGAGCGTCAGCGAACTGAAGGTATATCCCGCCGGACAGTTTGTGCCGCCAGCCGAACCCGGCGACCCTTGAGGTCCAGCAGGCCCTGTTGCACCGACTGTTCCTGCGGCCCCGGTCGCACCAGGGACTCCTCTAGGCCCAGCAGGCCCGACCGCGCCAACCGCTCCCCTCTGACCCGCCACGCCCCGAGGACCAGTAGCACCCCGCGCACCAGTAGCACCCCGAGTCCCTACCGCGCCGGTAGCACCGCGCGCTCCCATAACGCCGCGCAGCCCCCTGGCCCCCGCCGGGCCGCGCGTGCCAGGGACACCACGAAGCCCGATCGCACCAGCGAAACCTCGAGGACCGATTGAGCCCTGCTGACCAGCTGGCCCGCGCAGGCCACGCAGACCGATCTGCCTGACGTACTCTATTTTGGTCTTCGCCTGCGTACCGATGCCGAGCGCAAACCCCCCCAGCGCCCCACTGCCGACGAACAGCAACCCGGAGATCGTCATTGCCGCCGCCGAGGTCATTTGACCCACCGCAGCAGCTCGGCGCGCTCCTGCTCGCAGATCGCCAGGCGGGTTCGCGTCTCATCGAGTCTGTCCTCAAGACGCTGCTGGCACTGCTCCTGCTCGCGCCTGGTGTTCAGCCTGATCGCGACGATCGCCATGACCACACCTCCAACCCCGGTAAGCAGCGTACCGCAAGCCGAGATCAGACCAGCGTTATCCATGGTCAATGATGATCGCAGCAGTCACCGCAGAAGCAGCACCGCCAGGATACGAGAGCCGCGTCTACGCCGGCCGCTGAAACGCGTACGCGCCTAGCACCTCGTCGGCAAGCAAGTGGGCGATCTCGTTCCGCGGGTAGCCGTGATGCCCGCGGACCCACTTGAACCTGACCGAGTTGTGCTTCTTGATCTCGCGGTCCAGCCTGTCCCACAGATCGGTGTTCACCCGGCGAGCCCAGCCCCTGGTCATTGTGTTCACCAGATACTGGGAGTCGGAGAACACCACCACTTCGCACGGCCGGTTGACACGGACCAGAGCCTCGATCGCAGCCGCGATCTCAGCCCGCTGGTTGGTGGTCCACCCACGGTCCTCGTCCACCTTGCCGGACGAACGCTTCTCAACATCGCCCGCTACCAGCACCGCCCCCCAGGCGCCGTACGGTCCCGGGTTCGTGGGCCCGCACGCCCCATCTATCCAAGCCTCAACTCGCATCGTCAGGCACCTGCGTAGTGGCGCATCGACATAGCTGCGTTCAAGCGCGGTGCTATGCGAACCGTGCCGTCACGAAGCCGCTCGCGGCGTCGCTTGCCGAGCGGGCCGGTGGGCTGCACACGACGCGACAGCATCCGTCGGTAGCGTTCGATTGAGCGCTGCCGGCCTTCCCGGTCAGCGCGGTAGCACGAACAGTTACCCCACATGCCGCCGCAGTAGAGGCAGCAAGCCATTGTGTCGGTGGCGCTCAAGGGCATAGCGTATAAGGGCAGCGTGTTCCTGGAGGTTAACCCTCCTCGGCCGTACCCTGTACGTCGTAAGTCTGTGTGTGCTGGGGCTGTACGGTTCTGCACGGCCTCGTCGCCCTCCTACCGCAGACTCCCCTTTCGGTGCTGGACGGTTTGGCCGGCTGCGTCGTCATGACCGCCTCTGTCGCTCGCCGTCTTCGCTGGAGTCACCGCTTCCTTCCCTGGTCAGCGGCCCAAGTCGGGTCGAGTGGTCCCTTGGTGCGACCCTCCTCGACGATCCTGCGCCCGGGTTGTGTTGTCGGGGGCGTCAGCTAATATTGACTCAACTTCCTTTGCACAGAAGCAGCGTAGACGCCTCGGCGGGCCATGTCCACCGGGGCGTTCACGCTATTTGCGGCCTTTTCGTTTCAGGGGGTGGTGCTCGCCGGCGGCACCGTCAACGCCGGAGTCGTCACCGTGGTGGTCGAAGTCACCGTCGTCGTCGCCGTCCGGACATGCACCTCGACACGCCACCGGTTATGCCCCAGCACCCAGCCCAACGCCAAAGCGGCCGCCACCAAACAGGCGACGGCCGCGGCAGCAGCAACAGGACGGCCCGTCAGGGAGCGAGAGTGATCTGCTCGCCTGCAGGAGCGCCTGGCGTGACATCCAGAGCTTCGCTGGTGGCTGAGAACGGCGTCACACCGTCCGCCTCCATCAGCTGCACACCGCTCGCGTCCACGGCAGGGGCTGTGATCGTGACGCCGGTGCCGGGGGTGCCGGTCGGCGTGAGGTTCCCGACCAGCGGGTTCGTCGGGTCCGCTGCGACCGTCAGCACCGACGGGTCCGAGCTCTCAAAAGCGATCGACCCGAACCCTGCAGGCGGGCTGGTCGCGTTGCCGTGATCGTCTGTGAACGCGACGGTAGCCGTCTCGTTCGTCGTGTCGACAGTGATGGTATGGGGCATCTGCTTCTCCTTTATTGCGATGAACATGCCGGCCGCGGGACGCGGATAGCGGACGTGCACCTCGAGCGGCTGCTCGAACACCACATGCAGACGAACGTCGGTGACAGCCGCCGCGATCGCCTGGCCCACAGCGGTCCCGAACGCCTGGACCAGCTCGAGGATGTCCGGCTGGGAGGACACACCCGCAGGGTAGCGACATGTCCGGGCGCTACGCTACCCGCGTGCCCGAACATCTCCGCCAGCTGGGTGAAGCGCTGATCAAGCTCCGGGACAACCCGGACATGGCCAACGACGACCGGGCGAACGAACGCGACCAGCGAATCACGCCCGCGCACCTGCATGACGCCGGGATGCATCACATCGCGCATGCGCTGCAGCACGCCAGGCGTCTGGTGGACGACGACGCCGACGAGGACTCGATCGGGTTCAACAGCGACCACGCCATCCACCACATCGAATCGGCGCAGGACCACATGGCCCGCCTCGGTGAGCATCTCGAGGAGCACCCGTCCGACCCGGTCGAGTTCAAAAACCAGCGCGCCGAGCTCCGGAACCTTCGCCACCACAGCCACAAAGAGCCGGGCGACCCGGACGAAGGACCGTCCGAGAGCGGCGAGAGTACAGGCGAGTGAGCACCGACCGCTGGCGGGTGCTGTTGGCGCTCGCTGTGCTGGCCGGGTTCGCCCTGGCGATCGTGGTGTTCCGCAGCCGGCTCGGCACCGACTTCTGGCCGATCGACCGAAGTCCCGTCGGACCGAACATCGTCGCGAGCGTGATCGTGTGGGGATCGGTGCTGATACTCGGGGTGCTGGTGTACCCGCCGATCCGCCGGCGGCTTGAGCGTGCCACAGAACAGTTCGCGGACCGCAAGCTCGAGGCGGTGCACCAGCGCTTCGACGAGCTCCACGCCCGCCACAACAAAGTGCAGGAACGCCAGGAGAAGATCGCCCAGAGCATCGCCGATCTGCACACACAGCTGCAGGACCACCAAGACGCGGTCGGGGAACGGTTCGAGGCGCTCCACGACAAGCTCGAGCAGCTCGGCTGATGGGCGAGTTCACGCTCCTTGACCTGATCAGCCACTGGCAGTCGATCGCCTACATCGGCGACACCCCGCCCAGCGAATATGAGGCGAGGCTGCACAAGCTGTACTCGTCGCTGTCGGGCTACAGCCAAGGCCCGCCGCTCGGGCTCGACCGGACGCTGCTGTCGGCAGAAGTCCCGGTGCCGGGAGACGTCATCTGAGCGAGCTCGTTCAGATGACCGCCGACCATCACCCCCAGCTGGACGAGCACCCCGTCGCCGAGCGCCGAAAGTCTTCGGCGGTCAACACGCACGTAGGATCGCTCCAGCCGGGAGGCGCTCCCATAAGCCATTCGGTAAACCAAGGGGACAGGCGCAACGCCCATGACGGACTCCCATCTTCGGATGGCGGGCTCGTACTCCCCCCACTCCACCGGGACGCCACGTCCGACAGCGTATCCCCCGGCCTCCTCGACTCCCGCTGCTCGCTGTACGCCGTGCTGTTGCGGCTGTTGCGCGAATCCCCCTCCACCGGGGTCGGCAGCAGACGGATCGCCAACGCCGGCAAAGAGTCCGAGTTGCGCTCCATCTGGGACGGCGGCGCCGTGTAGTTCTTGTGGTCCTGCTCGGTCGGGGTCGGCAGCATCCTCAACGCCTGGGACAGCATGATCCCGCCGCCCGCCTCGAGGCTCGCTGCTCCCCTCGCGCACCCGCTCCCGTCCGGGCGTCCCTCCCGGCCGAGTGGCGTAGGGAGAAGCCTGATCGCCATCGGCAGCGTCAGGCCGAACCCGTTGCCGTTGTGCGTCACACCCTCCCCGTCCTGCTGGTGCTTGAGGCGCTCCCGCTCCCTCCTTGCCAGGAACGTGTCCCGGTCCGGCAGGCTCGTGAACTCGGCGGACGGGGTCGGCAGCAACGCCAAAGCCTCCTCCAGCAACGGTCCGCCCGTCCCCCTGGTCGTCGGCGCCCCCGAACGTTCGCGTGCCATCGGGGTGGGCAGCAACACAGAGAACCCGGTCACGGACGTGCGGGGCGCCGAAGGCTCCCGCTGGAAAACAATCCCACTCGAGATCGAACCCGATCTCGGCCAGATCCCTGACCACCTCCCCCCACACCTCTCCGTCATGAAGTCGAAGGATGGCTGAGACGTTCTCCACCACCGCAAACCGGGGTCGTAGCTCGCGAATGACGCGGGCCATCTCTCTCCACAGAACGGTTTCGGGGTGGCCGAACCCCTCACGCTTGCCGGCCGAGCTGGCTCCCTTACAGGGGAACCCGCCGGCGACACAGTCGACGGCTCGGAGGTTATGAGCGCCAACTGCTCGAACGTCGTCGAAGACGGGGACGCCCGGCCATCTGCACTCGAGGATTGACCGTCGCCAAGGGTCCCGTTCGCAGAACCAGGCGTGCTCATGCCCGGCGACATGGAGCCCGTAGTCGAGAAGCCCGATCCCGGAGAACAGAGAGCCGACCAGCACCGTCAACGCCTGACATAGCGCTTCTCCGCGCACCACACATGGCAAGGCGCGCGCTCCCCGCCCGGAACGTACAGCTGGCCGCTGTACAACGGCTCCTGGCACACCGTGCACAAACGCCACACAGGCAAAGGCCAGGGATGCGGCACCGGCTCATCCATAGCTGCGCTCCAGCCACCAACCCAAACCGAGTTCCTCCAGCAGCGACTCGAGCTCGCGGGGAACCGCTGAGCGCGGCACCCGCAGACGCCTCGCCTGGTCAAACGCACCATGATGGCCGCCGATGCCGGTCACGCCGCCGCACGCCCACACCCACACCCGCTCATCCCACACCAACGGTGCCGACACCTCCGACGCGAGCTCCCGCAACAGCACCTGCTGCGGAATCAGATGCGCCTTCACCAAACGGCCGCTGCAACTCGGCATGGCACCATCCTCCCACCGGCCGTGGGCGGCAAGCCAACAATCCGGGTTGTAGCGGCGGTGCGAGAACGCCGCTTTCACCGCCGGCTCCATCGCCGGGATGCTGAAACCCCACTCGTTGAAATACGACATCTACTGGCGTCCCTCCGCCCACGACGACGCCTGCGGACCGCTTGACGCCCTGGCGAGATAGAACCGCTCCTCCGCCGTAGGGCTCCCCAGCCTGTACCACGGCATGTGACGCATCTGCATGGGATAGCCGGTCCGGATCGCATGCAGACCAGAGCCCCCCGTCTGGAGGCTCCGCAGCTCGTTGTAGCGAAGCGGCTTGTACAACGCCAGCGTCGTGTCCACCAGACTGTCGAACAGCTGCACATCGCCGAGCTTGCCGGCAAGACGGTTCGCCGCCACCAAACTCCGCTCCCACTGCATGCTCTGGAACGGCGGCACGTCCGTCAAATACAGACCGAGGCCCGCCTTGCGATGCGAATAGCAATCCAGCACCTCGCGCAACCTGGTGATCGCGTCATACGGGCACTCGTCGATCGGCACCACATCCGGGTCGGTGTAGACGTAATGCTCGCCCAGGCGCTTGGACAGGGTGCCGGACAGCCACAGAGCACGGCTGCCGAGGTTCGTGTCGAGATAGAACACCTCGTGCGGCGTGTCCCGGTAGTAGTCCAGCAGCGGCTGGTAGCTGGAGTCGTTGTCGATCAGCGTGATCCGCTGATGGCCGGCGCGCTCAAGCCACGCCACCAGACGACGCAGATCATCCACCCTGTCCCGGCAGTTGACGAAGATCGGCGGGTCGGTGGCCATCAGTGCGGGATGTTCAAGTCGGTACGGAACACGTCCAGAGCCTCGCGGGTGAACGGGACGCCGTCCCTCCGGATACGGACGACGTCGGCGTTCAGGCCGTTCGGGTCCTGGCAGTAGATGTTGAACGCCCGCAGATCAGGCCCCGTCTGGTCCAGCGACGCACGGTACGTCGCGTCGTTGCGGGACTTGAGCGCCGAATGGTGCATGTGCTCCAACACCACATCCCGCAGAAACTCGATCGACGTCGCCTGCCCCCACGCCATCCACACCGGGTCGACATACATGTGAGTGATCGACGGGGGGCCCATGTAGCCGAGCGCCTTCACCACGCTCGCCCGCATGAAGATGTGGCAGCACAAAGTGCCGGTCACACGACCAGGATAGAGATCGTCCGCGAAACAAAAATGGTTGCGCTCGAGCGACTCCATGATCCGCACATCCCAGCCGTCGGTGCGCGGAACGTTGTCGTCCCCGAAATGGCCGATCGCGCGGTAGGCGTCCATCTGCGGCACCGCAAGATGGTTGATCCACGCCACCACGAAACGCAGACCGCCGTGCTCAGCCAGCTGAAGCCGGAAGTCCGTCGGTCTAGCAGCAGCGATCACCTGGCGGTACTGCTGCCGGCACGGATCGTCCATGTCAACACCAACAAGGAGGGTGGTATCGCCCCGGCAGGTGTCCTCCATCGCAGTGATCAGGCGTTGCAGACTGTCCGGACGCCCGCGCGTAGGAAGCACGACCAAGAGATCTCTCACATCGCCTCCAGCAGCGACAGCTGCTCAGCCGTCTGAAACCAGCGAGGGGCGCACTGGCGCCCGTCCAACTCGTCAGCCATCACCACCGGGCTCTTACGCGGCGTCATCCTCGTGTTGTTGCCCGCATGGTTCTGGGCGATCGAACTCGAGTCGGCAGACGCGAACGGGTACTCGCTGCCGGACAGCTGAAGGCCCCTGAGCATGTGCAGCCACACCGGAGGAGGGCCGTTACCGCACAACTCGTTCATCACCGTCGTCATCCGCTCATGCCAGCGGCTGTCGCCCACCGTCGCGAACGCTCCCGAGCTCCCAAGGCACACCCGGGGGAAACCCCCGCACAGCCGGTGCAGCCGGTCCAGAGGCTCGTGGAGATGCCACACAGGGGCGCACTGGGCGGCCGGGAAACCGAACTCGCTCCACAGCTTAATCAGCTCGTCGTTCTCGTCCGGGGTGCCGTCAATCCGGTCCGGGATCACGCACCAGGTCGTATGGAAATCCAGCCACGGCGACACCCACCCGGCGTAGGCGTCAATGTCGACGTCGCCGCCGCCGTTGCGCCAGAACGTGTACGCACCGTTGTCCAGCATCACCGACTGCCCGATCTCATGGCAGCACTCCACATCACGCGGATCGGGGAACGGGACGCAGAAGTTGCGGCCCACCAACTCGAGGAGCTTCGACCGGGGAGTGATCGGGGTGCCGTGGAAATGCATCAAAGGTGCGCCACCGCCGAGAACAAGCCCCGCTCGCCGCCGAACGCAGCATTCAAATCCTCGTAGCTCACCTCGTTCAACCCGGCGCCGCCGTGATTCATGAACGTCGGGTTCGTCCGGTCCGCCCTGAACACAGGCGCGACATGGCCGACACCATGCGTCCACGAGCAGAACGCCATCGGCAGCGCCCTCGACGGGTCGGTGAACGACGGGTTGTTCGCACGGATCTCCGCCGAGTCGCCCCACCCGCTGTAACGATTGCCGGACGGGTCCTTCATACCAACCATCCGCGCCAGATTGATGCAATACGCCGAACAGTCCCAGGCGCCGATCACGACCTGGCCGGGGTGCGCAGCGAACGCGTCGAACATCGCCTGCTCGTACACCAGCGCGAACGGGCGCATCATCACATAGCCGAACTGGGTGCGGTGCGCGAACATCCCGCCCATCAAAGCGACACCATGCTGCCGCTGGTCTGCAGTAGCCATCAAACCCTCCTTACATCGCCTCTGCCGGCACCGTCGGCGCGACCGACGGAGCTCTCATCGCCCTGGCGACCACCCACGTCCAGAACGTGGCGCCCGCCAACTTCGCGCAGAACTGGCCGAAACTCACCGTGAACACGAACGTCCCGAACGCCAGCGTCGGGAACAGGATCGAGTCGACGATCGCCGCGGTCAACGCGGCCTTCGGTGCACGGTCCTCCCACTGCTGGTGACGCAGCACGTGATAGCTCACCGCCTCCACCAACTCTGCCGCGCAGAACGAGATCGTCGACGCGACCGCGATCTTCGCGGCGTCATCGTTCAACCAGTAGGACAGGGCGCCGCCGGCGGCGATCAGCACCGCCATCTTCGCGAACCGTGTCGTCCCCCAAAAATCGGCGAGCCGGTCCCTGGTGATGAAATCCAGGCCGATCAGAAAGAACGCGTTCGGGAGAATCCACCCCGGGCCGAAGTTCGTCAACGTCAAGTTCGCGATCACGATCGCCGCCAGAAACAGCGCGACGAGCGCCCACACCTTCAAGTTCCGCATAGCGTCTCCTTTCACAGCCACTCCACAAAGTCGTAGTCCAGACGGGGGGGAATATCCCGCAACGGCGCCCTGGTCGAGCTTCTCGTGAACGTGTCCAGCGACGTGTGCCGGTAGTGGTACAACGGCTCGCCGTCCACGAACACCTGGGAGCGCACCGCACCCGTCTGCCGCAACCGGTTCGCCCACCGCATGTCCGCGCCGTTCCCTCCCTCCCAGCGGGACATGAGCGCAAGCTCCCGGCGGATCGGATTGAAATGCGCGAGGTCACGCTCGATCCGGTACGGGTAGGTCTCCCAGCGCCGGCAGTCCAAGGAATGGATGACCGGCTGTTGCAGCACACCGTCCTCGGTGTAGCGCACCCAGAACCCCACATAGTCCGGGCGGTGCTCCAGCGCCTGCATGATCGCCGAGACATAGTTGCCGGCGATCCAGTCATCGTCGTCGAGGAAACAGGTGTAGTGGGCTCTCGACGACTCGAGCAGCGTCTGGCACTTCTGGCCGTACCGGGTCTCGAGGTTGTCGCAAAACACCAACACCCCCACATCAGGCTGGATCTGCCTGTCCAACTCGTCGAGCAGAAGCTTGAGTTGTTCCTGCCGATGCCAGATCGAGCAGATCAAGATGTCCCACAGACGCATGTCGCTCACCGGCACACCCACATCTCGCGGTAGGACCGAGTCGGGCCGGTGTACGGCACCTTCACGATCTCGTAGTCGAACCCGGTCAGAAGCTCCCACATCTCGGCAGCCTGAACACCGTCGTTCAAATGCGGGTAGACGGCCGTGTGGTCCTCCACAAGCAGACCGGGATGCTTCTCAAGCGTCCGGCGGCCGCCGCACAGCACACCAAGCTCGGCTCCCTCCACATCCACCTTCACCCAATCCAGCCGGTCGATCCCGTACAGCACCGCGAGTTCGTCCAGCGTCGAGAACCGCGTGTCGTCCGCCAACGCCAGATGCGCGTGCGGCGAGTCCTTGATCGCCGCGGTCAACTCGGCCGGGTACGGCCCGTCGTCATACAAAGCCTCGTTCACCGGCACCACCCGGTCAAGCACATCGTTCTCGCCCGCCAGCCCAACCAGCTGGGACAGCGCGTCGAGGTCCGGCTCCACAGCCACCACCACACGCGCGCCCTTCGCGATCGCGTCGAACGTGTAGCTCCCGAGCGCGGCGCCCACATCGATCACCACATCCCCAGGCTCCACCAGCCACCACACGCTGCGGATCTCCTGCTCATCCCGGAAATAGGCGCCGGCGTTCCCGAAGCGCGGCAGCCTCACCGGATCAGCCTCTCGTCACCCTCAAGCCTGAAAGTGTCCGACTCGTAGTCCTCGCCGGAACGAGGCCCATGGGCCCACACCACACACACCGAGTCCTCCAGCGCCTGCCACGCATGCCGCTGCCCAGGAGGATCGGAATACCGGTCACCCGGCTCGAGGACACGCTCTCTCCCCAGCGGCGTGAGATCGGTCACGACCAGCAGCCGGCCGGAGATCAGATACGTCGACTGCCACGTCTTCTTGTGAAAATGGTTGCCGCGCACAGCGCCCTTCACCGTCACGATCTCCGTCACCGCGAACCCGGGGACGGCAACCAGATCGGTGATCGTGCCGCGCTCGTCACGGAACGTCTTCACCCGGCGAAGATCGATCAGCGCCAGCTCCTCATCACCCAAGTCCTGCAGACCGCCACGCTTGAGCTCGATGGTCATGAAACCCTCCTCACGTCAGACAACGGAAGCCGGAGGTTCTCGAGTTCCGGCAACGGCACGATGATGTCGCCGGCATAGCCACGCTCGCGGAGCTTCGGGACGATCCGGTCCTTCAGATGCCACGAGAACAGCAGCGCTGCGTCAGGCTGATGCGGCTCGAAAAACAGGTTGTTCTCGTTCCACACCGGAATCAGCGTGCCCGGCATGTAATGCTCGATCTTGCCCGAGCCCGGCACCTCGTACACACAGTCCAAGTCCTCGCGCGACAGGCCGCAATACCCGATGATCGTGGACGCCCTGGCGGTCGCGCCTACACCCACCACCCGCTCGCCGCCGGCGCGCCGGCTCGAGACAGCCGAACGGAGATGAGCCCGGGCGTGCGAAGCTCTCGCACGCAAACCCTGCCAGTCATAGTCGCGCTGCGGCATGCTCCTCGAACCCGACTCGGACGTGGACACGTACGCACGGAACGAACCGCCGTGCGTGTCGACCGGATGGCAGCGCCACACGAACAGGCCATGCGGGGCGAGGAGCTCGGCGAACGAGAACGGGTCGTAGTAGCGCAAATGCTCGTGATACACGGTGTCCCACTGGCCGCCGTCCACGATGCTCGACAGATCATGGTTCTCGGCGACCAGCACACCCGAGTCGCCTAGCAGCACCCGGATGCCGTCCAGTACCCCGTGAATGTCCTTGACGTGCGCCAGCACGTTGCAGGCAAGCACCAAGCTCACCCGGCCGTCCTGCGCCACGATCGAACGTGCGATCTCCTCGTTGAAGAACGCTTGGATGTTGCGGTCCGCCTCGCAACGCAGAATCTGGTTGGTCGGCTCGACCGCCACCGTCCGGCAGTCCTTGAAATTGTTGATCAGGGTGCCGTCGTTCGCGCCGATGTCCACCACCACATCGTCGGCGCCGGGAGGATTCGCACCCTCGGTGATGGTGCGCGCCAACTCGCCGAAATGATCGCGGAGCTGCGGGCTGTTGCCCGACGAATACGGGTAGTCGACATGAAACACCCGGTGCGGATCGACAGCACAAGACAGCTGCACCAGCGAACACTCGCCGCAGCGCAGCAACACCAGCGGGTAGAACATCTCCTCGCCCGGGATGCAGTCGATCCTCTGCATCGAACAGGACGGCGGGCTGAAACCGAGATCCAGCACCATCTCAAGCGGCCAGTCGCCGCAGCACACACACCTCTCCACCAGGTCGATCATCGAGCGAGCCTCCAAACCATGAAAGCCAGCCAGCCGGCCACCAGCACACCCCACCAGCGCCCCCACGCCAGCGACCACGCCACCAGCACCACACACAACCCGTAGCACACGCGCCTGCTCGAATCGCTCGTCATGCCGGCACCCGGTTACGGTCATACCAAGCCAGCGTGTCCGGCAACCCGTCCGCCAAAGACACACACGGCCTCCAGCCCAACTCCAGCATCCGGGAGATGTCAGGGCAACGGCGCGCCGGGGACCCCTTCGGGAGCTCGGACGGGACGATCCGCATCCGGCGCCCGTAATACTCCAGGATCATCGTCGCCAACTGGTGGATCGTCACCTCCTCCGGATTGCCGACGTGATACACACCACGATCCTCGCCGGACTCCAGCAACACCCCGAACGCCGTGGCGCAATCGTCGACATGGCAGAAACTGCGGGTCTCGAACCCGCTGCCCTGAATCAACAACTCGTCGTCGGGCTGCTGCGCCTTCACCGCCAGCTGCGGAATCACATGCTCATGGCCGGCGTCCGGGCCGTACAGGTTGTGCGGACGGACGATCACCGTCCTGGCGAGCACGTTGCTGTACGCCAACGCAGCGACCTCGGAGGCGATCTTGCCGGCGCCGTAGCTGTACCGCGGGTTCGTGACATCCGGCACCGACAAAGGCACCGTCTCGCCGGTCGGGACCATCCCCTCCGGAGGCACCTGGTACACCTCGCTCGACGACACCAAAAACAACTCCTTGCGGGACAGCGCCATCTCGCACCCATGCAGCACGTTCACGATCCCGTTCAACGCCACATCGATCACGTAGCGCGGATCCTCATAGAACGTCTGGGTGCCCTGCACATACGCCAGATGCAGGATCACGTCATGGTCGAACACCGCGCACATCACGGCCTCGCGGTCCCGGATGTCCCCCTCGAAAATGTTGCAGCTGCCGGGAAGCCGGTGGCGCCGCCCGCGTGAAAAGTCGTCGAACACCCCCACCTCATGGCCGCCTGTCTCAACCAGATGGCGGGCGAGCGCGGACCCCAGGAAGCCCGCGCCGCCGGTGATCAGGATACGGCTCATGCAGGTCTCCTCTTCGCAAGCTTGTTCTTCTTCGGTGTCACCGTCTTCGGCGGGGTACGAAGCCGTGGGCGTTTTTTGCCGGGCATCTCGAGACGGCCGGCTGACACCGCCATCACAGCCGCCGCAGCATCCGACGGGGGAATGACCGGCATCCACTCCGGGGGCGCAGGGCCCGAGGACTGCACCAGCACCGCTGTACGCCGGCCATCCTCGTCCGGGAACACGAGATACGACGCCCGGTCGCACCCCACACAATAATGCGGCTCCATCCGGTGCAGGCCGATCTCCACCGCCGGCGTCACCCACCAGTCGCGGGCGGCGCAGAACGGGCACGGGAAATGCACCACCGAGTCCTCTTGGTAGCCGGTCACCCTGCAGTTCTCCTTGAACCGCAACTCGTACGCGTCAAGGCTCGCCAGATCAGTCATGCCGTCTCCCTCCGAACATCTCGAGTTGACCGTCCATCTGGACAGGACGATACGGAGCGCGCCCCAGCCTTCCCTCAACCTCGATCCGCCGGCGCGCCATCTCGCAATACTCGGGGTTCAACTCGACACCCACGAAGTCGCGGCCCAGCCATTCGCAGACAACGCCGACCGTCCCCGAGCCCGCGAACGGATCGAGCACCACATCCCCCGGCGAGCTGCTGGCCAGCACCATCGGCTCCACCAGCCTGGTCGGGAACGTCGCGAAATGGGCGTCCGGGTACGCCTGGGTCGCGATCTCCCACACGTTGCGCTTGTTGCGGCCGAGTGCGCTGTAATCCAGCCGCGCCAACGTTCGAGGATTGCTACCCGGAGGCCTCGCGCCCTCATTTTCGACGCGTCCATCGCGCCCGTTTTCTCGCCCGACGTCGGTCGCGGATTCTCGAATCGCCTCAGCGTCATAGAAATACCGGGCGTTCTTCGCGAGCAGGAACACATGCTCATGCGCCGACGTCGGCCGGTCGCTCACCGACTCCGGCATCGGGTTCGCTTTTTTGCTCCAGATAACATCGGAGCGTAGGTACCACCCCCTTTGGAACATCGGTTCCGGCGCAGCGAAATCAATGTCGGGCGTTCCGCCCTGATGGATGGCTTTCAGAGATTCGTGGGCGCGTGCCGCCTCCACGCCTGACGACGGACAACCGAGCACCAGCCGCGCTTCGTGCTGTTTGGCAACGAGGTACGGGTAGACCTCGCGGATAACTTCGCGACACTCGTTGGTCCGCAGGTTCCAGCGATAAATCGTTTGTTTGCGCCGCTCGTTCTGCTCTGGCGACTGTGAGCAAATGGAGCCACGTCCGGTAATGCGCGCGACGTTCTCAACGATCGAAACGTCGGTGCTGCTGATTTCAATGCCCGCGCCATAGGTTGCGTTCTTGCGGTAGTAGCCCTGGCCGTTGTGCTGCCCGACGCCGCGTTTGTGGATGAACATGCAGCCCTCGGCATCAATCATCGCCGCGAGCCAGATCCGATCGCGCTCGTCTCGGATCGTGCCCATGTAGTACGGCTGACGCAGCGCCAGAGCGACAGACGCCGGGATCATCAGCAGGTCTTTCGGCTTAACGCCCCGCAGGCGCGATTTGTCGATGCCCGCTCGTTGCATCTCGTCCTGACGCTTAGCGTTCGTCAGCGACGACGTAGAGAAATCGCCCGCCACATTGCCGCGCGGTGACGCAGCGTAGCTGTCGCCCAAGTTCAACCAGAGCGTGCCGTCGTCCCGCAACACCCGGCGCACCTCGCCGAAGATCTCCACCAGACGCTCGACATACTCCTCCGGCGTGTCCTCGAGCCCCAGCTGGCGGTCGGTGCGGACAGCGCCGCAACGCTCGCACCGGCCGCGGTAGCGCTGCTCCCTGGCGTTCTCCTGCTTGCGCTCCCCGCCGCCGAACCCCCAGCGGGCGTTGAAATCCTTGTTCAAAGGAGAGTTGCCGCGAGGGACGACATGATCGCAGGCGGGATCGCCGCCCGACCACTCGCCCGTCCCATAATCCCGAAGGCCGTAGTAAGGAGGGCTCGTCGCGCAGCACTGAACCGAGCCTGCCGGCAGGGTGCGCAGCACCTCAAGCGCGTCGCCCTGCAAAACCTGCGAGCTCACGCAGCCCCCTCCAACGTCAACTTCTGCTGGCGCTTACGCCCCCGCTGGTCACGGCGAATGATGCTGTCGACGATCGTCTTGACCTCCCTGGCGACCAGCGCCGGGCGGCAATGCGCAAGATTCTGCGCCCACACCATCGAATACACATAGTCCGGCGGGTTCCCCAACGACAAAAACTTGCCGGTGATCGACGCCAACGCATCATTACGGCCCCCCTCCGGCACGTCGCGCATGATCGTGTCCACCCACTCCGCCGTGCTCATCGACGCCATCGTCGTCTGATGCCTCTGCAGCTTGTCCACCAGCCACGCCGGCGGCAAATCGATCTCGACACGCTCATCCACCTCGTAGCGGTTCCCGTCCGGGCCGATCGACGGGGGCACCAGCACATACCCGCCGTCCCCGCGAATATCCAGGCCGCACCCCGGGAAGCCGGCGGTGTTGTGGATCTGACCGCCCGGATGGCGGAAGTAGTAGTGGCACCCACCCGACGGCGTTTTCACACTCAATGTTTTCGGGAGCTCGCCGTTCGCCTTCTCCAAATCCAGCAGGCTCTCATAGCCGGCGTCGCCGTCGACATCCAGCACGAACATGTCGGAGTTCACGCCGCACTGCACCGCCACATTGTGGTCCGGGTGCTCGCGCCAGAACCGGATGATCTTGTCGGTCTCACGGCTCGCGTCATGCAGCCCATGCGGGGTGACGGGCGTCTTCGCACGGACAGCGACCGGGAACACCCACCAGCCGAAATTCGCGTACTTCAGCGCCGCCTCCCCCAACTCGGACAGGCGCACACCATCGTCCGGTGTCGGCACCACCGGCATCACCTCGCGGCGACGGTCCGCCTCGTCCGCCAAAGCAATCCCGGCGTCCACATGCTTCGGGTCGCGGAACACCAGCTCGGCGTCGATGAACCGGCGAGCCGGTGTCCCCTGCGGCAACCGGCGTCCGTCCACCACATACGGGAACGCCTCATAGCCGGCGACGCACCGCTCGAGCTGCTCCACCGAATAGCCCTTCGACTCGGGGGTTGGTGTGAGACGGGCGATCACCTTCTTCAACCGTTCGCCGCCCAACTCGACCGCGCCTGGGTGGCAATGGTCGCGCCAGAACTCGAGGACCCGGAGAGCAGCCGGATAGTGGACGCTGTGGCGCAGCTGGGCGTCCGCCTCCTTCTTCAACCGCCGGATCGCGACAGCCTTCTTCGCGCCCTCGTCCTTCAAAGTCTCGTTCTCGAACCGTTGCTCCTCAAGCAGCCGGTGCTGGCTCTGGATGAACTCCCACACCGCGCCGGCGACGAGCGGCTCACCCTCCGGGCTCGTCACCCCGGCTCTCACCAGCGCATCCAGCCAAGACTCGTTCGCGAGACCGGCCATCAGTCCTCTCGGCCCTGGCCGGCGAGACGGTAGTGGTACACGTCATCGGTATCCAGCATGTACACCCGGTCGGCCTGCGTCCCGTACAACGTCGCGTCGCTCGTGAAACGGTCCATGTCGCGACGGTGCGCCTGCACCTTCTGGCAGGCAAGTTGAAGCTCCTTCCATGCCTCCGGGTCGCCGAAATCGACGACGGTGGTGTACGTGACGCCGCCGGTGATCTGCTGCTCGACGATCCTGGCGCTCAGCCCACCCCGCGTTTTCTCAAGCGCAGCCGACTCGCGGTCCAGCCAATGCTTCAAACGCTCGCCGTGATATTCGGCCTCGCGGCGAGCGGCGAAAGCAATCTGGCTGGCGGTGAACTGGAACTTGTGGGAATCCCTCTCAGACATCACGACCCCTCTCAACAATCGGTGCACCGAAACCGAACCGGACCAAAAACCCACTCAGAGGGAAAGTGGTCCGGTTAGTCCTCGGCATCAGCGAACTCAAGGCCGAGCGTGGCCACAACCAGCTGCCAATTCGCGCCGACCTCCGCCCGGACCGGAGCGCCCTCCTCGCCCGCAAGACAAGCCTGCACCTCCGCCAACGCGGTGAAGAACGGGTGCAAACGAACGAGCTTCGCGAAATGGCGCTGCGCCTTACGGCGATCGCCGCCCAGCGACAGCCACGAATCCACCATCGCAGCAGCCACCGCCATCTCCTTCCCTCCCGCAGCCAGGACAGGCTCGGGCTCCGGCTCAACCGGCGGCTTCTCCTCCTTCGACCCCCAGTACTTCTCGCGGAGATCGCGCCAGCCGAGCGCCTGCACATCACCCAGCGCGTCCTCCGTCGTCACCCTCCCCGAATCGATCGCGCCCACCACCACATCGAGCTTGGAAGGATCGAGTTCGGACAGCACCACCGTCCCAGGATCGTTCGCCTTCTCCTCCGGAAGCTCATCGCGGGAAACCGGCAGCGCCTTGCGCACCACAAAGCTCTCGTAGCGCCGGACGATCCGGGTGAACTGGGCGCGGGAAATGCTGATCTCCGGGTCCGCGAGCCACTCGTTCATCGACTCGTAATCCAGCGCCGACCAGCCGTTCTGGCGATGGAACTCGTACAACCCCTTAGCAAGCTCCCACAGCGCCTGACGGCCGAGGAACAGCGCCTGCTTGATCTGCTCGTTCAGGGCAAAGCAGTACGCCGCTCGTTCCTGCTGCTCCTCGGGGGAGAGCTCGCGGGCCTGCGACACGACCGCCATCGCTAGAAGGGAATCTTCGAATCGGCGGACTGCGGCCCGTTCGCGGGAGGCAGTCCGGCGGTGTCGATCGGCACGTCCTCCGTGATCCGGTCAGGCTGCACATAGCCCTGGATGCGAGGCTCCATGCGCGTCGGATCCTTCAACGACTGCTCGTCGCGGATCACCACACCCACCTTCTTGCCGCGCAACCGGGCGCACGCCTCCTCCGTCAACTCGCCCGTCGACGGATCGAACTCGCCCTGCTTCGGACGCTCCGTCCCGGACGCATCGAACACCTGCACCACCTTGCCCTGCGTGTTCGGGGTGATCACAATCCAGTCCTTCCGGGAACCCCGGTCGTTCTGGACCTTGATCTCGAGTTGCGGCTTCGCTTCACGGCCCATGCTGCCCTTCGTGTGACCGGGCTCGGCCATCACGATCTCCGCCACAAAGTTGCCGACCGGCAACAGAGTCTCGGTGGACGTATCCCAGGACTCGGCGGTCCCGTAATCAAACGCTGACATCAGACAGTTCCTTTCCTAGATAGTTATGGGATGCGCCGGAAGCACTGCTCCGCCTGCTCCGTGGCGCGAGACCTGACGTCCTCGACAAGCCGCTCGATCGCGCTCGTCACCAGGCCGGGATCGACCAGAGGGCCGATCTGCTGCACCGTCTCCTGGTTCGAGACACGCACCAGCGCCTGGCCGATCATCGTGTCGCTCACATCGATCTGGATGCCGATCAGCACACTCACCGTCTGCGTCCCTTCGGCGGGCTCCAGCGGCGGCTCGAGGCGCGGTACGCCCTCACCGTCTTGGGCTTAACCGTGAACTTGCGGCCACGGTCGGTGTAGATGTGGCCGACGATCACGCCGCCGGCACGCAGACCGCTCTCAGACAACGCCATGACGCGCTCCCTTCAACGACCGGACGAACGCCCGGTGAGCCGTCCGGCCGGCGGCGGACAGCTTCAGCTCGGTGCGGGCGGGCGCGACCTGGCCGCGTCTGCGGAGCTCGGCGATCGCACGCCGGACAGCGGACCCGCTGCCCAAACACAAGTCGGCGGTGATCTCGTCGGTACGGGACCTGCCGCCACGGTCCGCGAGCGCGACCACCACCCGCATCTCCGTTCGCGTCAGGCCGTGCAGCAGCGCGGTGTCCGTCAACGCCCGGTGGATGGTGCTGTATGTCTCGGTGGTCGTCACGCCGCCTCCGCCACCGGCTTCCCGGCAGGCTCCTCGCTACTGGTCTCAGCGCTGAGATCGGCAACCTCCGCCCCAGCGATCGCCGCGAACCAGTCCTTCAAATCCAGCGGGCGATAGTCCCCCAGACAATCGAACCGGTCCCCGCCGCGGCGCCCTTGGTCGATGATCAACTGGGCACCGTACTCCTTCGCGCCGTTCTCCTGCACCGACACGCCGGCGTAGGCGATCACATCCACCATCGACATCAACTTGGCGCCGAGATTGATGTTGGTGGTGCCGGTGAACGGCAACCGCTCGAACGACTCGGTCGACTCGTCCTTCACCGGAAGCTCGTGGCACACGAAGATCGCCGAAATGGTCGGCAGCTCGCACAGGAACCGGCAGTAACGCTCGATCTGGGTGGTCACCCACAGCCGGTGATCGAACGTCGGATGGATCGACCGGTTCGACACCTCCTCCAGCAGACGCCGGTAAAGCTCGCCCATCGGGTCGGTGACCACCACCTCCGCCACCTCCTGGCGCGGATCGGCGACCGACCGGGAGATCTCGCCCATCAGATCGAAGACCGGGAGTTTGCGTTCCTCGAACGGCGGCAACTCGACCTCCATCACCCTGCCGTCCGGATCGCGTTTCTTGGAACGGGCATAACGGGTCGCGTTCGGGAGATCGAGGTTGAACAGGATCGTTCCCAAACCCGACGAGCACGCACCCGCCGTCTTACCCACCTTTGGTTCCTTACGGGGGCCCGTAGATCAGAATGTTCGGTCTAGCAGGCCCCGGTCGGTCCACGAATCGCATCAGATTCCGTCCCTTCTCCGCCTCAACGGATCGCTCATGGTGAACTTTCCTGCCACCAGCTAGCCCAATTGTTCGGGGCGATCCGGTGAAGCAGGTGCTGCTGGACAGCGCCCTGCAGAGTGTGAACAGCGGCGAGCAACTCGCCCTGGTTGGCGCGGAGCTTCCAGCGGTGCACCACCACCGCCATGTAGCTCTGCAAAGCGTCGAGCGCCTCCTGCTCGTCGCTGTCAGGCCGGATGTCGGCGCGGGCCTCGGCCTCCTCCACACGACGCTGAGCGACCTCCACCGTCCCCGAAACAGTCGCCCAAGCCTCGTTCGGCTGGTCCCGAAGCAGGTCGCGTAGCTCGTGCAGCTGAAGCTCCTTGGCGTCCAGCAGCCTGTCGCACTCCTCCACCAGACGCTCGACATGATCGCTCAGGCCCTGCACCTGGTCCTTCAGCCGGTCGCGCTCCTCGATGAGGCCGTCCCACTTGCCGGACACGCCATGGCGGGTGGAGCTCACGCCCCCGCCTCCAGAAGACGCTGCTCCTGCGGCACCGGCAGCCCGTGGTCGTGCGCCAAATGGTCGACCAACTGCTGGTGGACACGCTCAACGCCGGCACGAACACCACCCCGGGGGATGCGCTTGCTGGAGCGCCAATCACAGAGCGGGCATTCGCGCAGCAAAGCGATCAAACCCTCGCGCTCATCCCACAATTCGTTCGCCTCGCTACGGAAAGTCTCGATCAGCGAGTCCCTGGCTCGCACCTCTTCGCGCAAACGGGCGATCTCCTGCTCCTTCTTGTCCTTCTGGGTGAAACGCTGCCGGTGGCCGTTCACGCAATAGAACTCGCCGTGATCCGTCACCCGCTGCTGATACAGGCCCTCCGGCATCGTGATCGCGATCCCGCACACACAGCAAGTGAAGTTCACGTCGTTGTAGGCCATCATGCTGCCTCCGCGAAGAGGCCGGCGGGGGGTCCAGGGGCCAGAGTTCCCCCGCCGGTGCTCTCCTCCTCTCGAGCACGCAGCCTCTTCGGCACAGTGCGCTCGTAGAGCGTGTCGAGATAAAACTGGTCGTCCGGGTTCGGACATGCCTCGAGATAGCGGCAGCGGCGGCACAGCTGCGTCTGGGCGTTACGCACCGGGTAGCGGGCGCCCGAATCGAGATCGCGGATCAGTTTCGCCGCCGACACCAACTCGCGCTCCGCCTCAGCCAACTCGGACGGGCGGAACAGAATCGGGTGGCGCTGCTGCCACAAACGAGTCCGCAGAGCATCGAGTGTGTCGGGCTCCGGCTCGGCGTCGAACAACCCGCACGCCTCGAGATAAAGCTCGGGGGTGGTGAGCTGGTCCTTGGCGTGACTGACCGTCCAGCCGTCCACACCCTCCCCCTTGCGTTTCGCCTGCACCACACGCGGAGGCTTCGGCGGCTCCGCCAAACGCTCATCCAGGACCGCGCCGATCACCGGCACACCCGTCTCGCGCTGCAACGCCAGCGCATACCAGCGGACCTGCCGGGACAGCTGCACCTGGTCCGGCGGGGTGAGACGGGAGCGAAACTTGAACTCCACCAGCGCATGCCCACCGCCGGCCGGGACCGTCCAGCCGTCAAGAAACCCGGTGAACCGGTACACCGTCGACACACGTTTGCCTGTCCGGGACGGCAGCGGCATATCGAACCCACCCTCGATCCTGGTGAGATTCTCGAGCGGGACGCCGGTCGCCATGTAATGGTCGAGGATCTCCGCCAGCCAAGTCTGGCGGTCCACCTGTGCCTCCACCGGAACCCACACGCCGGCGGCGAGCTGCTCCTCCACATCATGCCTGTAGGACGCCAGCAGCGCCTCGTGGGCGGCTTGCTTGGCGAGTACGGGCCGGTAGGCGTCCAGCAGGCTCGTGTCGGCAGGGAAGCCGTGCCACGCAGCCACAGCAGCACCCCAGGCGCGGCCGTTGGAAAGCTCCACGGCGATCTGCTTACGCTTCAGAGTCTCGCCGCCGGTCAGACGGCCGGTGTACTGGAACGCGTGGCGTCCCTCGCACGTCAAAGCGGTCTGGATCTCGGTGAACGACAGCTGCCTGGTCACGCCGCACCCGGGACGTCCAGCCCACAGCCGTGATCGGCCTGCTCGTCTCTCACCCATACGAAGCTACCACGCTCACCGGACGCCCACTGTAACGATCGGCGCATTGTGACGCTATGACGGCCAGCCGTCGAGGGTTTTGCCGCAGCTAGCGACAAAAACGGCCGGGCGATCGCATGACCACCCGGCCGTCTAAGTTCTAGCTTCTAGCTTCTAGCACGGATCGCAGCACGTCCACTGGGACGCCTGCCCGTTGGCGAGCATCTCGTTCAGGACGATCACCTGCTCGCTGTAACTGGCCCCCAGCGGCGTCGAGGCGAACCGCAACCCGCCGCCGCCAGCCCAGCTACTGGGTGACCACTGGGCGATTCCCTCGTATTGTCCATTGACGGCCTGCGAATTCCCGCCCGACTCGGCGTGGATGATGCAGACAGCCAGCCCGCTCGCCGGCGTCGAGCTCGCAACCTGAGCCGGCGGCGGTGCTGTTCTCTCCCTCCATCTGGCGCGTTGCCGCGCCCACTCTCCCCTCAAATAGGACTGCGAATGGCCGGGGTTGCGCTGGCAGCGGATGAACCGGCGCAAATGGTCAACGTCGTGGCGGCGCTCCCCCCGGCGGTAGGTGACGTCGATCGCGCGTTTCGCCATCGCGACGCTGTACAGCCTGTCGCAGGCAGGCGCCGACGCCAGCAGCCGGGACGACGCGTGCGCGACCGGGAACACCCGGGCGTGCGCGCTCCCCGCCAGCCCGGGAACAGCAACGGCCAGCACAACGGCTGGCCGGACGAGGTACTTCATGAAGGAACCTCCTGAACGGTATTAGGTCACTGCCCAGCTCGGCGCTCGCACGTTGGCCTACTCGCTTACTTCGGCCGCGCCGCTAATGGTCGTGTGGTGCTACCTCCTTGGTCGAGGAACCGGCTGCTTTACGCAGCCTTCGTCTGGCGGGCTTCGCGCCTCGCCTCGTAAACCTCCGCGAACTTGCGGATCTCGGCGGCGAGCCAGACACGCCCGCACGTGAGCTCCTGCAACGGCTGCGGCAGGTCCTTGATGAACTGCAGGTTGGACACCTTCACGCCGAGGCAGTCCGCTACCTCCCTGGCGCCCATCAACTCGGGGCCGCGGCGCCGGCGGCGTGGGGCGTTGATCGGAATCGTCTCGGTCATGGATCTCCTGTTCGGTCGGCAACTTCTACCACATCGACCGACGGATTCCATAGGGCGCGTATGCGCTCAAGGTTCAGTTCGGCTTTGCGGTCCGCTTCCCTGATCGCCGTGCGCACCCTCCGGCGCTGCCACCACGGCAGCGCCCTGAACGTCCCGGCGCGCCGGCACCAGTACGCCCAGGTGGCGTACATCCCCTCGAGCGTCAGGCCGAACCGCTGTTTGGCGCGGCTGTCCAACTCGCGGCGTGTGGCGGGTGCGATCACCGCGAGCGGCACCGGCCCGTCGAACACCGGCTGGTGATGTCCCATCACACCACCGCCGTTCCGGGGGCGACCACACCGCCGGCTGTCTGCACACCCGGTGTCGCGTACGCGGCGAACGACTTGATGTGCCAGACGGACGGGCTGTTCGCCGGGTCGGGCACCGCACCCGAGCCGACGTTCCGCAGGGCGTGGGACAGGATGATCGACTGCCACAGCCTGGTGGGGGTGCCGTTCGGTCCCGGCGGCGGGTAGGGAACAGACGTAGTGTGCTGGGTGCCGGACGAGTCGCTGACCATGAACGGCTGCTGGTCCAGCAAACACCAGCACCTCGAGCCGTCGAATACATGGGTCCACTCGTGCTCGGTCGCGTCGTGCTGCGGTCCGCCGGTCGCAGTGACGTAGTGGTAGCAGTCCGGGTTCGAGAACCGGTTGGCGCCCTTGTCGTCACCGAACCAGCAGTTGACGCCCTGGCCGTTGTTGGAACCATGGTTCCACCACTCGCAGAAGTCCTGTTCGCACTCGCCGACCGTGTCCTGCTCCCACGTCCAGTAGCCGCAGTCCTCGCCGGGGTACGGCGGCAGCGTGCACACCAGGCGCAGCACCAGCATGTCCCTGGCGCCGGTCGGGAACCTGAACCCGAACCCGGTGTAGCCGGGCGGGGCGCCGGAGAACGCCGGCGAAGTCCCGGACGGGTAGGACCGCGGGCGGGTGACGAGACAGCCCGCCTGCCAGTTCACCGTCTTGTTGTACAGCGGCGAGCTCCAGCCGGCGGAGTTGTACACCGCCTCGAGGTCCACGCCGCCCGCCGGGTTGACCGCAACCCTGGACGGGTGCAGCACCTCCACCTCGTTCAGATTGAACCCGCTGGCGTTGCCCGCCGGGTAGGCGCCCAGATACGGCGCGCGGTTCGGGAGCCACAGCTGCGGGCACAGCGGGTAGGCGGGGTTGAACGCGTCGGCGCAGACCACCCTCAGCCCGGCGGCCGGGGTGACACCACCCGGTTGCGCCGGGACGGTGAACACCGACGGGGGGGGAGGCGGAGGCGGCGGTGGGGGTGCGGCGAGCGGGACGCCGGTCGCTGTCCTTGAGTAGCGGCCGTGCGGCGGCGAGTCGACATGCACCGTGTACGGCACCCCGCCGTTCAGGCCGGTGATCGCGTACGTCCTCGCGCCTTGGCCACCGGGCAACATCACAACCGGGACGTTCGCCCAAGGCGACGGATCCGACTGCTCCTTCCATTGCACCGTCACCTGCCCGAACCCCTGCACCGTGAAGCCGGCAAGCAGCTCGTTCACCTTCGGCGTCAACGTCAGACCGGTCACGCTCATGCCGCCCTCCTCCCGTTACCGTTGCGCGTCTTGGCGCGCTCCCGTCTCGCCTCCTCAAGACGAGCTCGCTCCTCCGCCGTCAACCCTCCCAGCGCCGCTTTCATTCTCTCCACCTCCGCCGGCTTGAGCGGCAGATCGTTGACGATCGCCCCCTCCGCGATCGCGATCCACGCCTCACGGGTCAGGCAATGCACGATCACGCCGGTGCGTTCCGTCATGACGGCCAGTTCGGGTAGGCCCTGGCGAACGTCTCGGCCGCCTCGCGGCGCTGCTCCGGCGAACCGAAACGGTTCTCCAACTCGTTCTCGAGAAGCCACAGCGCGAACCGCTCAACCATGCCGCGCAGCCTGCGCGTCACTGCAGCCCGTGCTTGAACCACGCCGCCACCATCTCCTCCTGCGTGTCGTAGAAATGCCAGTCGTCCATGTCGTCGACCCTGAAATGCTCTTGGTGGGTCGGGGTCATCTGCTCAACCGAGCCGCCGTCGTAGAACTGGACGAGATACCGGCGCCCCGGATCGGGTTCGCCGACCACCAAGCCAAGCTCGAGGATCTGGCCGTCCGCCCAGACACTGCACCAAGACCCTACGAGCGTGCTCGGATGGAGCGGCCGAGCAAGAATGTCGGCCGCCCTGTCACGAGTCCAGATAGAGCCATCGACCTCCGCCTTGGCGGGCTGGTCGTCCGGCTGCTCCTGCTGGAGAACGTCCTCGGTCATGCGTGCTCCGGCACCCTCTCCGGCTCGCGCTCCGGTGCCTGCTCCCGGCGTCTGACCGGCTCGCGGGCGGGTGCGGGTGCACGCTCAGGCTGCGGCACCGGGATCGTGGTCGGCTCGACGATGATCGTCCGCTGCTTCTTGCCGATCTCCATGTCGTACGGCTCGCCGTCATAGACGTCAACATCGTCGGCGGGCTCGACGGGAGTGATCTCCCCGCGGATCGCGGCGCGGATAAGGTCCTTGATCTCGTCCTCGGTCCGGCCCGGCGTGTCGTTCCACGCCGCTGCCGCCGACGGCGACGGAAACCCGAGCACGTTCGCGATCTGCATCGCGCCCTCACCCGCGAATCCGCGTGCGTCAACGCCGGCGTTCCGCTGTGTGGTGTTGAAGCTCTCGACGAGGCACACCTCGCCGTCGCTGTTCTGGAACGTTCCCTGCGTCCAGCCGATCGCCTTGAAGTTGATCAGCATGTTCGCAAGCACCTTCTTCACTTCTTGGTCCGTCATGAGGCTCCTTTCGTGTTGCCCGCCGCCACCACGGCGACGTCGTCGTCCGTCTCCCCCAGGCGTTCCTTTCCGTACGCCTGCAGGAAGTTCTTCAGATACACCGGCACCCCGTACGTCTCCGCGAGCGGTCTTGCGAGCCGCCACGCTTCGTACGGGATGAACAGCGTGTTCGGGTACGCCTTCTGGGCGCGCCATCCGAGGCTGCATTCGATCACCTTGCCCCAGTTCGCGACGACACCCACGATCTTGAAGTAGCCGTCCACCTCCTCGTTGTACTTCCAGTACGGCATTGTCTTCAAATGCTTGTACGTCTTGGCCGAATAGAACCCGCAGAGGTGGCTGGCCTCGTCGTGCGGAACGTCGCTCGACGGATGCTGCTTGTCGACACGGTTGCATTCGGCGACCGACTCGCGCCGGGGGACCCAGAAATATCCGGATGTCCCGGCGACCGAGTACAGCTTCGGCTTCAGGCCGTAGCGCAGCGTCTTGCTCTCCAGCGACCAGCACCGCCAGCCCTTCACCACCTCGGCGAGGTCGGGGACACGGAACGTGTCGTCAGGCGCCGCGATCGGCTTGAACGGCAGGTTCTCAAGATCCATCGCTCTTGCCTTTCTTCTTCGCTTTCTTCTTCTCGTCGATCATCGCCGCCAACTCGTCCTCGAGGCTCTTGGTCGCGTCACCCGGAGCGTTCTGCTCCGAGATCGGCTCGCCCTTCACGATTCCGTTCGCCTCGTCCAGCAGCTGCTTCAGTTCGTCCGGCAGCGACCACTTCGTTCCCGCGCCGGTCGGCGGGTCCTTCACGATCTCCATGTCCTGCGACGCGCGCTTCAGCGTCTTGGTGGAGATCTGGAGTTGCTTGCCGTCCTCGTACGCGCGTGCGGCGAGCACCGGACCGGGCGGGATCGCCGGTTCGTTCGCGAGCGCGGGCAGACCCTTGTAGTACGCCTCCCACAGATAGTTCGCCAGCCACTCGCAGGCGGCTGCGCGCTTGTCCGGGGGACGCCCGACACGGTTGCCGTGCGTGATCACAAGGAACTTCATCGGGTTGAACGTGCACTCCTCGTCGAACATCAACGCGGGCATGTCGCCCGCCGGGGGAACGTCAACCAGGTCCATCTCGAACGCGATCTCCATCGGCTTGTCGCGGACGTTGTGCTTCACGCAGCACAAAAACCTGCGCTCGTCGTCCTTCGGGTCGATGCCGAGCAGGAACGCCATCCTCGCGGCGGCGATCAGACCGGAGCTTCCCCCGCCGATCGCGTCGATCGGGTGGCCGGACGAAGGCACCTTCTTCAGCACATGCTCGACGACGATGCACGCCGTCCCGGTCGCTTCCAGCAGCCGCGTCAACGGTTCCGTCACCGTCCGGATGTTGTCGGAATGACGCGAAATGTTGCCGGACAGGTGGCTGGCGATCGGGTCCATGACCACCAGGTCTACCTCTCGCGGCTGGTCGATCTGCAGCAGCAGCTTCGCGAGCTTCTCATGGTCCTTCGGGAGCCGGAAGCGCCACAGGTCGATGTTGTCCAGGTTCGCCCCCGCCGCTTTCAGGCGCGGCGCGGTCATCTCCTCGTGCGCGTCCTCGGCAGCCGAGTAGATCACATAGCCGGGGCGTTCCTTGCCGTCCTTGCCGACATAGGTGCTGTTCGACACCTCGGCGGCGATGTGGACGCAACCCAAACCCTTCCCTTGGTCGCGCCGTCCGCCGAAGATCGTGATCATCTTGCGCGGCACCCTTTCGCGCCACAGCCAGATGACCGGTTTGATCTCGACGCTCGAAGCTCTGACAGGCTCGTCCAATCCTGCCATAGATCACCCTCCTTTCGAGAGCTAGCTGACTCCTAAGTCCATACCGGGAGTATGACAGAAAGCCGGTCGGGTTGCAACTGTGGCACCCCGGAAAGACGGAAGCTCGCCGGTCCGGGTGAGAGACGATGGCGAGCTTCCGCTGGTGGCGAATCTGACGGATTCGCCCTAAAGGCTACCCCAATACTCGGATATGCAGTTTTACTTGGTCAGCACGGCCGCGGCGGGCGCTGGGACGGGGGCGGCACCGAAGCCGATGAACGCCAGGAACGCGAGCACCCCCTCGAGGCCACCCTTCGCCTGCGGCGACAGGCCGTGGAACGTGAGGATCGCTGCGGCCAGCACCGTCGCGATCACCGTCACCAGCGTCGCGAGGCCCGGCGGGAGATGCAGCGCGTTGCGGAACGTTTGGTGCGACAGCGGCGACACACCGATGATCGCGACCACGTACAGGCCGAACGTGATCACGTCCCTCCACGGCGGGCCGAACGTGAACGTCGCCTGGTTCAGGTACTGCAGCGCGCCGGCGAGGACCCCGAGTACCACGACCGCCGGCGCCGGGATGCTGATGCTAGTACCCAACTTGCGTCACGCGCTTGCGCGCCCCCGTGATCTTGCCGCCGCCTCCGGCTGGCGCTGCGGCTTTCTGCTGGGCGGCCATCACAATGAACTTCTCGAGGTCCGCGTCCCTCCAGCCGTTGTATGTCTCGCCGGTCACGGTGCTGTAGCGCTCCGGGTCGATGTACGCCCACGCCTCGTCGCACACCTTCGACAGCAGGTTGTAGCTCATCACCTGGCGCTGCCCCCAGGTGATCACCGTCCACAGACCGCCCCACGGATGCCCGACCAGCGGCACGTCATGGCCGCCGAGCTGGCTGTCCATCATCCCCGGGACGACCGACCACATCTTGCCGGAGTCGATCTGGTCCATCATCGACTGGGTGACGGTGATCCCTATCGACACGCCCGGGAACAGCCACACCGCCTCGCGGAGATGCTGCGAGTTGGCGATCTCGATCCCCATGTAGGTGCCGATCTTGTAGAGGTTGCCGGCGTCGTCCGCGAACCCCGGGTTCTGGCGGTAGTTCAGGACATGGCGGATCTCGAGCCCGTTGTCGTTGTTGCCTGACACCGGGTCATAGGCCGCGCCGTCCTGAGCGCTCAGCGCTATGTACTGGTCTATCGTCGTCTTGCCGGACACCGACACGGCAGGACGCCCCGAGTCCTTGGCGTTCATCCGCTCCACATGCGACGGGTCGGCGATCGTGCAGCACCCGGCGCCCTGCAACGCCGCCGTCCACTCGGCCGGCATCGAGTTGTCGTCGGTCGGGCCGTTGCCGTTCATTCCCCAGCCGGCGGGCGCGGGACCGTCGGCGAAGTCCCGGCCGCGGCCGAAGCTCGGTGGGACGGTGATCGTCAAGCTGTCGGGGCGAGCATCGCTGTACTGGATGTCACGCCGGTCGTATGTCGCCGGTTTCTTGCCGTGCTTGAGTGCCATCGTTCTCCTTATGGTGGGCCTGGGGTAGGCCGGTTGTCGAGCGTTGCGAGGGGCAGCAGATCGGCGGCGACACCCGGCGACCCGACGACCTGCATCAGCGTGAAGTGGAAGTCGACCGGCTGGCTGCCTGACTGGCGGGAGTCGGCGACGAGCACTTGGCTCACCCCGTACTGGCAGGCGGCCGAGAACTGGTTGGCGATGTAGCCGGTCGCGAGCACCACCTCGTTTGACCATGTGGCGCCGTCGTCGGCGGAGAGCCGGTAGCTGGTGAGCGCCGACGCGTTGCTGTACACCAGCACCAGACCGTCGAGGTCCTCGACGTAGCCGACGTTGAACCGGTACGTCGAGTCGATCGAGATCGGGGCGCCGGACGGGATCGCGCTGCCCGGGTTGGTCCAAGTGAGACCGTCGTCGGAGGTGGACATCCGGATGTGGCCGGCGCCGTCGTCGATGAACGCCAGCAGACCCCCGCTGGCTGTCTCCACGATCGAGTAGCAGGCGTAGCCGCTGTTCGCGGCACCCATGTAGGAGGGGGTGCTCCAGCTGTTGCCGTCGTCGGGGGAGATGATCACCCCCGGACGCTGGCTCACATCGCTGCCGCCGAGACCGTAGATCGGCATCAGCAGGTCGCCGTTGTCGCGCTGCACACAGGCGCTGTTGTTGATGCTGACGGTCCCGGACCCCGGCGGCGAGCCGCCGAACGGGAAGATCAGGTTCGGCCCCGACCAAGTGACGCCGTTGTCGTCGGACGTGATGACGTTGATCCCGTTGATCGCGCCGCCGGAGAACCGGGGTGAGCAGGTGATCACCAGCCGCCCGGTCCGGGTTTGCATCACCGAGCAGTAGTGATACCAGCCCTGAGCTCCGCCGCCGGGAGGCGCGAGCAACGTCTTGCCGCTCCATGTGACACCCCCGTCGGCCGAGGTCATCACCGCGATGTGCCCGTCGTTGGAGGCATAGTCGAACCCGTCGCGGCACACCGCGATCAGCTTGCCGCCGGTGCCCACACAGATCCCCCCGTACGCGTTCCAGCGCCCGTCGTTGGTGATCGTGGTGTTCCGGACCGGCGTGACGGACTGTGCGCTGGAGTGCGGGATCGTGACGACCGCCCCGCACTCGCTGCAGTAGGCAGTGCCGTGGCGCATCACGATCAGCGGCGCCAGCGGCTGGTTATTGGCGATCGCCTGCGCGATCTCGTAGCGGGGGCACGTCAACCATTGGCATGTCCACGACATCGGCTACCTCTGCACGTCGGCGATCAGCTGGTACTTGAAGTCGCTGGCGCTGCCGGTGTTGTTGAGTTGAACGTACATCGTGTTCGCACCGCCGATCTCGAGCGCCGCGATGCCGGTGAGATCGAGCACCAGCGGAACGCTGGTCCACGGGCCTCCCAGCTGGGTTGTCCTGTCGCTCCCGTTCACATACACATGGAACAAGCTGAACGCGCTGTTGTCGGTCACCCGCAGCCATACACCGATGATCTGGTCGCCGGGCAGCAGCGCCAACGCCGAGCGGTTCAGGATGTCGGGGCCGGAGAGGCCGGCGACGGTGACGTGGGTGCCGGACAGCGACACGCGCTGGCGCTGGTAGGCGCGTCCCAGCCGGCTGAGGCTGTAGAACATCTGGCGCTGCGCGTGGAGATGGCCTCGCGGGCGGTTCGCCCAGCCGACGGTGGTGCCGGTCACTCCCTGCGGAGTGAAGTTGCGCTGCACCACCAGCGCCTGGCGTGGGCTGGTGTCCCACACACTGATGTCGCGAGCTCGCAGACGCACCCCGTCACCAGGGCGCCAGCGCATCGCCGACAGCAGGCTCGGCAACGGCCATGTGAACGACTCTCTGGGACGCCCTACCGGGTCGGCGGACACCACCTGCCACGGAGTGATCCGCAGACCGAGCATGCTGTTCAGCAGAGCGTTCAGCAGCGACGCGAAGCTCACATCAGATGCGTCCTGCCAGCCCTGCACGTCGAACAGGGATGTCATCTGGGTGGGCGGGTCGAACACCAAAGCCTGCAGCTGGCCTGACGCGGTGTTCTGAAAGCTCGCGCCGTTCCCGAACAGGCTCGCTGCGAGATCAGACGCGTCCTCCTGGCTCGAGTAGTTCAGCATCGGGTCGTTGCGCCACGCGTCGTCCGGCACGAGGATGATGTCGGTGTCGTGCCCCACATGGATGCGGGGTGCGAGCACACCCGGGAACAGGCCGGACTCGAGGCGTTTGGGTTCCAGCGCGATCTGGTAGCCGAACTGGTCGGCGGTGTTCTTCGCGAGGTCGTAGTGCGACTGTCCCTGGTAGCGCTGGTCCACACAACCGAGCGGCGACAGCGACGTCTTCGGGACGGCGGTGTCGGCGCCTGCGGTGAAGTTGGTGCCGCCCGGGTCTTTGTATGCGGTCGGCGGCGTGAAATGGAACTGAGCCGCCGCAGAGCTAGCGCCCTGGAAGTACTCGATCTTGATCGGATACCAACCGTCGCGGGCTGCCCCGTCGCCGCCTGCCAGCGACGTTGCTGCACCAGCAGGAGGCGTGAACCCTCGGGTGATGTTCCCGGTGCCGCAGTCGATCGACGCGGTGTAGGGGGTCACGGCCTGCTCCACCCACGAGTCGATGATCTGATCGCCGAACCGGGTCGCTCCGATCCACACACGAACGCCGTCGTCGGCTGTGAACGTGAACGTGAACGTCCCGGACTGTGACGCCAGCGGCAGCCAGATCGCCCCGAACCACACCACCGAGAACCACACCTGGTAGCCGCTCGAGTCGACAGGGGCGCCGGCGGGGGCCCAGTTCACCATCGACGTGTTCGCGTGATCGATGTTCGCGTCCTGCTGGTTCTGGTATTCGCCGAGCCCGGACGCCCCGAGCGCCTGTGTCCTGGACGGATGGTTCAGCAGCAGCCCCAAAGCTGGGTTGCCCGAATAGTTCGACAGGTCGGCGTTGCGGAAGTAGCGGGCGTGCAGACCGCCGGTCGGGTATGTCAACGCCGAGCCCGGCAGCACAAAGTCGCCTTTGTCGGCGCCGCGCATCAGGAACGGCTGCAGCGCGTCGCAGAACATGCCGGTGATCACGATGTCGCTGACGACGCTGACGGCAGCCGAGTTCAGCGACACGGCCATCAGCAGGGCTGTGGTGTACGGGTTGATCCGGCGGCACCCGTCGATGAACTGCCCGTTGACGTAGGCGCTGACCCATTCGCCGTCGGACTCGAGCAGCAGCGCATAGGCGGCGGCGGTCGGGATCGGTTTCTTAAGCGACACGTTGCTACCGGCGTTGAACACCGCGACCGCCGAGGTCGCGAACTGTTGGACCGCAACCGAATAGGCGTCGCCGGTGCTTTCCGTCTGGCTGAGCGTGAACACGGTGCTGACCGTCGACGCGGTGGTGTAGTAGAGGGTGATCTCCACCGGGCCGTACACCTCGGCAAAATCGCCGCCGTTGTCGAACGCGGCGATCGCCAGCCCGAAGTTCGAGGCGTTCACGTCCGTTTCGGTGAGCGACTGCCCCCAAGTGTCGGTCGGGGAGCCGTAGGTCGCGAACGTCGGAAACCCGAGAGGGTCCCATGTGACGGAGGTCTGGGCATGGTCGATGCCGACGATGAACCCGCCGACGATCAGCTTGATCGACGAGTCCTGCACCCCGAACCCACGGACGGTCTGGCCGTCACGCCGGAACGAGGCGACGATCCCGACGACGGTCGACCCGGTCGGCAGAGCGAAGTGGAAGTTGCTGCACGCCAGATAGTGGCTGGTGTCGCCGCTGCTCGCTGAATTCCAAGTGGCAGGCGATCCGCCGGTGATGCCCCCCGGGTTCGTCCACGGGTCGGTGCCGTACGTCGGGTTGTCGACACCGGTGCTCGCAGCTCCCGACACGACAGAAGTGCCGGGGCTGCCGGTCGTCGGCGCCATGTCGATCGTGGACGCGTTCGCGACCGCGCGCCAGGCGGACGTCGGCGTTGGGTAAAGCACCTTCGACTGGACGGTCGCCGAACCGACGGACAGGCCGTTGTGGAGCGTCAGCGGACCGTTCTGGTCCACGCTCCCCGCCCCGGTGGCGCTGACCGACCACAACCCTGTCGAGATAGGCAGGCCGGGAATGAAGTTGTCGGAGATCAGCGTCTGCCACACCTGTGTGGCGCGCTCGATCACGTCCCTGGGTGCCTGCACCACCACAAGATCCCGTTCGAACGCCTTCTTCAGCAGCAGGAACCCGTCGCCCCCCGAGATCATGATCTGGCTCTGGGACTTCGTCGGGTTGATCAGGCAGAACACCTGCTCCAACTCGGCGTCGTTGTAGATCTCGAACCACTGGTTGTGCCCGAACGTGTCGAACCGGTCGCGCCACGGAACGCCGTCCGACGACACCGAGTTCGGGAACGTCACCTGGCCGTCGCCCGAGTCCTGCAGGCGCCCTGACCACTGTCCCTGCTGGTAGTCGGGGGCGCCGGGGGCGAGCGCCGACGGCAGCGGGCGCGAGATCATGTCCGGCTGGTTCAGCACCGCGTACGTCGGAACCGCGGCGGCGGGCGCCGGCCATACCTGCAGCTTCGGTCCCACATGGCGGAGCCGGTAGCCGCGGGTGCCGCCGGCGACTATCGGATGGGCGATCGGCATCTAGCCGCGCACCTAACCCCTCATTGCCAGAGCGCCAACGGTCCTCGAGTCCATCAGCGCCGCTTGGGCGCTGTCACGAGCTCCTTGGTAGATCGCGCCGGAACGGAGGCGGTCCTCCACCAGCACCGCCTCGAGACGGTCTACATGGAACGTGGCGGCGGCGGTCGCCCACGCCTCGATCTGCAGGGTGGTGTTGTTCGCTTCGATCTCGCCGAGATCAATCCACGTGTACCCGGTCTGGGTGCACTGGACGATCGAGCCTGTCGTCGCTCCCGTCAGCGCACGGATGTTCAGGGTGGACGCCGACGTTCTGACGCGGGCGAGTATCCGGTAGGTGCCGAGGAAGCTGTCCGGCCAGTTCGCGGCGGTGAGCATCAGATGGTTGGGGGTGGTGCTGGAGCTCTGCGCCGAGCTGCCTCCGCTCGCGGTCGACTCCGACGAGGTGGTCGTGACACCGGACCCGAGGTTCATCGATTCGCCCTCCAATGTTTGGGACGGGGTCGTCGGGCCGAACCATGTTTGGGCCTGCACATAGCCGGCGCCGTTGATCGAACGGACCATGTACTCGTTGGAGGACACGCCGTACGCGTCGCTGCGGCTGCCCTGGTACTGGAAGAACACGTTCGGTTCGGACAGCACCACGAACGTGAGTTGGTACGGGGTGAGGAGATGGTAGTTCGCCGAGTAGCGCAGCAGCGTCACCCAGTTCTCGGAGGTGATGAAGTGCAGGTTCCCGAGCGCCACCAGACCGCCGAACACACCCGAGTTGCCGGCGCCGGCGCCGGTGCCGGCGGTCGACGCGATCACGGTCGGGAACGGGGACACCTGGTTCGCCGCCGGCGGGCTGGGAGTCCAGCTACCGGACCCCTGGCCGTCGATCTTGATGACGCTGTCGTTCACGTCCGCAGCCGGCCCGGGGGCGGGGGCTGACTGCCACACGAGGATCACGTCGGCGGGTAGCTGGCTGGACAGCAGCGCCGCGTAGGCTTCGAACGTGGCGCCGAACTCTCCGCGCTGCACCGTCACATAGATCCGTTCGCGGCTGTAGTCATCGCCGCTGTTCTGGACCACGCACAGGATCACGGCACGGTCCGGGGTGTACTCCACCATCTCGGCGCCGACCCAGGTGTCGCAGTAGCCGCCGCTGTCCCCCAGCCGGTACACGCACATCTTGCCCTGCTCCACATAGCTCGAGCCGTTCCACACGTCGACGCGGAAGCCGGGGAGACCGACGATGTGGTCGTAGCGGACCCTGACCAGACCGTTCTCGACAACAGGAGCGTCGGTGGGTTGCCCGGTCGTCAGCCAGTTCCACGGATAGTCGACGCCGTACACCTCCTCCCAGCCGCTGATCGAGGTGGGAACCACGCCGGCGTCCATGCCGGTGCCCGCGTTGTAGTGCTCGGCGATCTGGGCTGCGGTCAGCGCATAGTTGTAGAACGCGACCTCGTCGATGTCGGCGTTCAACAGGCCGACAGCGCCGGGACCGTTCGCCGCGAGCGTCAGCGTCCCGAACGGGGGCCCGTAGTTGGTGAACGAGACTCTCGGTCCCAGAACCCCGTTCACGTACATCCAGACGATCGCCCCGTCGTAGGTGACGACAACATGCGACCACACGTCGGTCGCCAGTGAACTGCCGCTGAACGTCAGGCTCGTCCCGTCCGGATGGAAGATCGTGATCCTGAGAGTTCCGCCGGGAAGGATGCTGAGCCCGTAGCCGCCGGACCGGCCACCGCTGGTGACCTCGGTGAACACCACCGACTGGTTGGTGGCGCTGGTGGTGACCTCCGGGTTGATCCACAACTCGAAGCTGAACTGCGGGGTCGCGAACGCCGGATTGAACGGCACCGTCGCGTTGCCGGTGTAGCCGTCGAACAGGACGGCAGCGTCGGTGTCGCCGGATGCCGCAAGGGCTCCTGACTGCCCGAGCATGTAGCTCTGCACGTCGGAATAGGGTTGGACGCCGGACGGGGTTTGGGTGAGTTGCACGGCGTTCAGGAAGAACGTCATCGCGGACGCGGCGGTGGTCCGCACGAAGATGTGGACGTTGGTTCGGTTCGCGGACGGTGTCCAGTTGATGCCGATCCTCGTCCACCCCGTGTTCGTGAGAGTCGCTGCGCTGGTGAACACGTAGTCGCCGGCGGGGTCGCCGACACCCGCCTGAACGGTCTCGCCACCCGAGTTTCCTCGCACATACACGTCGATGCGGTACGGGACGTTGATCAGGAACGTGCCCCCGAGAAGCAGGCTCGCTCCCTCGCTGGCTGCCGCTGTGGTGGTGATCTGCATCTCGCCGCCGAGGCTCGCGTCGGCCGGGGCACCGAACTGCGGCAGCGGCGAGGTGACCCACGACAGGGTGGCGCCGGACACCATCACCGCCGCGACCGCGCCGCTTGACCAGCCGGACACGTCCCCCGAGTTGTGCGTCAGCGGGTACGGGCACAGGTTCGGCGTGGACGTACCGTTGTAGGTGCCGTTCGCGTTCCCCATCGTGTCGACCATCGTCGAGCCGGACGTTTCGTCCATCCGGTACCAGAGGCTCGGCGCGTCGTTCACGATCACCGACCGGTAGAACGAGCCGGAGATCACGCCACGCCGGTCGTACACCACCACGTCGGACAGGTTCAGCGTGTCCTCCGAACGCTCATAGCACAGGAAGTCGAGGTCGACCGCGCCGAGGACCTGCTGGGCGATGCCGCCGTCGCGTCCTGCCGGCATGTTGGTGGACGGGAGCCGTGCGTCGCTGACCGAGTTGGAGATCGACATGGAGCCGTTCGGCATCGCGACGATCTGCAGCGCCGGGAGCGCGTTGAAGTCCTGCGAGACGATCCAGCCGAGCACGTCACGCTCGTAGTTGCCGGTCCGCAGGTCCTTCATCCATATCGACCGTGCCTCGAGCATCGAGCGTTTGCGGCCGGCGAGATACCAGGTGGCGGACGGTGTCTCCCACAGCGCCACCGCCTTCCATGCCGTCCCGTCCGGGCTGGTGAACGAAGTGGGCTGCGGGATGATCCAGCCGTTCTGCTCCGGATCGTCGGTGTACACCACATACAGGAAGCACTGCTGCTTCAGTGGGGTGTTGCCGAGCATCGAGCGCATCTGCCGGCGGACCATCTGGGCGTGCGCGACGGTGGAGGAGCCGCTCAGGATCGTGTTGATGTCGAGCGTGATCTGCAACGGCACACGCGGGGCGCCGACGATCGTCGCGCCGACCTGGCCGACGGGATCCCCGACACTTTCGGTGATCGGCATCGTCGGTGGGCCGAGCGCAAGCCGGCCGATCTGGAGAACGGGGGTGGCTGAGGTCAAGTGGCCTGAGAGCGACGGATTGCCGGTGCCGCTCGGCGGCGGCAGCGGGGGAGGAGGCGGGGGTGGTGGTGGGGGCGGAGGGGGTGGCGAGCCGACGAGCGTTCCGGGGGCGACACCACCGCCGACGGTGCCTGTTGTGCCCTGCGACGTGGGGGCGTAGCACACCACCGAGCGGACCGTGAAGTTTCGCGTGTCGGTGAACGACGGGTACTGGCCGGTGTAGGCGTCACGCAGCGCATGCGAGATGAAATAGTTGGAGCCGATGTAGGAGGGTGTCGAACCGGCGAAGCTCGACAGCCAGTTGAACGTGGAGAACAGGTGCCCGTCGATGTACAGCCTGGTTTGCCGGGCGGTGCCGTCCATCACCGTCGTCCATGTGTGCTGAACCCCGTCGGTCATCTGGGCGACGTTGAACGACTCGTAGCCGACCTGCGGCGGACCGGGCGAGCTCCAGTCGATCAGCGCCTGCTCCAGCGCCGTGGAGGTGTGGTCGGCGGCGTAGAACGTCCACTCCGGATGGTCGTTCTCGATCTGGCCGGTGCCGGGTCCCTGCGACCAGAACGCCGGGTCGGCGCCGAAATAGGTGGGGAGCGTGCAGACGATTTCGTGGCACCACGTCAACCCGGGGCGGACCTGGAACGTGAACCCGTTGATGTTGAACCCGGTCTGGCCACCGGACGGCAGCAACGGCTGTGTGGTGACACACCCGGACTTGTAGCGGAACGTGCGGCTGCTGCCGTCGATCGTGGCTGTCGTCGAACCGATGTAGGTGGCTGTCAGGATCAGGCCGCCGGGACCGACGGTCACCGAGTCCTGTGTCCACGCCTCCACCTCGTTGGTGTTGAACGGAGCCTGGTAGATCCCGTTGCCGGCGTTGTTGTTGCGGCTCGGGCCCCACCCGCCGGACGGTCCGGTCCACAGCCCGGACGCCTGGTCGAACCCGTCCGCGAACACGACGTTCCAGCCACTGGGCGGGGCTGGGGGACCGAGGGGTGTCGGCGAGACGATGACGGTCATTCACTTCAGATTCCCTGTGTGACGTTCGGACCGGTCACCGACGCCAGCCAGTTCTGGCCCTGGTAGGCGTAGGCGACGGTGCCGGTCATCTGGCCGGTGGCGCTGGTGTTCGCGTTCGTGGCGCCCGTGAGTTGGTTCAGCGACGTGGTGTTCGTGTCGATCGAGCCCTGCAACCCGAAGATCTGCTGCGCCAAACCGTTCATCGCGCTGATCACCGTGTCGCGCTGTGTGCCGGACAGGGAAGGAAGCTCGTGCTCGTAATACTGGAGTTCTTTCTGGAGCGGCGCCATCTCGCTGCGGAGGATGTCGTTCATCGAGTTCACGCCGGCGGTGGCGGCCGCGATCTGGCTGGCGGTGAGCGTCCCGCCCTGCGCGGACGCGAGGTTCTGGAAATACGACAGGCCGGTGCCGGGCTGCGCGCCGCCCAGCCCGAGGGTTTGGACGATGTTCGCGCCGCCGAGCAGACCGGCGATGTTCGCTCCCGGCGCGAGTCCCTGGATCGCCTGCAGCCCCGTGATTTGGTCGGCGATCCTTTGGGCGGGCAGGCCGATCTGGCCGGCCTTCGCCTGGATCGCGTTGAACAGGGCGGTCTGGCGGTCCCCTTCGGTGGAGGCGATCGCGGTGTCGACCGTGTTGATCTCGTCGAGGATCGAGTTCTGCAGCTTCTTGTTGTGGGTCTTCAAAGCCTGCCGGTACAGCTCGCCGAGACGCGCCCGGTCATGCTGGTATTGGGCGAGTTGGTCGCTGAAGATGTCGTACTGCACCATCTGGGCGCCGTACGCGGTGCCGCCCTCGAGCAGGCGAGCGTCACGCGGGGTGAGGCCCATTCGTGCCAGCGCCCGGCGCCCCGGCGTTCCGTACAGGCCGAGTTGAGCGAGCGGCGTTCTCGGCAGCACGCTCCCGATCGCGCTGGTGAACGAGCTGAGCGTGCTCGCCTGGTCCTGCTGGTGGGTGAACACGTTCGAGATGCCGGTCAGCGCATGGGTGAGGATGGTGGTGAGAACCTCGGCGGGACGCCCGGCGGCGACGGTGTGCATGTCGTGGGCGATGTCGGTACGGATCTTCTGTGCGTCCACATGGTCCCTGTGCGCCTCGTCCCGCAGCTTGCGCAGATGCTGGCCGGTACGAGCTCGCTGGTTGCCGTGCTCCTTCATCATCAGAGCACGCTCGCTTCTGCGCTCCGCGCTGATCCTGTGCATCTCGCCGGTCAGACGGCTCAGCGAACGCTCGTCAAGACGGAGCTCGCGCTCCGCAGCCAGCCGGGGTGCGGCGGGGTGGCGTCCCAGCGCACGGCCGTAGTCCAGCGCGAGGTCGTACGCCTGGCTTGCGGTCATTCTTGACATCGCCCGGTTCAGCGCAGCCTGGATCGCGTCGAACCCTCCGCCCGACACCCTCCCCAAACCCGTCAGCAGGCTGACCGGACCTCCCAACGGGAGGCCCTGGGCGCGAAGGCCGGTGATCCGCTCGGTGATCCTCCCGAGCAGGTTGATCTCCGGGGGGACCGTCACACCCACACCCCGCGGGCTGTCCTGCCCCATCAAGCCCGCCTGGTCGTAGAAATCCACGATGTCCGTCAGCAGCGGATCGGGGCGATGATGAACGACAGGTGCAGTATGCACAGCGCCGGGGGAGCCGGGAGCGGGATGGTGGCCGTAACGGCGGTTGTAGATGTTCTGCAGCTGGGCTCCGGTGATCCAGCCGGTCCCCTGGTAGTAGTACAGGCGGCTCGCGCCCGAACCGGAGACGGCGGTCCCCGACCGGGTGTGGCCGGTGACTGTCTGGCCGGCGAACGTCTGGCCAACCGGTGCATGCTGACCGGGGAAGTGGCCCCGCTGGGCGAACACCATGCCGCCATGCTGGAACCCGAGCGCCGACTTCATCGACGCACCCGACGCACTCCCCGGCGGATACCAGCCGATCTCGAGATGCGGTCCGGTGGACACACCCACGATCCCGGCTCCCACCTCACCCAGGATCTGGCCGGCTCTGACATGGGTGCCGACCGGGAGCTCGTGGCCGGGACCGGCGTGGCCGTAGTAGACGCGGGCGCCGGATGCGAGTTGGAGGATCGGCGCCCACGGGCCGAACCCGGGGATCCCGTGGCCGACGATCGTGCCGGCACCCACCGCGTACAGGGGTGTGTGGCCTGCGGCGGCGATGTCCCACCCCATGTCGAGGCTCTCGCCGCGCCACGTCCCAGCCGGCAGCGGGAACGTCAGCATCCCGTGGGTGAACGGGACACCCGCGCCAGCGCGACCGGCCATCCGGCCGACCTGGCGTGCAAGGAACGCGTTCGCGTCGTGGGTGAGCATCGTCGCGCCGCCGCGGACGATGTCGGCGAGCGCCCCGGTGCCGGTGATGTGGGGAACCGGGATGTGCGGGAACGCGGTCATCGACGGAGGCACCCCGCCGTGCAGATAGCTCCTGTAGGCGCCGGACGTGTACGTCACCCAGGCGCCGAGCCCCTGGGTGCGGAACTTTGTGACAGCCATCCTGGCGTTCGTCATCGGGTCGAACGGGTTGCCGGGGAACGGCAACCCCAAGATCTGCCACAGACCGGACGCGCCGGACGGGTTGTACGCGTTGGTGCGGCCACCCGACTCGGCCATCGCTATCGACGCCATCGTCGACGCGAGCGCAGGCGGACCGCCGGCTCTGATCCACAGCCCCTCGAGTTGGCTGTAGGACAGCATCATCCCTCCGCGCTGGTATCCCTCACCCCAGCCCCAACCCTGCGCGTGCGGCTGATTGACGGTGGAGAACATGCCGGGGAGGCCACCGACGTCGGCGAGACGGGTGTTCAGGAAGTTCTGCTGCTGGCCGGTGAGCACCATCCCCACCTCGCCGGGAGCGACCATCACCGGCTGGCCGCCGAAGTTCGCGTGGATGGTGTCCTGGCCACGCTGGCCGGGCTGCCCGAACTGGATCATCAGACCGTGCTGGCCGTGACCGGTGGTGGTGCCGATCGCGCCGCCGGGTGTGGAACCGGCTGCCTGCGGGCCGATCCCGATCGGCAGTCCCTGCGTCACCTCGTTCAGGAAGGTGCCGGCGAACTTGGGGGCGTCCTTGATCGCCGCCTCGACCTGGCTGACGCTCGACGACGACACCCCCAGCGCCTTCAGCGCCTGCAGCAGGGGTTTCAGGATCGCTTCGACGGCACCGCCGGACGCGGCACCGGCCTTCGCGAGCGCATTGATGATGTTGCCGGAGAAGTGCGACATGTCGGCCTGTTCCTGCTGGTTGGCCTGCAGCTGGTAGGTGTGCCAAGCCTGCATCGCCGCGTGGTGGGTGAGCAGCCCCTTGTGCTCCTGCGCGTCGAGATAGTCGTGCATCGCCTTCGACTGGTTCTCGGTGTCCTGCTTGATGTTCGAGAACCCGGTCCGGTATATGCCGCCAAGGTCCCGCATGTATGTCGACACCTTGATCTTGTGGGCGTCGTGCAACGCCATCAGCGTCGTGAACTGGTCGTGGGTCGCCATCTCCCACCCGATCGCGCCGGCCTTGGAGCCCTCGGCGATCGCCTTGTTGATCGCGTCCATCCCGGCCTTCGTCGAGATCGTTCCGGCGGCCATCCCGGCGGTGACGTCGTCCACCATCTTCTGCAGGTTCGCGCGCATTACCTGGCGTGCGTGCGTCGACCCCTGGCCGGCGCTGGTGTCGATCAGCCGCATGTTGCTGTTGAAGATGTCGACCATCGAACCGAGACCCTTGGAGGTGTCGTCCTGCCAGCGGTTGATGACGGTGCCCCAGAGCTTCTGCATCGGCACCATCGCGCCGATGATGCCGCTGTGAATATCCCCGAGCGCCTTGTTGATGATCGGGGCAGCGTCAGGGAAGATCTCCCGTAGCGCCTGCCCCTCGCGGCGCATCGCCTTCAACTGGCCGACGTTCATCTGGGCAACGTTCGCCGAATTAGTGGCGGACTTCACCCACTGGTCCAGCGCCGCCCCCGCCTCCTTGGTCGCAGCAACATCGGCGAGGCTCTGGCCGGGCAGCATTGTCGCTCTGCCTCCCGGTCCAACAACCTCACGCGGCTGCGTGATGAACTCCCTCAGAGCACCCGGTCCCCGCTGCAGCACCGCAGCGAACCGTGTGTCCATGCCGGGCAGAACCGGACGTTCCACCGTGCCCCTCGGAAGGCGAGGAGTCGGACGGCTAGGATCGAACAGGTGCGTGAGTGTCGGAAGGAGCGCCGAGGTGATACCGGCGCCGATCGCCGCTCCCCACGGGCCGAAGGCCAGTCCACCGAGCAAACCTCCCACCACACCGCCGGCGACCGTCGTCCCAGTCCCGCCGCGCAGACCGAACAGGTGCTGGACGAAGTCACCAGCAAGCAGACCACCACCCGCCGCGATCGTGCCGGCGAGCGCCGGAACAGCGGAGCCGAGCAGCGCGCTTGCCTCACCCATCCCGAGACGCCTGGACAGCCCTCCCAGCAACCGTGTCGCGATCGCGGTCGGTGCCATCCTCGCCAGCAGGCCACCGCCTGCGGCAGCACCGGCAACGCCAGCAGCACCGACACCCGCAACACCCGCCCCCCCGGCTGCCACACCACCGGCTGCTGCGACGGCCTCACCGGCACCGAGGATCCCGAGCGCCCGTCCGAGACCTCTGAGGACACCGCCGAGAATACCGAGCCTGCTGAACAGCAACCCCAAACCGAGCACCCACGCACCACCGGGTATCTGCTCGAGCGCCTTCACCACATCCAAGATCAGCGTCATCAGTTGGGTGAGCGGCGGCGCCAACGTCATGTAGAGCTGGCCGAACACGCCGAACAGCTTCGGCATGATCCCGAGCAGCGCCTGCACCTCGTGCAGATGCACGTCGAAGATCGTGCGGATCTCCTCGCGCCCCTTCACTGAGCTCTCCCACTTGCCGAGATGCTCGAGCATGGTGGTGAGCGTGGTGATGATCGACTTGCCGGTGCCGACGTCCTGGCTGAACAGCAGATACAGGTCGGTGGCGATCGCCTTCGCGAACCTCTCCCAGTCCCGGAAGTCGCCGACGAGCCGCCGGATCGTGTTCGCGAACTGGACGTTCGACATGCTGTTGAAGCGGTTCACCAACTTGTCGAGCCAGGAGACGAACGTGCCGCTGTACTGGGACGCGACCTGCGTGACCCGCAGCACAACCTCGATCGCCTTGGAGAACGCGTCGATCGCGGTCGGCAGAGTCCTTTTGAACTGGTCCTCGAGTTGCAGGAAGATGCCTCTTCCCTGCGGACCCTCGAGCCATGAGAACAACGGTTTGATGTCCTGGTTGATGATCGTCAGGTTCTGCTGCGCCGCCTGCGCCACCAGCGGCACGTAGTCGTGACCCAGCTGCACCACCTGCTCGAGCACGTGCACCGCGGCGACCCGGGCCATCTGCGTCTGCTGGTCCCAGAACTTGTTGAGCGCCTGTGTCTGTTTCGCCAACTGGATCTCCGCCTGCACACCCGGGGCGCGCGGGCCTCCGAGTTGGCTGACGGTGCTGTTGTAGTTCTGCTGGGCGGTCGTCAGCGTGTTGGTGGCGCCCGTCAGCTGGCTCGCGGCGGCTGTCGCCTGCGTCGAGTTGCGCCCGAACTGGTGAACCGCCGCCGCATACGCGGCCTGGGACTGCGCCACGTTCTGCTGCGCCGTCTGCACCGCAGTCATCGCCTGCGACAGCGTCTGGGTGTCCTTGATCGTCGACGACATCACAGCCGCGTTCGAGCCGGCACCGGCCGCGAGCGTGCCAGCCGAACCGAGCGCTATCGCACCCGCGCCGGCGGCGCCGGCGGCAGCGAACCCGCCGATCCCCAAAGCGGTCATCAGCCAATGCTCCGGGCCGAGACCGGCGAGCGAGCCGAGGCTTCCGAACCCGGCCATCGGCAGCGAGAACGGAGTGAACGGGATTCGTGCGCCGAGAGTCGGGCGTCCCCACAGAGCAGCCAGCGCCAAAGGCCACAAGGCACGGCCGCCTCCGCCGCCTCCGCCACCGGGTGGACCGACAGCCACCGGGGGAACCCCTCCGCCTCCGCCTCCCCCGCCGGGGGCACCGGGGGTGCCGCCGAGCGCGAGCGCGGAGGACAGCGCATCGAACTGCGTCTGGCTGATCCGGCCCTCCTTCAGAGCAGCCTCAAGCGCCGCGAGTTGCGCAGCGTCGATCTTGACCGTCGGCTCAGGCGGCAGGACCGTCCCGCCCATCCACGTCGGGCGGGCAGTCGCACCGGTCGCACCCGCCCTCAGAGCCTCATACCCGGTCTCGGCTTCACCCGGAACCCCCAAAGGCCGGTACGCGAACCGGCCTACGGGCCCGTACGGCCCGAGCGGCTCGGGACCCATCGCGGCCACGACACCGGGCCAGATCCCGCCGCGGCGGGCCATCCCCTCGAACAGCGACATCTGCCGGCCGAGTTGCGCCTCCTGTCTCGCGAGATCAGCCTGCTGCTGTGCGATCTGCGCCTCCTGTGCAGCCTGCTGCTCGGCGAGCGCCCCGAAAATGTCGAGTCGCTCGGCCGGCTGCGGTATCCCGGCCATCTCGCCCGTCGGCGCACGGCCATAGCTGGCGCCCGGGAACGCAGGACCGGTCGCGCCGAACATCAGGCGCTGGTACTCCTGCACCTTCGGCTGAACAACCCGGAACCCGCCGCCGGACCGCAACTCGATCAGACCCACCTGCTGAAGCTGTCTCTGGAGTTGGAGCGCCTGCGTGTACTGCAGTTGCAGCGACCGCTGCAAACCCGACACCGACACGTTCGGCTCGGCGAACGGACCGCCCGCCAAAACCGACTGGACGGCACGCCGGAACGTCGGGTCCGGCCGCCAGTCGATCGGTGGACCGGCGCCGCCGGCGATCGGGCGGTCCAGGATTCCCACCAGCCGGCGCAGGTCCTCCTGCGGCAGCGCCCTGGCGGCAGTGATGATCTCCCCCGGCGTCAACGCCGGCGCCGCAGCGATCTGGCGTTGCGCGATGTCACGCAAAGCCTGGGCGGTGACCGGATCGAGGATCGACCCGGACGGCTGGGCGCCCGCCGTGAACCCGAGCGCCGCGGCGCGTGCGCCGAGACCGGCGTACTGGCCGGACTCGATCGCGACCACAACCGGGTTCACCATCGAGCCGGGGGCGGCGTCACCACGCGAACCCCAAATCCGGTAGTTGCCGGCGAGCGGCTGCCCCGGGGCGGGGCCGAGAGCAGCCGGCGCAACCCCCGCCCGCAACGACGGAAGCGGAAGCGCACCCGCCGCGAGCGTCACCCCGGCACTGCCCCCCGCGAGACGAGCAGCCGCCGCCTGGCGCAGATACGCGGCCGTCACCTCGTTGATCGCGTCAACCTCGCTGCGGGCAGCCGCGATGATCAGCAGCGCCGTGCTCTCCACAGCACCCCGCACGTCGGCGAGCGCACGGACGGTCTGCTCCGCCATCTGCGACGACGCGGCACCCAGCTGCAGCATCGCGCCCGCAGCCTCGTGCGTGACGCCTATCACCCCGGTCAGACGCTCGTGGTAGGCGAACACGGCGAGCGAAAGCTCGTCGAAGCCTCGCTTCAGCGGCTGGATGTACGCAAGCTCGAGCTCCTGCCCCGAACGGATCGCCAGTGCGGTGAAGCCCTGGATCTCACGGCCCATTCCGTCCAGGCCGGTCTTGACCATCTGGTGGGCTTCCTGGACCTTCCTCGCGAGCGGCTCGATGTCCCCGTCGAACTCGAGGACGGCATCGCCGAGGTCAAAGGTACTCTGTCATGAGAGTACCGGACCTCCTTTCCTCGACCTGTCAATTTGCTGCGTCTCGCAGCGCCTGCAGGCGCCTGTCACGCCCCGCGGGGTGTGTGCATGGCCAAGGGCCGGTACACGGTCCGGCCGCTCAGAACGCGTTACACGGCGTCTCACGGCGTACCGACCGGGGTTGCGGAGGAGCGTGTCCTCGGGCCCTGTTCCATCACCACCGCCGTACCCGCACCAGCCAGACCGGCCATCTCGGCAGGCGACCGCGGCCGGTACACCCTCGGGCCGCTGTCGCCGCTGTCCAAAGTCGCCGCCGTCCTCAGCTGCAGCATGAACGAGTTGGCGGTCTCCTTCTGCATCGACCCGAACGCCAACGACATCTCGTTGATCCTCGAGATCGACGCGCGGGCGCGCAGCACCGGCATCATCCGCACGTACGCCCAGAACTTCTTGGCGGGCACATCCCACCAAGACCCGTACACAGGATCAGCCGGCCCGTAGAGCTCATGCAGCCTGGGGATCAACTCCCCGAAGTCGACCTCGTCAACTCCAGCCTGAGCTCGTCCATCACCTCGTCCACCTGCTCCTGCTTCAGATACTTCCTGTCCACCAGCCGCTTGATCAACTCGGTCTGCAACTCGTTTCGCGCCAGCACCGGCGCCCACGAAAAAGCCTGAACCACCCGGTGGCGAACCGCGTCGTCCATACCCCGCCTCGCGTCCGCGAACTCGGTTTTCGTCATGTCCGGCGACGGGCCGAGCACCTGCTCGAACAGGCTCTCCAGAAGAAACCGCATCCGTGCCGCCTGGTCGTCGTCAAGCTCCTCCTCCGACGACATGAGATTGGTGAACTGCCGGCTCCATGCGAGCAGCTTCTGCTGCATCTCGATCCCGAAATCGTCGACGAGCCGCAACTCGAACGTCTCCCCCTCCGGATGGTCCTTCGTCGGCAGCCTCACGAGCTTGCGGCTCGGGGTGAGGCTGATCAGATCGAGAACCTTGCTGGAGTCCTCCTCCGGCACCGCGCCGTTCGCAGCCGGCGTCTGTTCGCTAGGTGGCTTGCGCTGCCTGGTTGTCACTGTCGCCTCCTTCTGTGGCGTTGAGTTGACGGGCGCGCTCCCGGGGGCCCAGCTCGAAGATCACGGTGATCCCGAGCGCCTCAAGGTCGCGCTGGAACGTTTTGGCGCGGAATATCGCACGACGAGCCCGGCGCTGGTGCCGCCGGGCCTCATACCGCTGCTCCCTGAACTCGCGGTAGCAGCGCTGCGCCTCAAGCGCGGCAAGCTCAGGATCGGCGTCTACCTGGCGGCGAATGTCGTCAGAAATCGCCTGCGCCGTCCTGGCCGTGATGTGGCTCGGATGCCACTCCTCCTGAACGACGTCAACCGCCATCCGCTACGGAGTCTGCTGCGCCCTGAACGTCGCGAGCTGGCCGATCGTCAACTCGTACGCATGCCACTCGACGGCGAGTACCGCCGGACCCTGCTTGGAGAACACGGGGGCGGCGTTGCCGGCGTTGTAGGCGGCCGGGATCTCGTACTGGGCTGCGTACGCCTCCTGGAACGGACTGACGCCACGGACCAGCAGCGCGAACGAGTTGACCAGCACACCGCGGTACACCTCGAAATGCTCGTCGCCGGACGACGTCGACTGCGCGACGGTCGTGACCGTCGCGTTGTTCAACGTGAACGCATACTGCGCCGGGGACAGATCGGCGAGCGAGAACGCGCACGTCAGCTCCTCCGTCTGGCGCCACGCCTTGCGGATAGCGGTCGAGCCGCCCGGGACGAACGTGCCGATCGTCTGCGGATGCGACACCGTCACGCCCGTGTCGATGTAGGACTTGTTGCCGGACGAACCAAGCGTCGTCCAAGGCGCCGGCGGAGTGTTCTGCGGGCCGGAGAACCCACCGGAGCCGAAGCTTGCGCTGACTGGAGGGAAAGAGCTCCCAACCGGAGCGACGTACGCCACGTATGGGAAGCAGATCACTTCATACGGTTGCATGGGCTAGGAGCCTCCTGACGTTCAGAAATGGGGCTCCGGCATCAGCGATGCCCACGCCAAACTTCGCACAGTCTAATGGCCAGTCCAGCGGCAGTGTTTACACCGCCTCCGCCAGATCAGGCTCAACCACCCGGATCGACGGCGCGCCGTCGCCGTGGTTCATGAAGTGCGGCTTGAAATGCTCGACCTCAAGCGACGGCAAACCCCAGATCTGGTGTCCCTCCCGGCGGGCGCGCAAACAGAACGTGACGTCCTCGCCGCACCGGTCGATACGGGCGATCGGCCGTTTCAGCAGCATGTCCTCGTCGAAGTCCTCGGGGCTGCGTGCCATCACGAACGCCGGCTGCTCCCCGTCAGCGAACTGCACCAGGATGTCCTGGCCGAACGTGTCCCACGGATCGTTCGGGTGGCGGTTCGCCACGTCCTGCAGCACATCACGGTGAATCAGCGTGCATCCCATCCCGACCGACGACACCTCGCACGGCACCGAGCGGTCCTCCGGGAGCTCGGGAACGGCGTGCAGCTTGTCGGTCGTGAACACCAGCCACGACAGATAGCAGTGGGTGCCGGGATACTGGTTCCAGTAGGCGGCGCCGATCACCTTGTAGTCGAACTCCTCGGCGGCGTCCAGCAGCCGGTACAGCGAGTCGGCGGGGAACTTGATGTCGTTGTCGAGCATCCACAGCCACTGCTTGTCGGTGCACTCAAGGAAGTAGCGGGCGATCCGTGCGCGGTTATCGACGATGTACGGGCCGTTCCCGAAGAACCAGTCGCCCCACCGTCGCTTCTCGCCGCGCAGCGAGTCCTCGGTCGCGGCCTCGAACACCGACTGCATGAAACAGGTGGCGACGGCGCCGTTCTCCGCGAACCCGAGCAGGGTGTCCTGGCGCAACCCCTCGCGGATCATTCGGAGGCTCCGCCGTACCCGACATTCTGGACGGGCGCTGTGCCTGTCTGCGGCTGTGGTGGCCAGCCCGCCGGCTGGTCGGGGGTGATCACGGTGGTCTCAGCGCTGAGACCGGCTGTTTCGACGAGCCCGGGGAACTGCGCCGCGAGCGTTTCCTCGAGATCGATCTCGTCACCCGGCTCAAGCGTCACCCCCGCGATCTCAAGCCGGCGGTTGTCCGCCTCAAAGCGATAGTGCTTCACGGCCATCTACACCGCTCCCTCCACATCCGAGGTCTTTATCAGAAACGTCGAGATGTTGTACGGCCACTGGAGCACAGGATCGCGGCTCGGTGTCGGACCGCCGGCCAGCATCACGTTGTAAATGTATGTCGCAGCCCAGACGGACGGGGCGCTGTTCTTCAACGCCATGTACGCCGCATCGAACACCTGGTAGGCGAGGTTCTGGGTTTCGCCGTAGCACCACAACGCCAGCCTCGCCTCGTACACCGTCAGGGTCGCGAACCCCGCCGGGCCTCCGTGCGGGATCACCACGATCGCCTTCGTCGGCATCAGCACGTCCTCGGCGACCGGGAGCTCATGGTCGAACACGTTGGCGCCGCACAGCCCCTGCACCAGCGTGTCGGCCTCCAGCAGCGCCGCGACCGCCAAGACCGGGTTCGGTCTGACCGCACTCATCTGCCGCGCCTGCCCAGGCCGCCGAGGCTGACGAACCGGCCGGCGGCACGGCCGACCTTCCCGAACGCGATGTTCGCCGAACTGATCCTCGCCTCCCTGGACAGCGCCTCGCCGATCGACTCGCCGCGCAACGCGGCGGCGATCGCCGCCGGTAGCAGACGCTTGCTCGCGTCCCACGCCGGGTAGATGAACGGGCGCGCAGCGATCGGTGCTGCCCTCTCTGCACGGCCGGCGCGGGCGGGGATGTAATGGCCGGGAGCGCCGAACTCCATCAGCATCGCCCGGTCCACGATCGACAGCTCGTCGCCCGAAGCGAAATGCTGCTGCTCACCCACCTGCGGGTTGATGAACCCGCGGGACTCGCGCCAGATGTCCGGGTCCTGGTAGGCGGGCCCGTCCTCGATACCCCAGTCGCCGAACACATGCGGGCGCTCGTCGGTCCCCACATTGTGGGCGGGGGTGAGCACCTTGATCGCGTTCACCGTCTGGCCGGTCCGGTCATGGAACCGGTCCTCGCCGGTGTTGAACGACGGCGGCGGGTACGCCTGGTGGTTCGCCTTCGCCATGTCCACACCGACCTCCATCACCACGTCCATCGCGACGATCGTGGCGGCCGTCACGTCGGCGATCACCTCGTCGCCCCGCCAGTCCATCTCCCAGTAGCCGTCCGCGCCCCTCTCGTAGCGAGCTCGCTGGAAGAGCGCCACCGCTAGCTCCTGACGACCATCAGCCGCAGCTTGCCGAGCATCAGCAGACCGCCGTCCGTCTTGCGGACCAGCAGCTGCTCGGTCTGCGGGCCGGCGGGCGCGTAGCGGGCGACGACACCGACACGCACGATCGTGATCAGATCCTCCTCGTTGGGCCAGATCGGCACGTTCGCGGGCAGGTCAACGATCGTCTGGGACACCTGCATCCGCTGGTGCCCCTTGATCACGTCGGCGATGTCCTCATCGATGTACGCCTGCACCGAACCCTGCCAGCGGATCAGCGGTCCCGTCCCCGGAACGCCCTTCTGTGGGTCCGCCGGGGTGGCCGGCATCTGGATCATCGTCATGTTCGCGTTATGGCCTAAAAGATAAATGGCTACATCACCGCCGGGGTGCCGTACGCGTCGGCGACCGCGACCACCTCGGGAATGTCGAACGCGTCCGTGTGGTTCGCCGTCAGGATCGTCATCTGCCCGCCGTCCCTGGTGCGGAACCCGGTGGTGCGCTCATCCCACGGCGACTCCACCAGCCAGCGGCGACACAGCTCGAGCGACGCCCTGGCGACGCGGGGCGGCACGAAGTCGTAGCCGGACACGTAGCTCACATAGATCGGGGTTGACCACCAGTTGAACATGGCGGGCATGAAGATCAGACCGCCGTTCTCGATCCGCAAACCCGCCAAAGACGGGATCGCGACCGGCGACGGGCTGTCCGCCTGCGTGTAGATGTTCAGCACGCTGCGGATCCTGCGCCGCGGAAGCTCGAGCATCCCCCAACTCACGATCCGGGCGATGTCGTAGCGGTAGCGGGGAACGAACGACACGCCGCAGATGTCCTCGATCGCCATCTCCGCCAACGTCCGGTAGTCCAGAACCTGCTGGGTGGAGTAGGTCGCGGTGTCGCCGAGCGGGGTGCGGGTGCGGGCGAACGCGACCGTGAAATGAAAGTCGCCGACGATCTCCGCATACGTCGTCAGCACCGAACTGTCGGACAGCGACGTCCACGTGATCGTCAGATAGTCAAGGCCCGCCGTGTTCGACGGGGCGAGCACGAACGTTCTGCCCGAGTTGCCGGTCCCGGTCGCGAGACCGGACGCGATCACCGTCCCGGTCGCCTGGCTGGACACCGACACCTGCACCGTCCCCGGGTCCCAGGCGACACCGTTGCGCTCCCAGTAGGCGTTCAGGGTGCCGGACTGTCCCTGCTGCAGACGGTCCATCAGGCGGGCCTTGCGTGGAACGCGAGCTGGGCGTTCGCGCCGACGGTAGAGACACCCCACACATGCCGGCCGGCGCGCTCCACCGCAAAGTCGGCGTGGTAGGAGCCCTGGTTGTCACGGACCACGTCCGCCTGATGGGTGATCCCGAGCGAGTCCGACAGCGACGCGACCAGTTCGACGTCCGCCTTCGCGCGCCCGCGCAGCGACGGGCCCTCGAGCTGCTCGAGGTCCACCACCGTCATCGACAGGCGCACCGTCTCACCGATCCTGGGCGCCTCGATGTCCTGCCGCAGTGCCAGCGACACGAACCGGGGCCTCTCGACCACCGCCGCCGGAACCATCTCGGCGCGTTCCTCCTCGGTCAGCAGACGCCAAGTGTCGGTCCTGGCTTCCTTCAGGAACCTGATCGCCATCACGCGTTCTCGAGGTCCGGCTTAGACATTATCATAGTCAGGCGTTTTCGAGATCCGGCTTGACGATGATCGTGTTGTACGAGTCGTTCGGGAACGTTTCGATCGCGCCGCCGGTCCACGTCACCTCGAACTCCTGCTGGTAGGTGTCCGCTACCGACAGATCCGAGCCGCCCCAGGTGTAGGACACGGTGCCGACGTTGATCGTCAACGTCACCCCGGTGCCGGCTGCGGTCGCGCCGATCGGGTTGTTGTTGACGTCGACCATCGTGATCACGTTCGTGACCGAATTGATCGAACCGACCCGGGCTCCCTGCGGAACACCGGCACCCTGGATCGAGGACCCGACCACGATGTTCGTGAGAGCCGACACGGCGGTGATCGACGCAGAGCCGAGCGTCAAAGTGCCGGTGGGTGTCGCCACCGTCAGCTTGGTGCACGACCCCGTCACCAGCGCCGTCGTGCCCTTCAAGATCGCCTTGATCGCGGTCGCCGACGTCAGATCGACGAACAGGCCGGCGGACTGCAGCGCGCCGATCAGAGGCGGATAGGTGTCAAACCGCTTCCATGTCGGGGTTGGGGTCGAGATGGACATCGCGCCTCCTAGATGAGTTTAGAAACGATCACGGTCAGCAGACAGTCGGTGCGAGCAGTGCCGTGTTCGTCGACTGTCCGACCGGCGCAGCCTGCCGGGGGGACGCCGGGACCGCCGGGACGTGAGGCGAGCCGAGCGGCGAGCGGGTCGTCGGGGTGGCCGCGAGCGGGGAGAACAGTTCGGGACGGATCACGAACGCCTCGGTGCAGAACACAATGTCCGGCAGGTGGATCACCGGCGCGAAGATCGTCACCAGCGCAGTTGTGACACTGCTGGCGCTGCCCGCCAGATACGGTTTCAGGCCAGCGGTGGCGGCGGACGCCCCGGCCGCGATCGGGCCGAGGACAGGCATCAAGCCCGGCAGCGTCGCCGACGTCGTGGCCGTCGCCGACGGCGACAGCCGCATCCCCACCACGATCGCGGAGATGGTGGCGCTCGACGCGCCAGCCGCCGACGGGATGATCGTCACCCCCGTCAGCACCGTCATGCTCGCGGCGGTCGTGTCCGTCGCGGACGGTGTGACCAGCGAGGCTGCGGTTGTGGCCGCGGTCGCTGACGTGGTCGCCGAGGCGGACGGCGTCAGGGACGCCCCGGCGCTGACCGACATCGTTGCCGCTGACACACCCGCAGCGGACGGTGTGAGCAGCGTCGCGGCGGTTGTGGCCGCGGTCGCCGACGTGGTGTCCGTCGCCGACGGCGACAGCAGCGTCGCGGCGGTCAGCGACGACGTCGCGGACGTGGTGTCCGTCGCCGACGGCGTCAGGTCCGGACCTGCCGCCGGCGCCAGGACCTCGGCGTGCCGGATGGTCGGTCCGGCCACCGGCTAGAACCCCGAGCTTGAGTTGGTGATCCCCACCAACGGGATCCCGACGGCGTTGTACGCGGCGAACGACGCGGGGCTCGGCAGCGCGAACGCCGACGCCTGCTGGTAGTAGCCGACGGGGCGTCCGCTCGCAGCTGTCAAAGCGGACAGGGTGAGACGGTTCGCGGTTGTGTTGTCGGCCGCGAACGCGATGAAATACACGCCGGGGGACAGCAGGATCTCGGTGCCGGGCGTCACATACTGGGGGGCGGTGTTGCCGGACCCGGCGGTCGACCCTGCCGTGTAGATCTTGCCGCCGCCGATCGAATACAGGCCGATGTCGCAGTTCCCGCCGGCGGCTGACCCGTTCACCCAGAACATGCGGCGCACCACATACGGCCACGGGATGCGAACCGGAATGTAGATCGCGGTGTTCGCCGTCCCCCAGGCGCCGGACGCGGGCACCCCGATATTGCCGATGTTCTTGGCGGCCAGGATGTTGCAGAACCGCATGAAGCTGTGAATGTGCGTCGGGACCGCTGCGTCGCGCGGATAGTCCATCAGAACGTCGCGCTTTCGATCGCGGCCATGATCAGCGCCGTCTGGGCGTTCGTGCCGCCGGCCGCGAACGTGGCGGTAGACGGCAGCGGCAGCGCGGACGCCTGCTGCTGCACGCCGCTGACACGCTGCAACACCGCGCCCCCCGACTGGCAGCGAACGATGTGGCCGGTCGTGTTGTCCAGCACCGCCGCCATGTAATAAAGCCCGGGGTTCAGGACCACCGGGGTGCCGAGCGTCACGACCTGCGGCGCGGACGTGCCCGACTGGGCTGTCGACCCGGCGCTCAGCAACCGTGTCCCGTTCGTGTCGTAGATCCCGGCGTCGGCGTTGCCGGACACCGCGTTGCCGTTCTGCCAGCCGATCGCGTACACCGTCACGATGTCCTCCAGCAGCACCGGGCAGTAGAACGCAAGGTTCGCGGACGGCCACGCAATGTCAGCCCACGTTGACGCGTTCACCGCGAACGTGTCCTGGGCGGACAGGCCGCCCTCCCCGGCCGTTGACATGCAGCCGAACGGGCTGAACGGGGCGACCATGTGGCGGGACAGTTCCATCAGAACGTCGAGCTCTCGATGTAGGCGAACACCAGCGGCGTGTACCCCTGGTCCATCGCCGCATACGTCGCCGTTGACGGGAGCGCGAACGCCGACGCCATCTTCTGGACACCGGACGCGCGGAGATACTCGAGGTGGACGGTGCTGACCCGCATGAACGTCGCCGTCGTGTTGTCCGCCGCCATCCCGAGGTAGTACAACCCCGGGTCGATCGCCTGCGGCCCGCCGAGCGCCGCGGACTGCAGCGCCGAGGTGCCGGACATCGCCGTCGAACCGAGGCTCGCGAGACGCGTCCCGTGCGTGTCGTAGATCCCGGCGTCCACATTCCCGCTGACCGACGCGCCGTTGCTCCACCCGAACCCGTACACCGACACCGGCTCGCGGACCAGCACCGGGTAGAACAGCGCCTCGTTCGCGGACGGCCACGCGCCCGCCAGCGTCGTGGTCGCGACAGCCGCCAAGTACATCTCCTGCAGCGGCGAGCCGGGACCCACCGACGACAGACAGCCGAAGCCCCCATAGGGGTCGATGGGCGCCTTCGCGAAATCCACCGGCTAAAAGCTGTTGACCGACCACGGATAGGCGCGCCCCGTGCCGGCGATCTGTTTCAGCGTGAACCTCAGCGCGCCGGAGTCGGTCAGCGCCGTCGAGATCGGCACCGACACCTTGATCAGATCGTCCGTCGGCTGCGCGTCCGTGAACCTCTCCAGATAGCAGACACGGCGGGTGCCGGACGTCAGCACCATCTTGTACACCCGAAGCTCGAGGATGTCGAGCGCCGCCATGTTGACGGTATCCACCTCGAACGTGTAGATACCGATCGCCGACGTGTCCTGCAGCGTGTGCTCGCTGCCGATGATCGCGGTCTGCGTACCCGACCCGACGACAGTCATCGACACAGCGACGACCCCCTAGTTGTGAAGCTCGACCCAGCCGGCGTCCGTGACTCCGTAGGAGCCGTCGCCACGATCCTCCACCAAGCCAGCTCCGACGAGTTGGTCCAGATGCTCCTTGGTGGCCACCGTCGCGTCTGAGAGCTCTCCGCCGATCTCCGGGGTGTTGTCGTCACGCCACAGCGCGTAGGCGAGCGCGGTCAGCGTGTTCCGGGGACCGAGCGCGGACTGGTCCACCTCGTCGGTGACATGGCCGAGAACGCGTCTGGTGGTGGACAGGCGCGGGAACTTCGGCTCGTAGCCCGGCACCTGACGAGGATCAAGCTCGTCACCCTCCGGTGCGGGCGGAGGAGCCTCGGTCGGCGGGACGTCCGGTGTCAGTTCGCTCATGCTATGTCCCGGTCATGGATAGCGACATCGCCGCGTTCGCGACCGTCGGCGGTGTCTGGGTCGTCGAGATGGTGGTTGACGTAAGCGTGCCGTACCACAGGCTGTTGCCGGCGCCGGTGGACGCCGAGTCGGCGACCATGAAACCCAGCAGCGTCGAGCTCCCCGCCGTGCAGTTACCGAACGTGATCGCGCCGTTGTTGGTGGACACCGACGGTGTCGCCGCGGTCGCGGCGTTGAACCCGGCGCCCGCGATCGTCTGCCGGCCGTAGCCGGTGTAGGCAGCCTCCGTCAACGTCGCCCCGGTGGTGGTGGACGACGGAGCGGCCGTGGCGAGCGCGAGCGCGACCGTTGAGGGCATCGTGAATGACGTCTTGCCGTCGATGTGATCGATCAGCTTCGCCATCCCGTACTGGCTGACGCCGGACGTGATCGCCACCGGCACGCCCTCGCGTCTCAGCAGATCCTCGATCCGGTCCCAGTACCCCCGCTCATATTCGGCGAGGCGGAACACGTCGCGGAGCACCCCGGCGAACCTGTCGATCGCCGTCCATGTCTCCTCGATCCAGCGCTTCCCGTACTCCGACAGCCTGGCGGGTCCGTCGGGAACGAGAAGAACGGCTCCCTGCTCCAGGAGCCGTTCTGTCGTCTCGTCGATGCTCGTCACGGCCAGAGGCTCCGTCAGCTCGCGGGACCCAACGTCGGGTCGCCGACGACAGAGCCGATCTCGTCGAGCGCGTGAGGGGTCGGCAGCGACATGATCCTTGCCGCCTCCCGGTGCTGTGCGGCGGCGACACCGGCATCCGAGTCGTTGTACGCCGCGCGCATCTCGGCGCGCACCGCGTTGACGTGATCGTTCGTTGCCTCCTCAGCAGCAACCCGGGCGGCCTCGGCGGCTGTGGCGGCCGCCCACTCGTCGACCGCGCCGGCTGTCTCTGTCGACTCTGCCATCTCTGTCTCCTGTTCTGTTGGCTCCGGCTCCGGAGGCCCTACCCGGGCGGGAGGGGCCGGCGGCTCCGGGGTGGTCAGCTCGCTTGCTTCCATCAGTCCTCCTCCTTGCCCTTCGACGCCCGTGACGGCCTCGCCCGGATCTCACCAGGGTTGGCGGTCGCCGCCTCGACCGGCGGGTACGTCAACCCCTCCTCCACCGGGCGGAAATACTGGGGGAAGCGCTTCGCCAACTCGTGGTCGGCGGTCACCCGCGTGATGCCCTGGTGCACCGTGATCCGCTCGCCGAAATCGTCGGTCGCGAAGCTCTCCGTCGCCTCCAGGATCTGGCTCGGGTTGTAGCGGCTCTCCAAAACTCCTGACACTGCGTCCTCCTTGGTTTGAAATGCACCTGAGCGGAATCGAACCGCCTCTGACCGGTGCGAACCCGGCCCGGCTCCCATGAGCCGCAGGTGCAACCGTACTCAGGTGACCAAGATCCTCCAAGCGTTCGGATCCACGACAGCGCCTGTGTTGCGCCAGTAGGCGTACAGGCCGCGCTGGCCGGTCGGACGCCGGTTGGACCCGAACAGGTGGGGAATCAACTCGATCGTCATGCCGATACGGTCGATGATGATGTAGTAGTTCGGATCCCCGATCGCCAAGATGCTTGAGCCGTGCGTGAGGACCGACACCATGTCGGACACCTCGTTCGCACCGTAGCCCAGCAGCTTCTGGCCGATGTTGCCGCCCTCCTCGAACGGCATGTTGTCCAGCCCGATACCCAGCGGACCGACGTTCGGGTTCACGACCGTCTGCCACAGAGCGGCAAGCGGTGTCGCCTGGGTCGTGAACTGGCGGACCTGGTTGTAGATCGCGCGGTTCGCGAACCACTGGCCGAGCGGGCGGAAACGCGGAGGCAGCGCCTGCTCGAGTGCGTACAGGTCGGCGATCGCGAACGCGCTCGACGTACCGGTCGCGACAGTCGACGTCGCGCCGGTGATCAAGCCCTGCGGCTCGTTGGAGCCGTGGCCTGAACCGAGCGTGAACTTGAGGCCCTCCAGCACGTCCTTGGCGTCCTGGATGAGCTTCGCCATCCCGGCCTGCAGCCCGTTCCAGTCCATCCCGATTTCGATCGAGTACGGGACGAAGGCTTGCGCCCTCTCCACATACAGGTCGGGCTGGGCGAGAACCGGCGTGTTGTCAGACGCCTCGGTTCCCTCCGGGGCGTACGACGCGACGACGGCGCCGGCGGTCAGGCCACGGTACTCGAGGCCGATGATCGTTTCGATACGCGCGATCCTGCGCATCGGGTTGACCACACCGTTCGACGTTGGGATCAGTGTCGGGTCCAGCGTGATCGGCACCGCGAACCCGCCGGCCGATCCTGGTGACAGAGCCAGCGCGCGGGTTTCGTCGCTGGTGAGCGTCGCGCCCATCACCGACTTGCCGAACGCCCGCTTGTACAGCGGCGAGCCGTACTTGAGGATGTACCGGGCGAAGTCGCCGGGCTGCTCCTCCTGCACCGTCTCCATCAAGCGAACCAGATGCTGCTTGACGTCCTCTTGGGAGATCATCTTGCCGCGCTGGATCTCGGGGTGCGGGAACACGAACGTGTCGATCGCCCGGGCGGCACGATCCTTCGCCTCATGGATCATGTCGTTCGGATCACCGAAGTTCGACCGGATCGTGGTGAGATCCCAGATGTCCTCGCGGGCGGTCTGCGAGCTTGCGGGCGGAACGCCGAAATGCACGCCCTGCTCCCGGCGGTCCTTCTCGTCGTCGATCGTCGACAGCCAGTCCTTGCGCTGCTGCATCTGCTTGATCGCGCGCTCGTTCGTTTCGAGTTCGTCGGAGATCCGGTTCCACTCGGCAAGCTCGTCCTCGATCAGGACACGGCCCTTGCCGTCCTCATCGATCTGCCGTAGGCGGGTGCGGATCTCGTCGTTGCGGACATCCAACTCCTCGATGGTCATCGGCGCCCCCCCAGCGATCCGGGGCAGCACACGACCGTCCGAGAGTTGGACGCCGTCTTTGGTGACAGCTATCAGCTGAGTTTCCAAGGCGGATCCTCCTGTGTCGTACGTAGTGTGTTGTGCGCGGCGCCCGACAAGTGGGTGGTGCGCAGGCTTCTGCGGCCTGCGTCCGGCGCCCTTGGCGAGGGTGCGTCCTGGGTTGGCGCCTCAGCGGACGCCTCCTTCTCCTTCCCATCCTCCCTAAGCTCGGCAGCAGCCGCCAGCGACGGGCGGCCCTGTGAGCGAAGACTTGCCAGCAACTCGGCGAGGCGCTCCGGAAAAGCATCCGGATGCCCGCGAGAGAAAATCTCGAGGTCGAGATCCAGCCACCAGTCGTTGATCGACCGTACGCCGGCTGTGGCGTCCTCGTAGGCGGGGAACGTCACCGGGCCGAACTCGCGGACACGCATCTCTGTGATCGTGCGCTCCTCGATCCCCTCCGGGTTGTGCTCGGACCGGGGTGGCTCGTTCACCACCTCCTCGCGAAGGACCTGGAAGCGGAACGAGGCGCCGTACAACTCCTCCTTCAACGCCGGCAGCAGGTCGCGGTTCAGGGCGGTATCCAGCAAACCCACCTCGTAGCGACCGCCGATGTCGTCCTCCTCAAGCTCGCGGATCGGGCCGAGCGGCTTCATCCCGAACTGCGGGTCGCGGCCGTGCTGCAGCATGCAGCGCATCCCGCGCCGGTTCTCCTCGAACGTCTTCTTGCACGCGCCCGGGGCGATCTGCTCCATGAACCGTCCCTCGAAGAAGCTGTCGATCTCGGTCCAGCGGTTGAACACACAGAAATGCCCGTTCAGGACACCCAGATAGCCCGGACCGAGACGCTCGTCCTTCTCGCGCACCCCCAGGCTTGCGCCGGCGTCCCAGCGCATCGCGGTCTCCCCATGGCGGGGAACACCGGGGACTACGCCGAATTCACGGGCCAGCTCTTCGAGTTCGGGCGGCGTATCGGTGCGAGCCTCGTCGGCGACAGCCATGAAAACTCCTCGCGTTGTTCATCAGTCGCCCGCCCTAGCCGCTATGAGCGCTTTCGCGAGTTGTTCCACGTTGTGGACGTTGGCGAGCATTGTACGCCGCGCCGCAACGGAACTGTCAGTGATCGTCGATGAGGCGACCACACCCTCCGGTCCACCGATCGCCGGCGGAGGTGCGGCACCGTTGCCATTCCCGTTGCCATTCCCTATGCCTGCTGCGTTCGCGGGCATCTGCTGCTCCGAGCCGGGTGGGCGCAGCTGCACCGAGTACAGGCCGGAGTGGGTGAGCTTCGTGAAGTCGTTGTTCTCGATCGCCGCCACGATCGAATCCGGGTCGAAGCCGGCGTCCGTCAACAGACGCATCGCGGTGGCTTTGGTGAGCATCACGTTCGCCATGTCGGACTCGTCGTCCTTCAGGAACGGGATGTCACGGTCGTCGTACCACAGCCGCGCACCCGGCGGCGGCGGCACCAGGGTAGCCATCGACCCGACGAAGTTGCGCCACAGCGGACGCATCGTCCGGTCCGCGCACCAACGGCGAGCCTGGGAATAGTTCGCGAGCGTCGACGCCTGCAAACCCTTGTCGAACCCGAGCAGCATCGGCGGTATGCCGGCGGCAGCCGCGATCCTGAGCTCGGTCTGGCCGACCACCATCGAATAGTCCAGATCGCGGAGGTTGGTGCCGACGACCGTAGCGGTCGCCCCTTGCCCCAAGTAGAGTGTTTTATAGGCGTTCAAAGACCCGGCGTGCTCCGCCTCGAACGCGTCCACCCACTCCTGGAACGTCTTGCGGTCCATCTTGCCGGTGTCCATCGACACCACCATGTTCGGAGTTGCGCCGTTTTCAAAGTACATAACTTTGTGGGTCGCCATCGCCCTGTCCCCGAGCACCTCGATCAGGATCGGCTGCACCCAACTCATGCCGCGGTAGGTGGCGATCGGGTCGGGGATCGGCGCGACATGGCAAATTTCGTCCGGCAGGAAGATCTTCGGCGGGATCGGCGAGCCGGGACCACCCGGCGTGTAGATGTAGCCGAGGAGCTCGGCCGACGGATCCCATGTCTGGGAGAGATCGGAGTCCTCGGTGGTGCCCTTGATGATCGTCACCCAGTCCGGGCGCAGACGGGCGATCTTCATGCCCTTGCGGTCGAGGCGGGCGACCTTCGCGGCGTAGTAGTTGCCGGACAGGTCGACGTCGATGATCGCCTTCGTCAACAGGTCGCCGGTGGTGGCGTTCGGCCACGGGTTCTCCAGCAACTCGAGGTCGCGTGTCCCGAACAGCAGCCCGGGGCGCCCGTTGTTCATCCGCTGAAAAATGAACCGGGCCTCCGAGAACAGCAGAGCTCGGCACAGCATGCACGCGAAGATGGCTCCGTTCGTCTTGAACGCCCCGTTGATGAACCCCATGAAATCCGCCGCGATGTACTCGCGGTTCTGCTGGATCGTCTGGATCATCGTGGGCCCGTAACCGAGCCCTTGGTAGCCGAACTGCCCAAACCAATAGGGCAGCTGGTCAAGAGTTATCGACGGCCACGGGTTCGGTCCCGCACGCTCCGCCTGGCGGCCGCCCCTCCTTGCCCAGGTGACGAGATTTGCCACTTAGCTCACTGCCTCGGAGGTTCCGCGAGCTGCACGAAGAACGCGCCGATCAACACCAGCACAGCACCGACGATGATGATGTCCGCCGGCCAGAACAGAAACCCGACCGTGACAAGAATCATCAGCGCGCCGATCAGCACCAGCGTCGCGGACAGCACCAGCCGGCCGAGCGGCAGGCGCGGCGCCTGGCGCTCCTGTTCGACTACCGCCATGACACCAAGGGTTCGGCGTTCTCCGGCTCAAGGCCGTCAAAGTATTGGTTGACCATCGCCGCTGCTGTCAGCGCGTCGATCACACGAACCTCCTGTTTGCGGCGAGCTCGCGACTGCGACGGACGGTCGAACCGGTACTTGTCGGACGGCAGCCGTCTCGAGATCGCATTCATCACATGCTTACGCAACCCCCGGTCGCCTGTATGCCACAGCGTGTTGGACCGCAGGCCCTTCATGAACGCGTCGAAGTCCTCGACCGCCAGGGCGTTGCTCTGGGTGCGGTCCAGCACCCCGATGTCGAACTCGTCCTCGATCCACGCCGCGATGTCCTCAGCCCGCTGCATGTCGATCACCACCACATCCACCGGGTTGCGGGCATGCAACTCCTCGAACGCGATCTTCACCTTGTCCGGATGCATCGTCGAGCCGTCCCTCGGGGGCGTCAGGATGCGCGGGGTGCCGAGAAGACGCCACGCCCTGGTGTGCATCTCCACCTCCTCCAGCATCGCCCGCACCTCGTCGGACAGGCGCTCGAACTCGACCGGGAGGAACTGCCAGCACGGCACGATCGCGAACGTGTCCTTCTTCCACGCCACGTCCATCCCGACGCTCACATGCTCGCCGTCCGGGATCTCCCGCAGATTCGGGTGAAGCGCCTTCGACCAGTCGCCCTCGGTGATAGCGGACGAGATGCTGCGCGCCGGCCGGTTGCACTTCAGGCGCGTGAAGTCGCCGAGGTCGGTCGTCGGCGAGTTGTACTCCTCAGTCAGCGACGCGACCGAGATCCCGGAAAAAGGGTTGGCCTCCTTCACCCTCACCATGTCGGTCACATGCTCGGCCTTCTGCACCATCCACTCGTTCATCACGATGTTCGGGCCCTCGTAAAAGCCGTGGCAGCCGTTCAGCGCGCGTGACGTGGCGGCCTCTCGGATCTTGTCGCGCTGCTCCTCGAAATCCCCGCCCGGCTCGCCGGCGGTTGACGTCATCGCGATCTGTCCCTGGCGTTTGCCGAGCTTCCCCTTCCACAACCGGTACGGGCTGAGGTCCGGCCAGCGGTGCCCCTCGTCGCACAGCACCAGCGTCGGGATGCCGCCGTCGGACGTGCCGACATCGGCGGCGTACACCTTGATCCCGCGTCCGCCGGTGCGCATGTTCTTGATCTGCCTGTACCCCTCGTAGATCCGGAAGTAGCCGGTGTGGGTGCGCTGGTTGTACTCGAGCCCGGGGGTCATGCGAATGATCCCGTACGCCTGCTGGGCGAGGATCTCCGCCTGGTCGCGCGAGCTGGCGACGATCGGCACCCACGGCGCCTTCGTGTACTGGCAGTGATACAGGCCGAAGCCGGCCGACGACGTCGTCTTGGTGTTCCCCTCCGGGATCACGTTCCATGTTTCGCGGATGCCGCGCAGGATCGGCTCGAACATGTCGACCTGGAAATCCTCGACATCCCACGTCTCGAACGTGTCCAGCACCAGCCGCTGCGCGAACGCCAGAAAGTGCGGGACGGAGAACGGCTCAAGCTCGGCCATCAGCCGGTCTCAGCGCTGAGACCAGTCACTGCTGGTCCTCCATCTGCTTGCGGCGCCTACGCGGGTCGAGCGCTTCCACGTTCCCGAGATCGGCGAACGGGTCCGGCGGGATCTCCGGCAACGGGTTCGCGGGACGGCCGCGATGCTCCGGGAACTGGACGCCCTTCAACTCCAGCCACGTCTTGGCGGCCGGCACCGATCCGGAGATCGCCGCCTGGTACAGCGCCTCCTCCACATGCTCGTTCGCGTCAAGCTCTGCGTCCTCGACCAGCACAAGAAACTCGGGGTGCGCCGCGATGAACTCGCGGACCTTCAAACGCTCGAGCTTCAACGTGTCCGCCGCAGCGCCGCGGCGCATCCCGGCGCGGAGATGCCCGAGGAACTCGGCCTGTTTGACGGGCGGGAAACGGAACGCCGGCGGGGCCTTCTTGCGTGGCGCCATCGCCGTGAAGAGTACTCGCCCTACGGTCCCCCGCCGAACGGGTATCTGGCGTGCCTGCGCAGCAACCTGAGCTGGGCGGCGTTCGCGCGCTTACGCGGCTTGGCTTTCGCGGCCGGCTTTCTTTTGCGCCCGCCGCCCTTCTTGAACTTGCCGGCCTGCTTGCCCTTGAAGTTCGCGAGCTTTCCTCTGGCCACCGCTGCTCCTCTCGATCGCTGCGCCGAAGTACAGCAGCTGGCCCTGCAGATAGCGAATCCTGTCAAGCACCGTGTAAGGCCGGATCGTGTCCTCGAACCACGGCCACACCGTTCGGCTGAAATAGAAGTAGAACGCCCGCTGGCGCTCGACGGTCGTCAGCAGCTTCTCCCTAGTGCCGTCCGGATGTATGAACAGGCCGTCCGCCATCAACGGGATCTTCATCCCGTCGGTGAAGAACAGCAGCAGCCGGTCGGCTTTCGGCGCGTGCTCCCAAAACGCGATCATCGACCTGTAAGGGTTCGCCCAGGCGTCGAAGTCGGCGATCGCCACCGGCGGCTTGCGGTGCTCGGTGAACAGCCAGCCGTCGGCGTCACCGACACGAATGTCGCCGGTCAGGCGCTGCTGTGCGACATCGACACGCTCCGGGTCCTCGTCGACACCCAGGATCAGACGCTGGTCGTACAGGTCGGCTGCGAGGTCGCCGTCACCGATGAACGGCACATAGGCGGCACCGTCCGAAGCCCACCGCAGCAGCCGTTTGCGCAGCAGATACTTGCGGTGATAGCCGATGTGCTGGGAACGGTCGCGTCCCCAGCCGACAGCACGCTGACCGCCCGGCACTAGCGGATCTTCTCGATCTCCTTCATCAACCCGTTCAAACCATGCCAGCGGCGCCCGAGATGACGTCCGTCCGTCCACGCCGGATGCGGACTCAGCTGCTGGTAGGACGGCGGCAGATACTTCGCCAGCCGGAAGCACCGGTCACGGAGCTCGCGCAACCGCATGTACATCAACCCCTTCAACAGCCGGCGGTAGCGCCTCGGCTCCTTCAACAGCCGGTGGGTCATCGCCACCGTCGCATGCTCGTCGATCCCGAGACCGGGAATGCGCCCACGCGGATAAACCCGGTACGGGTCCGGGGGCGGAGGCGGCGGACCTGCCGGGGTGAGGAACAGCCGGCGCTCAGCCATCCGGCGGTTCACCAAACCCTGCAGCACCACACCGCCGGCGCGGCAATACTCGAGCATCGCGTTGGCGGCCGCCCCATACTCGCGGCGGCGCAGCAGCTGCCCGATGTCCCATTGCATCGACCCGGGGCCGAGGTTCCACACGAACGAGCACAGCGCGTTGAACTGGTTCTGGTTCAACGGCACACCCAGCGCCTTGATCGCCGGCTCGTACTCGCGGACGACGCGTCCCTTCAGATCGGCCTCCGCCTGCTCGCGCGTCATGGTGCTGCCGGGACCGACACCGCTCGTCTCGCCGTAGCCGACCGTCCACACACGACCGTACGGATCCCAGTAGGCGTGGTAGGAGTAGCCCTCGAACTCCTCGATCAAATGAAGCCCGGCGCTGTCGATGTCCATCAGCTGCCCGCGGGGGTCGGCTCGGCCGGCGGGTCGGGTGTGACCGCCGACTCGGGCTTGGCGGTCAGATCCACCTGGGCCTCGTCCTGGAGAGCCTGTGTGACCTCCGCCTCCGTCCGAGGTTCCGGCGTTGCGGGCGGCACCTCGTCAAAATGCTCGGCGTCCGCGACGAGTTGCTCAAGATCCGGGATGTCCTCGGCGGCCTGGCCGGCGACCGTCCCGGCGCTCGCGCCCGCCAGGTCATCCCTCACCTGTTTGGAGACAGCGTCAACCAGAGTCTGCAGATCCGGGAGCGCCTGCGGGTTGAACTGCTCCGGCGTGACGCCCGTCAACCCTTGGGTGGCGCTCACAGCCTTCAAGATCGAGCGTGAGATGACCGTCACCGAGTTCAGGATGACGGCGTACTTCACGCCGTTCACCGGCGACAGGTTCTGGGTGATCGCGGTCGCGACGATGATCGCCGCGTTCGCCCCGAACACCAGCACCCCCTCGCCGGTGCGGACGAGTTTCACCATCGGGCCGGTCAGCTTCGGTACTTGCATCTGCATCCGATTCCTCCTTGTCGAACGCAAGACTAAAGCAGCGGGTGGCGGTTCACCGGCGGAGAGCGCAGCCATACCGCCGGTCCTTCCCGCCACCCGCTTCAGCCGGTTCCCATCCGGCCATCGGCCTGCTGCGCGGCCGATACCTGAACCATCTCGCACGGAAGATGGAAATTCTCGTCCCACCCCACGTCGGCGCCGCGTTCGCCCGGGACGCAGCGACCGGCCGCCCAGCACTGCGTCCGGAGATACGGGCAGGCGTGCCCGGCGGAGCGGGCGTGGAACAGAGGCGGTTCATGGCGGTGCGGTGTCACACCCACCGACGCGAGCGCGGTATCGACGCGCCCGTCAAGAGCTGTCCAGTGCGCGCCGTCCCAACTCCGCCACAACTCAAGGTTGCCCTCGATGAACTGCTTGGAGAACTTGATGCACCCCAGCGCCGCGACCATCTGCCCGCCGGGAACACCGTACGCGTAGTTGCACACCGGATGCGGACACCACCACAGCGGAGCGAGCGCGTCATACCACGGGAGGACGTCCGGCTCGAGGTTGATGAAGCCGCAACCCTCGCGCCACATCCGGGAGAACCAGCGGCTGTAGTCGTAGTCGTCCTCCGGAGTCACATAGACAAGCTCGAACGGCGTGACCTCCGGACGGGGCCCCGCCGCAGGGCCGACAGATAGCACCAGCATCAGAACAGGCCGAGCACAGCCCGGCGCTCCCACGACACCGGGTACTCGCGCACCACCACACCCAAAGCGTCAATGCCCATCTCGGTGCGATACCCCGAATCCTGCTTGAAGAAGAACGGGACGCCGACGTCGCGGCAACGAACCCACATGTCGATCGCCCAGCCCAAATCCATCTTGCGGAACCCCGGGCCGGACTCGCCGCCGCAGATCAACCAGTCGACACCCTCAAGCGGGATCTCGTCGCCGGGACCGATCGCCGGCTCGTAGCTGACGAAATGCACGAACGCCGGCACCTGCGTCAGGATCGTCGAGCGCTCCGCAACCCGGTTGTCCTCGATCGACGTGCCCAGCCACACATGGCGCCAGCCGTCACCCCAATCGTCCGGGAGCATCCGGGCGATGTTCTCCGGGCGCTTGGTCAGGATCTGCCAGTCCAGCCAGCGGCACTCGTCCACCAGCTCCCACAACTCTTTGCGCCAAGCGTTCGGTCCCGGGGCGTCCTCGAACACGTCCGCCAAGCTTGCGCAGAACGTCCTGGCCGGAACGTTGTTCGCCTGGGCTTCGCGGTTCCAGCGCAACGGGTTCTTCCACGTCCGCTCAGACGTACGCTGACGCTTAGAGGTGTCATGGCCGAACACGTCAAGACCCATCCGCCCGCTGGTCATCGTCTCCGCGTAGCAGTGGGTCAAGTACAGCCCTGAGACACTTTGAAACAACCCATCCAAGGGTTGAAGGTGTGGTCGGTCCATGCGATGAGGGTCCGATCGGCCATGGCATCACCTCCTCAAAAGAACAGTTGGCGGTCCGGTGGGCAGGTCAGCTGTGGTGTGCTGCTGGGCCGACCTTGACCGTGGACAATGCCAAGAAAAAAACCACGCTTTGACCCACCGGCACCACCATACCAACAGTATACGGCGTTGCCGTGGGTTGGGCAACTCTCCAGCCGCACAGAAACGGAGGGGGACTCCAGACCGCGAACGGACGCAACTTTGCGGAGAGAACGGACGCAAAGTTGCGAACCGAACCGGACCAAAACCACACCCCGAGGGAAAGTGGTCCGGTTCAGCGCTGACGCTGGCGTTGGCGTTGGCGCCGGTTGCGTTGCCGCTGGTTCGCCCGGTGGTGCGCCGTCACCGGGATCTGCACGGTGATCGTCTGGTGCTTCACCGTCGAGATCCGCACGATCTTCGTTGACTGCGGGATCGTCCAGTGGAACACGCTGTCCGCCGTCACCAGCACCAGCAGCACCGCCGCGAGCGCCGGGACCGCGACCTTCAGCATGTAGCCGAGCGTTTTGAACGGTTTGGAGCGCGCCTCATGAATCTTGTCGATCGCGTCAGCGTGCCTCTCAAGCAGTTTGGTGTTCGCGACCGTCCGCTCCTCCAACTGTTCGATCTTGGCGGTCGCCCGCTCCCACTCCCGTTGTGTGATCCAGAAGAACGCCATCACACCTCGGCGGGGACCTCCGGACCGTCGGTCCCGGGTTGGGGGACGACGAGCGGCGGGGTGCCCTTCCCGCGCTCCAGCGCACGCCTGGCGGTGTCGGGATGCGACAGGCTCCAGCGGGAGCCGCGGGCGATGTCGGTGAGAGCCCTGCCGAACGTGATGCAGCGCTCCTGGGCGATCTCGAGTTGGCGCATCAACTCGTCGCGTTCCTCCGCCTGCTGCTCGATGAACTCGGTCTGTCTCGCCAACTCGGCCTTCAGCTGCGAGACCGTTTGGCGCGCCACGATACGGTCTTGCTGTCAGCGCTTCTTGCGTTTGCGCTTCGTGGTCGTCTTGCCGAGCTTGCGATTCGCTTTCGCGTGAATGCGCTGCATCGTCGACTTGCTGATCCGGCCCTTGCGGTACTGCTGGGTGGCGCGGGCCTTCGCGTTCGCGGCATGCGCCCTGTCATGCATAGGGTATTTCCGCGAGCCAGGCATCCCGAACGAGCTTTTCGGGAGCTTCTTCCTACGCTTGCTGGTCAATCGTGCCATCACCCCCTCCTGTCTAGACGACCGTAACCACTTTCATCGGTAGTCCGTGCTGTCGCGGATGAGCACCTGAATTTGCGCTTCAGTGAGCCGCTCGTAGCTGAATTGCCCGGCCCGTGACACAAGGTTCGCGGAGCACTCGCCGCCGCATTCGCATTTACCAGCGGCCTGCGGTTCCCGAACGGGAGCCTCGTACGGGTAGGTCCAGTCACTCATCGCCTACAGCCCGGGGCCCCCGAAACCGCCGGGACGCTGAAACCCGGACCGCCAGCGGCGATAGATCCGTTTGGCGCCAGCACCCCTCGGAGTCGGCTGGGATTTGGCCGCGTGGCCGGGAGCTCGAGGGAAACCCCGGCGAGCTCTCGGCCGGCGGTCAGCCCGTGTGGCGCTTCGCCGCGACATGATCCGGGGTGATCGAGACAGAGCCTCGAGACCACCGGAACGGCGCCTTGGTCCTTCCCCCACGCGGCGCCGGGTTGGCGAACGAACCGTAGCCCGGCGCCTTCGAGAACGCGCGGGCGTGGCTGCGGGCAGGAGCGGCACCCCGCCCTCCCCGACTGAAACGCGCACCGGCCATCACCGGCGAGCTGTTCGTCGGCATCGGCTGACGGAAGCCGTTGCTGGGACGAGGGTTGAACTGCTTGCTTCCCCTGCTTCCGCCGGAGCGGTTTGCCATACCAGATCCTCCACGGCTGAACTGCCTACCAGAGAAACCCGTGGAGGCCATCGGCTTCGGTGACGGGAAGCTGGCGTTCGGCCGCTGGTTGAAACGAACCGTGCCGCCCCTGGGCATCACCTGGAGACGTCGTGCTTTAGCCATGCGGCGAAGCCTACCAGCGCCAGCGGCCAGCGCGGACGGCACGACCACGGTTCGCCGGCGCCCAGTGACCGAACCCGACGCTGCCGGCGTTACGGCCGGACTGTCGTGGGGTGGATGACGTCGAACGGTTGATGACGATCAGACGGGCGCTGCGTCGTGCCGCCTTCGGGAAGCGGCTGTTTGCGATACGTGGGATTCCGTTGGCCATGCCGGGAAGTCTAGTCCGGCCTGTAGACGGCGACGGGTGGTTGCTCGACGCCCAACTCGTTGCCGTAGCGGATCCGGCGGGAACGCTGCTCCAGAATCCACTGTTCGCCCCAGCTTCCCTGCCAGTCGCAGCGGTCGGCGAACAAGCGGTGCAAACGGTCCATCTCCGGTAGGTTCTCCTCCACCATCCCCTGCCAGATGTCGTGCCACACCACCGTCCAGCGGTCCTCCGGCAGCCACCGGTTGCTGAAACAGTCGCCGTGGCGAATCGACATGCGCCCGTTCTGCACATGGTTGATGAACGCGGGGCGAACGAGTTTGATCACGTCATAGTCCACCTCGACAACGTCGACGTGGGTGACGTTCTCGAGCGACAGCACAGCCCTGGCGATCAAACCGAGACCCAGGCCATGAATCAGCACCCTGCCGCCGCGGGCCTTCGCCTGCTCGAAGCATTCGAGATGGTCGAGCATCTCGTCGGGGGTGTCCGCCATCCACACATCGCCGTCACGGACGAGTGCGGTGTAGAACCCCGCCGGCGAATAGCGGACAGGACCCCCGAACGCCTCCGCCTGCCTCTGGTTCTCGGCGGCCTGCCGAGGAGTGATGAACGACCGGACCACCCGCCACGGACCGGCCTGCCCCTCCGGCACCTTGAACGCACCTTGGCGCCAGACGGTCAGGAGCTCGCTAGACACCAGCCATCTGCTGCAACCCCTCGAGCACCATACCCTTCGCGACCTCGACGTCATGGTCGGCATGCTCAAGCGGGATGCGGAGCACCGGCGCCTCGTTGTTGATCTCCCACCGGGACTCCTGCGGGATCACCTCGAGACACGCATCCCCCGGCTGGTACTCCATCAGGCGCCAATGGACAAGGCCGACACCGTCGATGTACTCGACCTCCATGGCCTTAGACTAACGCGCAGGGCCGGCGCTGTGTGAGACGCAGCAGACCCTCTCCGGCCTGTGGGGCGGCCTGCGCACACCCTCGCCGGCCGCCCTCCCTTTACGGGTCGCGTTTGACGGGGCGCCACACCAGGCCGACCTTGGCGCCCGACATGCCGCCTGTCGCAGTGCTCGGCGCAGCACGGGTATGGCCTCGCGAGCGGACGTGCGTGTTCTCGTCCACATCCAGTTCCTTCCTCCGCCGTCCGCGTGCGAAAGTCACAGAGCCGGGGCGAGGCATCATCTGCTTGCGCGAGGCCATGGCGTAAGGCTACCGTTCTGTGCATGGCTATCAACCCGCAGCGTCCGCTGATGCCGGAAGGCCAGCCGAGGCGCAAGAAGAGGGTGGCGGCGAAACGTGTCGCACCCAGCCGGCAGGGGCGTTCGCGTCCCGGCAAGATGTTCCCGACACGACCGAAAAGGCAGCTGCCGCAGGTGGAGGGACAGCCGAAACGCCGCTAGCTGAGGGTGCGCGGCGTCCACTTGTCGCACACCTCGTTGCGCTGCACCTTCCACTGAAACCGGACGCAGAAGCCGGTTGTGCGGTTCACCGAGCGGCATGTGTGGCAAGAGCGGTCCGGCGAGCTGGCGGGACGCAGATGCGGTGGCCGTTGTTTGGCGATCGACACATGGCGGCGACGGGACTCGAACCCGCAACCTCCGGCTTATGGGGCCAGCGAGCTACCGTTTGCTCTACGCCGCATCCGGACACTACTCTTCGGGCATGACACGCAGACGGAGAGGGAAGGCCCGCAAGAACCGGTTTCAGATCGCGTTCGCGGTGCACGCCACACACGCGAGTCGTGGGCGCGCCCGCGGCCTCAGCCACCAGCGTTCGCATCTCACCCACCAGCGGGAAACAGACGAAACCTACGTGCCCGACGATCCCGTAGACGACACCGGCGACAGCGGCGGGTACGAGCCGTCCTGACCGGGTTTGCCCATCTGCTCCCACTCCTCAAACGACGGCAGCGGACGGTCGCCCCAGGCGGGCTCGAACGGGAACGAGCGCATCACCTCGCCCCACACACCCACCAGATAGTCGACCGTTTTCGCGAACAACTCCGGGTAGCGGGAATGGCGGGGTGTGACGTTCACGCCGTCGACGGTCAGCACCTCGAGCAGCACCGGCGCCTCCTGTTCAGCGGCTAGGCGGAGGCTGCCGACGGACACCCCGTCGAGCTCTTTGCTCATCCACGCGTTCGTCCAGCGCGCCCGGCGCTGCTGCTCGGCCGGCGAAATGTTGCTGAGCGCCCGTTTGCGGTCCTGCGGGTTGACGTTCCCGGGATGGCCGCGCCCGCCTCTCTTGGACTCGAACGACCGTGCACGCAAACGCATCTCCTCCACCCGGGTGCGTCGCGGCACGCTCCCCGGCGTCGAGTTCAGATGATCGTCGATGTACGCCAGCACCGCCCTCGCCCTGGTGGGGTACTGGCTGTCGTAGCGCTCCACCTTGCGCCTGTGAGCGGCACGCTGCTCGGCTCTGCGGGCAGACCGGCTCACGGGAAATACGTGGTCCAGAACGTCCAAGCTTCAGCGATCTGCTGAAGCCCCGACCCGTTCGGCGGGTTGGTGTCGTCATGGATCGGGGTTTGGCCCGTCCCGCCGGTGCAGTACGGGACAGGCGCGCTGATGGTGGGTGTGGACAGATACTGGAACCCCTGCGCGGGCGTGGAACTCCCGGGGCCGCACGGCCAAGTGTTCGGCTGGTGAGACACGCCGTTCGCCCCGCAGTTGGTGGAGCAGTGGCCACGAACCAGTTCGACGGCGACATTCGGGTTGGTGCAGCCGGTGTGGTAGATCCGGACGTCAAGCTCGTTCGCCAAACCCTCGCTGTAGGTGTTCGTGGGTGTGCTGCTACACCCGAGCGCGGGCGCCACGAACTGGGATGCGTCGTTGATGATCCCGCCGTACCAGATGTCCGGCGCGGTGCTCTGCCACGCTCCGTTCCCGGCGCAGTCGTTCGCGTCGGACTGCGGCATGCACGACCATGTGGTGCCACCACAGTTCCCCGCCGACGGGGTGCAGCCGCCGTTCTGGGTGTCCTGGGTGCCGTACAGGAAGATCCACGACATGTTGGTGTTCGGGCTGGTGGTGATGCAGTCCTGCACACAGTACGTCGAGTTGGGGTGGTAGAGCTCGGGGCAGTTCGGCGGCTGCACGTTCATGTGGGCGGTCTGGACGCCGTAGGGAGGCCCAAGCGGGAAGCCGGTGTCCCACTGGGCGGCTGCTGACTGGTTGATGCGCGACGGCGGCAGGAACTTGTCCGCGACGATCGCGACGCCGGCGAAGCTCGCCGAGGTGCGGGTGTCGCAGGCCACGTCCTCGGTCGCGATCGCTGACGCCGACGTTCCGAGCATGAACACCTCGTTGGTGTTGTAGCCCTGGCAGATGCCGGAGCCGGTGTAGGGGCAGTTCATCGCGGACAGGACCGCCAGCACCGTCGGGATCGGGTCGCACAGGTCCTGGGCGGTGGTGCCGCACGCGAAGCTCTGGCCGGCGTTGTTCGTGCACGCCCCGGTGAGATAGCACCACGTCTGCCACTGGACGGTCGGGAAGCGCGGCAGCTGGTTGCCGCCCGGGTTGAACGTGTTGTTGATCTCGACGACGATGAACGGTCCGAGGCCGGCGATCGGGTTCGCTGCCGCGTTGTACATGTCGTTGTAGCCGGACACCGTCTGCCCCCATGTGATCACCACAGGCGGGCGCGGGTTGGTGGCGGACCCGGCGGCGCCGGAGCAGCCGGCCGGAGGCGAGCTGCCTCCGCACAGGTTGCCGGGGCGGGCGACCACGATCTGCATCGAGATCGTCGCCGGCGAAGAGGTGCACGACCCGACCGGGTAGCAAACCCCGCCGTAGGGCGCTGAGCTCGAGTCTGCGGCGTTGACATGAAAGATCGCGCCGGTGTTGACGGTGCAGCCGCCGGTGCCGCACTTGCCGTTCACGAACGACGGTGTCGACACGCTGTTCGTCGCCTGGCTGGAGCCGGACGCGGACGGGGTGAGGTTCTGGGTGCCGCCGGAGATCACCGGCGTCACAGCGCTGTACTGCAGGGTGCTGCCGAACCCGTTGTGCGCGGTTATCCCGACGCGCACCGTGTTGCCGCTGTCGGCGTTCTGCAACGTATAGCTGCGGTTGGTAGCGCCGCCGATGTCCGCGCAACTCGCCCCGGCAGCGTTGCACTGCTGCCACTGGACGGTGAAGTAGCGGGGGTCCTGGGTCCAGTCACCGAGCCTGCTGAACATCAGTTGCCCGACGGCGTACGTGCCGAAGATGGTCGGCGCCGAAATGTTGACGGGCGACGAGCTCTGCGGAGGCCATGTCGGCTCGATCGTCGGCTTGGCCGGCTGGGTGAGGATCCAGATGAACGCGGCGAGCGATACCGCCATCGCAGCCACCACCCCCGACACCGTCTGCAGCTTCGAGGGTTCCCTCGGCAGCCCGTGATGGTCCGGCCTGCGCAGCACCTAGATGATCATGAAGTTGGCGGTGTTGTCCGGATCGATCATGAACACCACGGCCTGGGCGCCAGCCGCGATCGTGAGCGGGATGCTGGACGTGTACTGCCCGCCTCCCGACCAGTTGTTGATGACCTGGCTGCCGGGAGGGATCACACTGGTGCCGCCGTTGGAGGCGTTCACGACCGCCCACGAGAACACCCGCTGGCCGGCGGACACGCCGGACGGCAAAGTGATCGTCTTGCCGGAGACCGTCACCTTCACGACCGAGTCGGTCGGCGACATCGCATAGTCGACCGCCTTGGACACAGGGGCGCTCTGGCCGCTTCCCCCGGTGCCGGTCCCCCAAGGGTTCGTGAGCGACCCTCCGTTGACATCCAGGTAGTTCCACCAGCTCACGGTGGCTGGGACGCTGCCGCTCGTCCAGTTCTGCACCAGACCGTCGGACGGGAACGCCTGGAAGTCGGCGTCGTTGAACCGCAGCTGGTACGGCACGTCCCCGACGCCGGTCCCGAACTGGCCGTCCCACACATGCAGCCCGTTCGACAGGCCGCCGGCTGGCCATGTACCGATCGCGCGGAGCTTGTTGACGGTGCCGGTGACGCTGGTGTTCACGACGTTGTTGGTGGACGTCAACGTCACGAACGCGCCGTTCGCGGCGGTCCCCGTCCCGCCTGTGCAGCCGGTGAAAGTGGTGCCGCCGCCCCCAAGGCCGGTGTAGGTGACGCTGCCGGTCACGCCGCCGATGAACAAGGTGCCGGACGTCGGGAAGCCGGCGGTCGAGTTGACGGTGGTGGTGCCGCGCGGGAACGCCTGCGACCCGTTGATGGTGTTCACCGGCCCGCCCTGCGCAAAGTCGATCATCCACGCATAGCCGGACTGGCCGGAGATCGCGTGATTGCACGTCAACCCGTCGATGTCGACGTTGACGGTGCCGTTGATCCCGACATAGCGGAACGTCAGCCCGCCGGCGCCGCCCTGGGTGCCGGACACCGCGATCCGGCTGTCATGCATCCGCAGGACCGGCGTCACGCCGGTCGGCGTCAGCGGAAACAGGAAATGCATCATCGAGAAGGTGGTGGCGGACCCCGACGTGTACGTGAACCCCTTCACGGCCGCGCGGAGCCCGTCGATCACGAACGCCACCAGGTTGCAGCCGAGATGGTCGGAGGCGTTGATGCCGAACATCGCGCCGTTGCTGAACGCGCCGGCGTCGATCGTCGCCTTGGACCAGTTGAACACCGGCCGGATGAAGAACACGGTCCCGAGCGCGGTGTGCGTCACGCCGCTCGCGCCGGTGTTCTCGAACGCCCCGAACTTCTGGACGCCGGTGTTGATCGTGACCGTCACCGTGCAATCCTCGAACACCACCGTCTGGCTTGACGCGTAGCTGCCGCCGCTCGAGTACAGCGGGTCGTGGTAGGAGCTCATCAGGAACAGCAGCGACCAGCCGTTGACCGCCACGCACTTCTGGACCAGCACGAACACGCACTGGTCGATCTCGATCGTCACGTCCGGCGAGTTCCGGCCTTCGCAGTTCCAGACCGAGCCGACGCCACCCCACCCGGACTGTCCGAGTTGGACGGTCGCGCCGGAGATGTTGGACGTCGGGGTGATCAGCACGTCGTGGAAGAGGTCGTGGATGCGGATGCTGTCCCACCACACGTTCGCGCCGAACGCGCCGCCCGTCACCGCACCCTGAACGGTGGCGCCGAACCGGCCGCCGTAGAACGAGCACCACCCGATGTCGACGTTCGTGATCGTGTTCTGGGTGGACTCGTTCGACGAGATGTGCGAACAGCCGATCCCGACGCTCATCCTCGAATGCAGGCTGCTCGAGAACACGTTGAGGGTCGTGACGCGCCACACCTTCACGTTGTCGACGTTCACGCGCCCCAACCACCAGCCGGACTGCAGGGTGCCGCACACCACATGGTCGTCGCCTGTGGTGCTGTTCGCGTCGACGGTCATGTCCATGATCGTCAAGTTCTGCAACGTCTGATAGTCGGCGGTCCTCTGAAAGTCGCAGAACCGCGGGCATGACGACGTCAGGGTGATGGTGGTGACACCCTCCCCCTGGCCGGTGATGAACATCCCCGCCTGGTTGTCGGTCATGTAGATCGCACCACCGACCGTCGACGCGGACCCCATGAGGAAGTTCCCGGCGGGAACCCACAGCTTCCCGTTCCAGTTCAACGCAGCGACCGCGGCACGGAACGCCGGCCCGTCGTCGTTGATGCCGTCGCCCTTCGCCCCCCAGTCCATCGGGTCCGCGAACGACCGCAGGACAGGGACGGCGCTGGTGCTGCTGCGGCCATAGGTGCCGGTGAGAGCCCCGCCGACTGTGGTGGTGCCCCCGCCTCCCCCTCCGCCCTGGTTCAGATAGACCCTCAAGTCAGGACTTCTCCAGCCAAATCAGGTCGTTGACCGCATCGATCCACAACTGCGACTCGTCCCCGGGCGTGACCTGCTCGGTGTCGTAGTACGGCAAGCCGTTCTTGTCTATCCCGAAGCCGGGGACCTCGAGATTGCGGGCTCCCGGATCCGGCACCCAGGTGCCGGTCGCGTCGAACAGGCCCTCGTCCAACGGTCCCCCTGGACGGGCGATCGTGGCGACGGTGAAGCTGCTCGTCTCGTCCAGAACGATGATCTCGTCGAACACGCCCATGCTCGAGAGGGGATCATAGGCCGCTAAGCGGCTACATCAGGAGTTCATCAACTCACGCCAGTCGAACCTGTCGCCGAGCGCATCAACGATCGTGACCTGCGGACCGTCGAAGCCCAAGCAGCGCTGGTCGTAGATCAGCGCGTACTTCGAGACGGTGCTCTGTCTACGAACCCAGCGTTCGCCGTCCTCGGTGATCCGCCACCAGCCGGCACGGCCACCGTCCTCGCGACGCTCGATCTCCTCCTCGGTCAAACCCCAGTAGCGGGAGATGCTCTCGTCGCGCGCCGCGGCACCGATCCCGTTGAGGACCGTTGGCTTGTGAATCCAGTCCGTGCCGCCCCGGAGGTACATCAGGATCAGCGCCCGGGCGATGCCGGCGTTCAGAGGGCGTCTGTAAACCCTTGCGTACTGGGTGCAGAGCGGGCAGTGATGGCCTTTCTTGACAAGCGTTCGCAGCAGGTCGCGGGCTTCGCCCAGCGTCATGTCGTCATCGAACTCGGTCATCTAAGCGGTGATCAACTCGCCACAGACCTCGCACTTACCCCTGCAGGCGTGCGGCTCTTTGACTTCGGACTCGACTTCGACCTTGACTTCGACTTCTGGCTCGACGGCGGGCGACGGTGGTTGCTGTCTGCCCTCCCGGCGCGCAGCGATCTTGTCGATCGCGGACGAGGAATGACCGCTGCCCCCCAGCATGTCCTTCTTGATCTGTGCCTTGGACTGGCCCTGCTCCAACCGGTTCTCGATCTCGGCTCTCTGGGCTTCGGTGATCGTTGTCCTAAGAGCGCGGGTTCTTTCAGTCCGCTCGGTCTTGCCCCTGCCGCCGAGCACCGGCTCAAACTGGCGAATTTCGCCAGTTTCCTCAAGGCGTTCCCGGACCGGCTGCACCGTTTCGTGACGGCAACCGACCAAGCGCGCAATCGAGCGATTCGAGCGATTAGCCTTCTCCAGCAAAGCCAACTCGATCAGGCGCCGAACCGCTTCCTGCCGGGTCGAACCGAGACCCTTGCTCTCAAGGCGGCTGTAGTCGGCGCGCCCCCAAGGGCGCTGCACATTCGAGGCCATCGCGATCCTCACCGCCTGAGCATCGTCGGCATTGACCGGCGCAGCCTCCGGCCACTGGATCCCGAGCTCCTCAGCAGCCCTCAAGCGATGCCGGCCGGCGAGAATCCGGCCGTTCTTGTCACGCACGATCGGCGAGCCCGGCAGCAGTCCCCAGTCCTCGACGCTTTTCTTGATCGCGTCCACATGGCCGCGGTCGACCGGGCGAAGACCTTCGGCGTGCGGCTCCAGCAGGCGCGCGAGATGAGCGAAGTCCATCCTGATCTGGTCGACCTGGTTGGACAGGTCAGAGCCGCCCGTGAGCGTCACCTTCATGCCGGGCACGACAAGCATCGGCTTGTTCTCGTCAAACCGGGGGCCCCTGATCCAGTGGTCATCCTCGAGCGAGAGCAGTCGGCGTCGCTCCATCTGGCCGAGCACAACCCTGACGCATGTCTTCACGCCATCTGCCCCGTTGGCTGAGTAGAGCTCGCGCATCCTCGAGAACTGGTTCGCGTGAGACGGCTTGATGATTTTCACCGCACCGTCCAAGTCGAGCGGTCCTTGGCGCGCCGCCTGCAGAAGCGCGAAGAAGAGGGAGGGCAGCTCTACGCCGCCCTCCTCCGTTGCGCCGCCGACGAGGCGCTCCATACCCGGGTACAGCCTCATGCCGCGACCGCGGCGTCGCGCTTGTCGATCGCCTGCTGCTGCTCGTCGATCACCCGTTCAAGTATGGCGAGCGACCTCTGGAGCACATCGAGATGCTCCTCCATGTGGCCAGGGGTCCGCTCGACCATCGACGTGGAGTCGGCATCCATCTGCAACAGCGTCCCGAGCTTCTGCCTGAGCCGGGCAGCCGCCGGCGGTATCGATTTGCCGCTGGCGGTGTAATCCGCGATTTGGTCGGCCCGGACTTCCTCCTCGTGCTCGATCAGGCTAAGTGCCTTCTGGTCGTCGCCGGCGTCCTTCGAGCGCTTGACGAGATCATCGATCTCGCCGGCCTTCATGCCCGATTTCTGCGTGAGTTCCGCGACAGCCTTCCACGGGCGGTCGTTGACCTTGGCCTTGCCCAACGCACGAAGCTGGGTGGCGGAAAGCGAACCGTTTAGACGCACGCCGAGTTCCTCGGCACGCTCACGCGCAGTCTTCTCATGGAAGAAGTTCGTGACGGTAGTCGCGGTCACACCGATCAGAGCTGCAATCCGGGTTGCGTCATAGCCGGACCCTTCGCCGACGAACTCGATCAGAAGCCGGATTTCCTCGTTGTCGATGCCCTTGCCGTTGCGAACGTTGAAGCCCGCTCCGAGCATTTTCATGCGTCGCTGCACCTTCTGGTGTTCCGCGCCGGTTCCCTCCCACGGACGGTCGAGGATGACCGCTTGGATCGTCGGGTAGCCGAGTTCGGACGACGCTTGGCTGCGCGTATTGCCATCGACGATGAAACCGTCCTTCGAGACCACGATCGGCGCGAACTTGTCACCCTGCTTGAGAGCGTTCTTGTAGCGGCTGACCTGCCCTTTGGGAGCGTGATGCTTCTCCTCGCGAATCTGGACGCGCCGCGAGGTGTTCGGCACCGCGTACTCATAGTCGAACTCCCATTTGAAGCCGAGGCGCTCGACGAGATCGATGACCGGCTTGGCGTTGTCGGGCACTTGGTCCCGATCCTTGATAGTAGGCATCTAGCCTCCCGGTAGTTGGTTTCAGCCATCCTATAGCCGCTGTCAAGCAAACGACTGATCCTACGAACATAGAGGCAGTTAGTTTTCAGGTTACACGTGTAACCTGAAAGACGGTCAGCGGGCGATGATCTCGAGCGACCGGCGAGCTCGCGTGATCCCCGTATACAGCCAACGCCGCGGGTCGGTGACCGGCTGCTCCAGCAGCACCACCCGCTCCGCCTCCGAACCCTGCGCCTTATGCACCGTCAACGCATACCCGTAATCCCACAGCCCAACGCCGCGGGGGGCGTCAGCAAGCGTTTTCAGCTGGCCGAACTGCCCTCTCCACACCATGTCCGTGATGCGCTCGCGCTCGGGCCCGTCCAGCTCAACCGAAAGCTTCCAGCACTCCACGTCCTCCGGGTCCTCGGTGCAGGCGGTGACGCGGGCTGTGATCCCGTTGTACACCCCGAGGTCATGGTTGTTGCGCAGACACACCACACGGTCGCCGGCGACCGGCCGGTCCTCCGGGAACCCGCGCTCCGCCCTGGCGGCGGCGTTCAACGCCACCCTCGTGTTGTTGCGCCCGCACAGCAGCAGGTCGGCGAACAGCGGGTAATGCCCGTTGCGGTGGCGTTTCAGGACACCCGGGCCGTGAAACCCGAACGGGACACGGCCGTTGCGCCGCGCCTGCATCGCGAGCTTCAGGATCGGCGAGTCCGCGAGCTGGCGGTGGATCGTCTCCAACCGTAGCTGCGGGTCGGCCATCAGGTTGAACGTCCCCCAGATCGGGGGTAGCTGGCCGTGGTCGCCGATCCACACGACCGGGACACCGAACGACGTCAAGTCCTCGAAGATGCGGTAGTCGACCATGCTCGCCTCGTCGACGATCACCAGGTCAAGCCCGGACAGCTGGTCGATCCTGTCCCAGTGGGTGGTGCAGTCCGCACAGTCCCCATGGCAGACGAGCTCCTTGTCGATGAACTTCGGGCATTTCTCGCAATGCTGCTCACGCGGCTTGTAGATCAAACGGTGAATCGTCGATCCGCCGTTCAGCCGGCTGGCGGCCTTGCCGGTGTAGGCGCAATAGGCGACCTTGTGCCGGGCGATCTCGAGACGTTCCGGCAGCATGTTCGCCAACGTCGTTTTGCCGGTGCCGGCGAGCCCGCCGACGGTGATGCACTGGTCGGTGCCGCGCCGGTGTTGGAGCCGCCAGAACCAGTCGCGGATGTCGTCGACGACGTCCGCCTGCTCGTTTGTGAGTTCGATGTCGCTCATCTGTTCGGTTCATCCTAGCGGGATGGTAGGACGCTCACTTGCTCCGGTGCTCTCACTCTGGGCGGCTCGCTCGGGTTACTCGGTGCTCTCACTTTTTTCGACTCGACGCTGATCTACCACGGCGCTCTACGCCAGGCGGCTCAACACTCGTAAATCACGGTGCTCTCGGCTGCAACGGCTCGCTCTACCAGTTCGGCGCCCTCGGGCTCTGCGGCTCGCTCGCCCAGTACAGCGCTCTCATGTCGTTCGGCTCGCTCATTGATAACGGCGCTCTCCGCCGTGACGGCTCGCTCATGCTGGACGGTGCCCTCCAGCTTCGCGGCTCGCTCGTGTTCCTCGGTGCTCTCGTTGTCGCCGGCTCGCTACCTTCTCTCGGCACACACAACTGGTTCGGCTCGCTCATGCTGGACAGTGCTCTCCACATCTACGGCTCGCTCTCCCGTTTCGGCGCTCTACTTACCACGGCTCGCTCAAGCAGCCCGGTGCTCTATCACTACACGGCTCGCTCAAGTCCGGCGGTGCTCTCCATCTGCTCGGCTCGCTCTTCACTCTCGATGCCCTCGATCGGCTCGGCTCGCTCGGGAGGTACGGTGCACTCAGGTCGGACGGCTCGCTCCGAGGCCACGGTGCTCTCGAGATCTTCGGCTCGCTCCCCGGTTTCGGCGCACTCCTACCCTACGGCCCGCTCTGATCCTTCGGCGCCCTCGGCCAGCACGGCCCGCTCAATCACTGCGGTGCACTCACGACCCGACGGCTCGCTCAGTTCCATCGGCACTCTCCAATGTCACGGCTCGCTCCTGTTGTTCGATGCCCTCACGCGACTCGACTCGCTCCCAAACCACGGTGCTCTCGTACGTGGCGGCTCGCTCAACCTGCGCGGTGCTCTCGTCAAACTCGGCTCGCTCCCAACCCACGGCGCTCTCCCATAGAACGGCTCGCTCGCACAGTGCGGCGCCCTCGAACAGCACGACTCGCTCTCCATCTTCGGCGCCCTTCGGCGACGCGGCTCGCTCATGTTCTTCGGTGCCCTCCGGAGACTCGGCTCGCTCGTTCGCTACGGTGCCCTCAGCAGATCCGGCTCG